ATGCCATTCACCCACCGTCCCGAGGAAAGCACCGAGGACCGCAACACGCGGCTCGCCAACACCACGGATGCGTTCATCCTGTGGGCCTCCGAGTTCGGACTCATCGACACGGTCGTAGATGAGACAGGTCAGATCGCCTTCCTCCCCGCCGCGTGCGGGCACGAAGAGGTCGACGAGGAGGACGAGGTCCACTTCGCGCACTATGCGCCGAGGCATGCCGCCCCCCGTCGAACCACCCAGCGCCTTCGCCGCGCGGCCCTCCCTGTGGCAGCCAGCATGCTCGTCGGCTCGGCCGCGTACGCCGCGCAGCAAATGACCAGCAACCGGAGCGGCGCGGTTGCCCCGGCGGCGAGCGGTCACCTGAGCGCCAGCGCGGCCAAGAGAACGGCCGAGGCCATCACGAGCACCCCCACCCTCCGGCAGGCTGAAGAGCGCAAGCCGTCGGTGAGCGCGGGGATCGAAGCCATCACCACTCCCCTGTGGGTGCTGGTCTCCTTGCCAGCGAGCGGCGAGAAGCCCAAGGCCTCCCACCACACCGAGAAGATGTCCAGTCTCACGTACAAGGCCGTCAAGAACATCAGCAAGCCCGCCAAGACCCTCCCCGCGCAGGCAGCGCAGCAGGCGGTTGCCAAGGTCACGAGCCTCCCGAAGAAGATCACGAAGTCGGTCACCAAGGTCATCACCAACCCGCCGGTCACGCTGCCGTCGGTCCCCGTCGTCCCTATCCCCGAGGTGTCCCTCCCTCCGGTCGATGTTCCGGTTCCGGCGGTTCCGGTTCCCGAGGTGACCACGCCGGTCGTCGACCCCGTCGTGGACACTGTGACGGCGGTCGTCTCTTCGTCCTGATGCAGGTAACGCAGAAGCCCCGATCCGGTTCGGATCGGGGCTTCTGTCGTCGGGTGGTCAGGCGAGGCCGTTGGCCATCTTGTACCGCTCGATGTCGGAGTTCGGGATACGCCCCGAGGGGGAGGGCGCTTCACCTCTGCCTGCTGCGGCCTCGTCCTCCAGCCAGCGCCGGACGTCCTTGGTCGTGAACATCACCCCACCCTTGGCCCGCATCACTGCGCGGCCTCGTGCGTTCCTCGGGAGGCTGGTGCCAGATCGACGGGAGACCGCGATGAAGTCGGACACCGCCTCGGTCAGCGCGGCGCGGTGCTCGGTGCACAGGTCCGCCTCGTAGTCTCTGCCGTTCACTCGGAACTTCGTGCTCTGGCCGTCCTCGATGACCTCACCGTGTGGCTTCCGGTTCCGGCCCCGCCCGACCAGCAAGTCACAACGCTTGATGACTTCGTCTGCCATGGCTCCTCTTCCAATTTGTGTGTCGACCCTGTTGGAAACAGCGTGGCAGGAGCCGCTTGTCATGTCAATTCTCGCCGATATATGTAAGCCCTTTCATACGAATCTTGCACTTGGCTTGCGGATTCCGTTACCTGTCCGTAACGCACGAAGCGCCCCAGACAACCACTGTGTCTGGAGCGCTTCGCGGGTGGTGCTGTTGGTCAGGCGGCTGACGGGATCTCTTCGAGGGCCGACTTCGCCGCCGCGTAGAACTCGATCCAGTGCTGATGCATGAACTCCAGATCGGCCTTGGCGGCGTTGACCTCGTCCATGCCGTCGTAGAGCGGCACGCCGTGCTCGTCGGTGTCCACGGCCACGTTGAGGCGGACGCTCGTCACCTGTCCGGCGAAGCCGATCTGGTAGGCGATGTCGATCTGCGTGACGAACTGCTGGTTGTCCGTGAAGACCTCTCCCTTGATGGCGCGGAAGTGGTTCTCCGGCTCGGACGGGAACGGCGAGTAGTGCGAGTACGTGGTGGCCTCGGGCTGAACGGTCAAGACGGCTCCTGAAGGGTCTGTTGATGATGTCTGATGGGAGTGAATCACGTGGTGCTGACACCGGGGATGGTGCCGTGGTGCTCGCCGTGTCCGGTCCTACGACCCTGCCAGTAGGCGTTGTCGAGGTGCGCGTCGAGGACGTTCACGATGAGCGAGTTGACGAGGTTGTGGATCTGGTCGTGATCCTCGTCGTCGAGGACTTCGGTGAAGAAGCCCGCGAGGTCCTTGCTGAGGTTGGTCCGTGACACCGGAAGGGCGAGAAACCGACCCACGTGGGTGGCGACTCTCCCTGAGGCGTCTTCGACAATCGTATCAGGCAATCTGCTCACCCGATACGGTTGACGCCGCATTTTCGGATGAAATGTCCGAGATTGGGGCGTAGTGGGTACCGAGGCAGCAGCCGCAGCATCCGTGGGTCCAGTCCCAGAGGGGCTGGTCCGGGTCCGGATGACCGACGCCGTGCTCGGGGCAGTGGCGCTCCAGCATGTGGCGGTCTGCGCGCCACGAGACGTCCCAGTTCCGCATGTGGTGCGCGGAGGGCTTGTGGATCCAGCACGTCTCGCCGTGGCAGGTGAAGGGCAGGTGGACGTTGTGGAGCGTGACGCCACCGATGTGGACCTTGGTGCCCTTGACCTTCAGCGCGTTCTTGACGACCTGCTGAGCCGCCTTCTGGCGCTCCTGCTTCTCGGCCTCTCGCTCGTACTCCGCGATGGCGTACCCGGCGATCTGGCGGATCTGCACGGCGGTGTACTGCAGGCCCGGCTGGAACATGCCGATGACCTTCTTGATGGCCGCGATCTCTCGGTCGACGGGGCCCATCAGAAGTCACCGTCCGCGACCTGAAACACCGGGAGCCCGATGCGACGCCACTGCCGGACGACCTGCGCACGGTCGTCGAAGACGCCGAGGACGTGGTAGTCGTAGCGGACGTGCAGGTCGAACAACTCCTGCTTGACGATGTCGTCGCGTCGCCAGTCCCCCGCCGGGCGCATGTAGAGGGGGGCCGACACCAGCGTGTGCTTCTCCAGCCAGCGCTTGGTGCCCGCACGGGCCTCCTCACTGCGGCCGGACAGGAAAATGATCTCGTCGCCGCCCGACCACAGGTTGTTGACGACGTCGATGACTGCCGCGTTCGGGAGGTCCTGCTCGACCTTGTGCCACTGGAACGGACCACGGTTGTGCGGGCCCAGCGTGAGCGTCCCGTCGATGTCGACGACATAGGCCTCCGGCTTCCCCTTCGGCGCGACGTACGGCTCGACCGGCGGGGTCTCGATCTCGGGCAGGAGCGGGAACTCCCCGTTCTTGAAGTAGCGCTTGTGCATCTTCCGGATGGCGTCCTCCGGCACCTTGCGCCCGCCCTCGTACCAGCGGTGCATGGACCACGCGATGCACTTCTCGACGGGGATCTCGAAGTCGACCGAGCGGAAGTCGGCGTCGTGGTCGAACGCCATGCGCTGCCACTGCTTCACGGTCATCTTGTTGAGGTTGGTGTCGTCGATGACGACGCTGATGCCCGCCTTCAGAGCCCCGGAGACCTGCGCCTTGGCAAGGGTGGTGATCTGCTCCTCCTGCTCCTTGGTCAGGCCGTGGGTCTTGCCGAAGCGCATCTCGCGCAGGTCGTCGCGGTTGACCCGCTGCATCGGATGATTCGTCGACTGGACGAGGCTCTTGGCGAAGGTGGTCTTGCCCGAGCCGGGGAGTCCCCGGGTGATGATGAGGTCGGTCATGGTGGTCCTTTCAGGCTGCTGCGGTGTAGGTGAAGGGTCGGTTGCCCTCGGGCTGGCTCTCCGCCCATGAACGGATACGGAGGCGGTCGGGGTCGCCCGTGCGGACGTAGTGCAGGACCTCCTTGACGAGTGGGTGGTGCCGCAGAGCGGCGTGCTGCTCGAAGGGCGACATGTCCCGTACTGACTCCGCCAGTCCGAGCCCGTGCCGGAACAGGTTGCGGCGCTCGGCCGCGATCCTGCGGGTGGTCGCCTCGATCCACGGGAACACCTCGTCGGGGACCTTGCCGCCCGCGACGAGCCCGGCGAGCCAGTCGTCGCCGAGAGCGAGGGACGCGGCTGCGTCGGCCGGGTCCATGCGCAGGTACGAGCCCCAGTGGTTGGGCTCAGTGATGAGGTCCTTGCACGCGGCGACGGCCATGTGCGTCCAGATGACACGCTCGTTGAGGCCGAAGATGATCCGGTGCAGGGCGACGTAGTCCTCCTGCTTGACCTTCACACGCTCCTCGGAGCCGTTCAGGACGAGGACCATCCCCTCGGCGTTCTTCCGGTCCGGAGCCGCCATGACCTCAGCCATGGACCCGCGATGAAGCGTCTCCGTGATGGGCCCGGGCCAGCCGTCGACATCCCTGACGAACTTCGGGGTGTCGGTCAGGCCGGTGCTGATCTTCCGGCAGCCGAGGAGCACGAGGTCGTCCTGCTCGCCGTAGTTGAGGACGACGCGGTTCTCCGGGTAGATGATCTCGAAGAGGTACGTGAGGATCCCCAGATTGGCCGACTCCTCGTGCCACTTGCCCGCGTAGCGCTCCCGGTAGACACGGGTGGCATGAAGGGCCTGCTCGGACGTGAACGCGCCTCTGGTGGCCACGGAGAGCAGCCCGTCGGGCGCGACGTAGAGGATGCCCAGCGAGCCGTCCATCTTGTCGTACGCGGTCACCCACGTGTCCGGGAAGAGGGTCGGGGCCCACGCCTGACCGAGGTTGAAGAACTTGTCGAACGGGCGTGCACGGACGACGGCGGTCTCCCACGTCTTGCCGTGGACGATGAGCCCCCGGCACTGCAGCGTGGCGGGCGTCCAGTGGTCGTCGTACTGGGCGTTGTCGGTGTAGTTGAGGATCTTCAGGTCCGCGTCGTCGGGATGACTGCGGACGGTGATGTAGCCCGCGTCGATCTCGTTCTGGAGCAGCAGGGGCTCGATGAGTGAGCGAAGCAGCAAGAGGGTCTCCTTGGTCAGATGAAGGTGAAGAGGCTGAAGGGGAACGAGGCCATGCGCTCGACGTCGCGCTCGTCGTTGCGGTCGGTGCGCCCGCCGATGGAGATGGTCGAGTTCTCCAGCGCGACACGGGGGTCGACGTAGCCGAGCCCGTCCGTCCACTGCACGAGCAGGAGGGGCTCCACGCCGTCGCGGAGAGCGGTGCGGGCGAGGCGCTGAAGGCGGGACTCCCCGATCCAGTACGTGCTGTAGCGGCGGCGGGAGCAGAAGCGCTCCTTCACCTCGACGTAGAGGACGGTCTTGCCCTTGGCGCTGAGGATCGCGAAGTCGGCGTGGAAGTGGCGCTCCAACTTCTCGGCCGTGGCTCCGGGGAACTTGGCGAGGAAGCGGTCGATGGTGACCTGCTCGCGATGAAGGTCAGCGTCGGTCTCGTACATCACAGTGGTCATGTGAATCCCTTCTCCGAATCGGTTGCGTCAATCGTGACAGGTGTTCCGGTTTACGTCAAGACCCGGCACCCTACGTGGATGCCGGGCCTCGAACGTCAGATGGTGTTGTCAGATGAGGTGGAGCAGGTGATGCAGCGGCTCACGTGATCGGCGAGCAGCCGCTTGGTCTCTTGGATCTCTGCCTTCAGCCGGAGAGCCTCGGCCTCGTGCTTGGGGTTCCTCGTGCTCGCCGCCTTGCGGGCTGCACGGGCGAGAACCCCGTAGTCCGAGCGGGCCTTGTTGCGCTGGTTCAGGCCCTGCTGGCACATGACGCTCACGGCTCGATGTCCTCCCACGCGAGCGAGGAGCGCTGGATCTTCGACGTCTTCGTGATGCCGCGCTGGACGGAGTAGCCCCAGACCTGACCCTCACGCTTGGCGGCAGCCCGGGCAGCACCGATGTTCTGGTACGGGCCGTAGACGTTGATGACGACGGAAGCCTCTCGCCCATCGGAGGCGGGGTAGTGGGTCATGACGACCGCGCGGAAGGCCGCTGTGGCGTTCTCCTTGGTCTGGCGGCTCATGTCACTTCCCGTCGCAGGCCGGGTCGAGGGTGACCTGAATGGCCCGGGCCTCGGTCTGCCCGCCGACGGTCGCCGACGAGTAGCGGACGCCTGCCTTGCAGACCGTGGCGATGTTGGCGTAGCCGTCCGGCATCTCGACGATGGTGACGTCCTTGTTGATGCGCTGGCCGATGGGCGCGTCCTGATACTGCTCGACGGCCTTGTCACAGCCCTCAGCGGTCAGCGTGAAGAAGGCGAGGATGGCGGCTCCGACGGCGAGGGTGACCCTGCGCTTGCGGTTCACTTGTCCCCCGCCGTCTTGTCGTTGACGAAGGTGGCGGTGTACGGCGGCGTCACGCGGCGGATATGACCGCCGAGACCGAGCCCGTGTCCGTAGGGCGGGTCGACCCAGACGGTTCCCCCGGGGTTGTAGGTCGGGGTCTCGGTCGTCGTCTTGGTCTCCTTGACGACCCGGCCTGCGGCGTCGTACTCGATCTCGGTGACGGTCTTCACGGTCGTGCTCACTTGCTCTCCTTGGGAGTCGGGGTGTTCTTCGAGAAGACGCTGGGGGCGGATGACATCCCCTGTGCGCCGGTGTTCTTCTGCCGCAGGCACTCGCCGTACGACGCATGGTTCTTCGTCTTGCAGCCGGAGGAGCAGTTCGCTCCGAGAGGCTTGTCACTCATGGCGTTCCTCAGGTGTCGAGGTGGTGGTTGATGAACTTGTCGACGCGCTGCCGCTCGATCTGCAGGGCCTCCGTGTGGGCCTTCAGGAGGGCCGTGGAGCCCGCCAGACCGAAGTGCTCGGCGAGGGCCTCGTAGATGGCCCGTGCGGTCTCCTCGGACAGCCGCAGGTCCGCTTCCGGCCCCGGGCGAGTCCCCTCTGCCAGCGTGTATCCGAGGGCGTTCCAGTGGATGACCTGACCCGGTGCCGGGCTGACGATGAGGTTGAGCCCCATCAGGTCGCGACGCAGGATGGCGTGGGCGCTCATCGGCGCACCCGCCAGACGATGGCTCGGCGTCCGCTGGCGAGGCGCTCTCGCTCCCCCGAGTCCTCCACGAGCCCGAGCCGCACGAGTTCTGAGCGACGGGTGCGCAGCCCCGACGGGCTGATCGGGAACCCGAGGTTCTGGGTGGTGTTGACGAGCGCTTCGTCGGTCGCGCCGCCGGAGGCCTTCAGCAGGCTGTGGACGAACCGCTGGGACTCACGCACGTCGCCGACGGACGCGGCTGCCTCGTGGCTGGTCTCCGGGTCGGTAGCCCGGGCGACGGCCGTCACGTTGCCTCGACGATCATCTTGGCGAAGGCCGCGAAGGACGGCACGCGAGGGGCGTAGTCGAAGCGCTGGTTGTGCGGAGCGTCCACGAGGTACGCGACCCGGCCAGCCTCCGAGAGGGCCTTGATGTTGTGCACGCCGTCGTCCACGTAGATGTCGGCGAGGAAGCGGCGCTTGTCCTTCAGGAACGTCAGCGAGTCGTGCGCGAGGTCGTTCTCGAAGACGTAGTCGACGGTCTTCTTGCGGATGATGTCGCGCAGGTCGCCGATGACGCCCTCGCCCTGATGAAGGCCGCGCGCCGTGACGAAGTGGACCTCGTGACCGACCTCGCGCAGGAGGTCGAGCCAGTAGCCGACGTTCGGCAGCGGCGGGGCGGTGTAGAGGTCGCCGCCGAGGGTGGCCTCGTTGATGACCTTGACCCACTCGTCGAGGGGGACCTCGTAGGCCTCGTGCATGGTCCACGAGGTGGGCATGACGCTCCGTGCCTTGCCGAGGTTCGCCGCCACGCAGGCCTTGTGCGCGAGGGCGTACCACGGATGAATGACGTCGTCGATGTCGACGGCCAGCGCGAGCGGTCGGGTGATGTTGGGGGCGAGGTGGGAGAGGTCGTACTCCGGCTCCTCCAGCAGGACCGGCAGTTCCGGGTGCTGGGCGGGCGGTTCGAGCATTGCAGCGGTCATGGTTGCCTTTCGGTTCTGGTCATGCGGTTCGAGCGTGCCGGTTGACACTCACTCGAAGAGTTCGGCCGCGACTCGGGCTCTGACGACGCCCGTCGTGGTGTTCTTGATGTACGTGATGGTGTCCGGGCCCTTGAAGTAGGGGCCGTCGGGGTTCCACGCACGCTCGTTCTCGCCGATCTGGACGGTCACGGAGTGCTGGAAGCCCACGTAGGGGCGGAATCCGGCGCTGATGGCGTGCTCAGTGAGCCAGAGGGAGGCCGTTTCGGCGTCCACATCGAACGAAATCGCGTTTTCGTTCGTCATCAGGACCTCGGACCGACCAGAAGCACACTCTGGAAGGGGTAGGAGGCCGGATGGTGCGACGACAGAGGCGTTCCGTCGAGGGTGGAGACCCTCAGGTAGTACCCCTTGCGCTCCTGAACCACCTCGACGGCGTACTGGAGGCCGTCGGGGGCCGTGATGGTCACCCGCTCGGTCTCTGCGACGGTCGGGATGAGGCCTGCGACCCTCACTTCGCCATCCCCTCGACCAGCACGGAGGCGGTCACGAAGGCCGCGCGCTCCTTCTCGTCGGAACGGGCTGCTGCCTCGGCCCGGAGGCGCTCGACGACCCGGTTGATGGCCCCGTTCCAGCCCACCTTGGCGGCGCTATGAACGCTGGCGCGGATACCGTCCATGGTCTGAGCCATCTCAGGCCTCCCGGAGGGCGTTGATGCGGTTGATGGCCTCGTCGAAGAGGGCGCGGATGCCCGCCCACGTCGCGCCGTCCCACTTCAGGCGCATGTCGTCGAGGACGAAGACCGCCTCGTCGAGGGCGAGGTTGCGCTCCGAGCGCGGCTCGGCCGCGATCTTGGCCTCCAGACGCTCGACGAGCGCGGGGACCTCAGAGGGATGAAGGGGCCGGTCGGAACCAGTCGAGGGCTGCGCTGATGTTGTCACGCTTGATCTCCTTCAGGTAGGGCTCGGGGGTGCGGATGTTGCGGCGGATGTACCAGTCGGCGTAGAACGCGAAGGTGCTGTCCGGGCTGTCGATGTCGAGGATCTCCTTGAAGACGATTCCGCCGACGGGGTTCTTGCTGCCCTTCTTGTCGTCCAGCCCGGGCAGGGCGTTGAGCGCTGCGCGACCCTTATCGGCCTGCAGCATGCCGTGGAACTTGCGGGATCTCGCCGTCGACCAGTACCGCTCCACGGGCGGGTCGATGCTCGGGATGTGGAAGCAGACCCACTCGCTCTCGCCCGTCAATCCGAGGTCGAACGCCTCGCGGGCGCGATTCTGGCGGAGGGTGTCGAGGCGCTCCCAAACGTCGGTGACGCCCATGACGTAGAGCATCGCGTGGATGTCCTGCGCCACCTGTGGCTTCCAACCTCGGAACCAGTCGTCGAGGAAGAGCGCTCGGTTTACCCGGAAGCCCTGCGCGCGGTGAAGGGACGCGTCGCCGGTCAGGACGATGAACTCGCGTCGCTGCTCCGGCGAGATCTCACGCATGAAGTGCATGGCCTGCGCGTGGTGCATCGCGAAGAGGAGGGCCTTCACGCCGCCTGCTTCCCCACGTGCTCGCGGAGGGTCGCGACCGCGTCGCCCCACTCCATCCCGTCGTCCTGTGCGCGCTGAGCGCTCCCCATCCGAGTGAGCAGCACCTGATCGTCGATGGTGGGGATGGGCGCGATGAGTCGAGCGTCCGCCATGCGCCGGAGGAGTGTGCCGATGCGGAGGTCCTTGTTCTTGTCGAGGTACTCGGCGTCGGCGACCCCGAGGGCCAGCAGCGCCTGACCGAAGATGCAGGAGCCCTTGCCCTCGTGGACGTAGAGGCAGTCCTTGACGGGTCCGGTGAGCGGGGACTTGTAGACGAAGTGCGGGTTCTGGTCTGCGAGTTGAATCGCCTTCTCGGCGACCTGAAGTGCTGTGGTCATGTCATCAATGATGGGGTCTCGATCCGGTTCTGTCAACTCGTTCAGTTGATCCGATTGCTTCATCTGGCCAAAATGAAGGAGCCGTGGCTCCCCCTCCGGAACCACGGCTCCCGCCGACGGGTCAGTCTGGCTCGACCCGGCTGTACTCCGCCTTCTTCAAGGCGTCTCTGTGGCGCTCCAGATGCTCGTCGCACAGATGAATGTCTGAGGCTGCACGCGCCTTCCAGCGCGAGGTGGAGGGCATCCCACAGACCGTGCACGGGGGTGTCTCCCTTGCCGAGGCGCTGCTACGGATGACCCGGGCCACTACAGGTCCCGTACGCCCGGGAAGCCCATGTCGCGGCGTGCGTCCTTGGTCAGGTCGACGAAGACGCGTGGCTGCATGTCGAGACGGATGGACTCCATCGCCCGGTGGTACTGGCGGTCCTGCTCGGTCGCTTGGGCGGCGATCCCCTCGACCCACAGCGGCAGCATGGTGGCCAGCGTGTCGATGGCCGTCTTGAAGTAGGGGCTGTGCATGTAGAGGTGTCCCCGGTCGACGGTGAGCGCGCGTACGATGTCCCGGCTCACGAGGCCTCCTTGATGTCGCCTGAGTAGAGGACGACGCGCCGGTTGAGGATCTCGACGACCTGCGACTCGGGGATGACGATCACCACGGTCGCGTGGGCGTGCACGTCGTCGCCGCAGACCCGGATCGAGGTCTCCACGTCCTTGGCGTAGGCGTCGGGGGCCTCGTCGATGGCGTACTCGTCCCACGCGACCACGAGTTCCGGGACCTTCGGTGCGTCCTTGCGGCTGATGAAGGTGGCGTGGATCTTCACGCGAAGGCCTCCTGCCGCGCGGCCTTGCCATGAACGCGCGAGGCGTTGCCCGCACGGTAGAGCCGGGGGACGGCGGGGTCGCCAGCCCTCTCGGCCGCGTGGGCGACGTCGAGCGCGTCGAAGTGGGTCTTGGCGGTGACCCGGCGCTTCAGGTGGAAGCCGTCGTAGAACAGGGTCACGTCGAACTCCTCCTCCCGCGCGGGGGCGGGCTTGGGGATGCCGAAGTCGATGGCGAGCATGCGCTTCACCGGTCCTCCTCGATGGGTAGCCGCTCGTGCCAGTTCGGGTGGATCTCGAAGGGGCGAGCGGGGGTCTTGTTGCAGATGCAGCGTCGGAAGATGCTGCGGTAGCGGGGGCAGTAGCGCCGGTGCTGGCGCTTGATCCGGGGGAACATCAGATCTCCTCCATCTCGCCGAGCACGGCCCGCATGAGGGTCTTCTGCCACGGGAGCAGGTCGATCCCGAGACGCTCCTCGGCGAAGTTGATGATGTCCTCGACGAGCAGGTCGCGCGGCCGACCGCACGCGCACGGGCGCGAGGGATCCCCGGCGTTGGCGGGCAGCCCCCGGTGGTTGATCGGCATCGTGCAGCCACGCTCAGGGTCGTGGTAGCCGCTCGGGTGGTGGCACTTCTCGCAGTAGAAGGGCGCGCAGCGCTCGGCGTAGCGGTTCTTGATGCACACGCCCATGTCGTCGTGGACGTGGTCGGTGCGCGCGAGATCAGCCTGCTGGATCGGTCGCGGGAGGATGGTCGGGTCGGTCATGCAGAAATTGTCGCTTCCTCGTGTCGGCGTTGTCAAGTGGTTGGGTTGTTGTACTTCACGCGCGGGGGCAAAATTAGCCCAAAAGCGCGAACTCGGAACGGATGAGTTCGATGTCCTGCAGCCGCAGACCGACGGCCGGATCGGTCCGGAGCGCCGAGAACGGGCTGGAGATCCGGATCTGCATCTGGAAGACGTCGTCGGAGGTGCACTCGTCGTCGACCCAGATGGCCGGGCGCTTGGGGCTCCGCGTTCCGATCTCGTAGAAGATCGTTGGTGCCTTGGACCCACCCATCCACGGACTGATGGCCACGAAGGTGCACCGGGGCAGGCCGAGCATCTTGCCGAGGAGGTTGGCCCGGCTGTTCCAGTGCGACACCCAGCGGATCTCGACGTCGTCGCTGAGCGACCGGAGCCCTTCGCCGATTTCCTCGTTGATGAGCACGGTGCGCAGGTCCCCGTTGCGCAGGTCGACGCGCGCCTCGTGGAAGCCCGTGGGCGGGGCCTTCTTGGCCTTCAGCACCCCCGGGAGGATGTTGAGCACGCCGTCCACGTCGAGGAACAGCAGGGGCTTCACGGGATCTCCTTCAGCGCCTCGCGCAGCGCGCGGAGGTCCCGGCAGGGCCACGGCGGACGGTTCAGAAAGTCGTGGGACCCCCCGCACTCGTCGGCGTGGCCGTTGCACAGTTTGGGCGGCGCGCAGCAGCCCTTCGTGACGTTGGTCAGCACGGGGTGCTGCGCCTCGACGAGGTCCCGGGTCGCGAGGATCTGGGCTCGGAGTGTCTGCACACGCTGGTCTGCGGCGTAGAGGTCGGCGAGCAGCGACTTCTCCCCCGGCCCGAGCGGGCTGTTGGGGTGGCTCTCAGGCATCGGTCTCCTCCTTCGGCAGTTCGGTCAGTCGGGTGGGGAAGGTGTAGGCGGTGTCCTCGGGGCAGGCGGGGCTCGTCGACACCGTGTAGCCCAACTCCCTCAGGAGCGAGCCGTAGAGGGCGAACTGCTCGGCGTGACGCGGGTGGAACAGGAGCGTCTTGGGCTCGGGCTTCAGGGCCTCTCGCGCCTTCCTGATGTTGTCGAGGATGTCCTGCTTCCCGTACTGGCGCGCGTGGTGCACTCCCGCGCCGTAGCGGACACTGAACGATGCGTCGAGGTTCATCCAGCGCTCCTCGGCGTAGAGCCGCGCGACCTTCAGTTCGGTGTCGGTGTAGTCAGGCATCCTCGCCTCCGGCCGTGATCTCCCGGACGATCTGCGAGGGCTCGACGCCCAGCGCCTGCGCGCGGGACACGACCATGGCCTCGATGTCGGCCCGGGCCTTCTGGACGACGTTCTCGGTGTGCTCGGTCAGGGACTTCGCGGCGAACTCGACGTTCTTCGGGGCGTTCTCGATGGCGAAGTGCAGTCGACGCATGGCCTCGCGGCGGGCCTTGACACCGGCGTTGCTCGGGAGGGCCTCCAGCGCGTCCATCGCCTCCTTGATGCCCTCGAACGCGTGCTGAGCAGCGTCCTGCGTCTCCTTGGCGCTCAGGGCCAGCCGGGCGTCGAACGGCAGGTTGGGGATGTTGTGGTCGTTCTCCTTGGTGCGGATCGTGCACGGCACCCCGGAGGTGTTCATCGAGGACACGAACGACGCCCACTGGGCCTCGGACATGTCGACCTCCATCAGCGGCCGGTTGCCGGTGTGAAGCCAGTCGCGGTTGAGGTCGCGCTTGCGCTGCATCGGGGAGATGGTCACCCGCACGAAGTACGTGTGGCGGATCTCGGAGTCGAAGAGCACCGCGCCCGGGGTCGTGCTGATCCGGTGGGCGGTGATCGAGCCGAAGGCCGGGTGGTGCTCCCAGCCGTCAGCGTCGGTGGTCGGGTCTTCAGTCGGTCGTTGCATGTGACAACCGTACCAGTCGATCCGGTTGCCGTCCAGCGACTACAGCGCGAAACCCATCTCCTGCCCGTCGGGGTTCAGGCACCGCCCGGCTCCCCCGTTCATGGGTGCCTGCACGTAGGTCCCGCCCCACGACTCGCAGCGCTCTTGGTAGCCCGGCTTCGGGGCCTCCGGCCGGTCGGCGTTGCAGGACACCATGCCCGCTGCCAGACCGATCACCGTCAACACGCCCGCCACTGCACGCACCCCTGTGTCCATGGAGGGAGTGTACGTGCTACCAGACCTTTTCGCCGCGTTTGCGCATCTGCCCCTGCGACCACTGGACGCCCTGCACGGAACGGTCCCACGAGTGCTTCGGGTAGGCCATGCCGTGCTCGGACGCGAGGCGCTCTGCCGTCTCCAGCATCATGCCTGCGCCGTTGGGCACGTGGGACTTGACCATCCGGATCTCGCCCGCGTGGTAGGCGTTCACGTGGCCGACGCCGATGGTGTCGTTGTTGTCGCGGACGCCCTCCTCGGGGCGCTCGTTGCTGTAGGAGAGGTGCGCCTTCTCCGTGCCGCCGTAGCGGGCCCCTTCGGAGACGTCGTACAGCGACAGGCGGTGGCTGACCTTGCCGCTGTCGATCCGCGCCTCGTGGCCGGAGGCCTTGCTCAGGGCGTCGAGGTGGTCCTGCACCGACATCTCCATGCCCGGGAGCGCCTGCTGGCGGAGGCCGCTCGGCGGCTGGTGGTAGTAGCCGTCCGGAGCGGGCTCCACGCCGACCCGGTGCGCGCGCTCAGACTTGGTGCGCTCCTGACGGTCGAACGACGCGTTCAGGTGGTGCGTTCCGAGGTCGATCTTCGTCGCCTCGGGCTCGTACCGAAACTGCTGGGGGCTCAGGTTGCTCATGCGGCACCCCCGAACTGCAGCCGCGACAGCACCCGGCCGACCGGGCCGCGATCCTTGCCCGACACGGCGACCGACTGACTGGGGCCGCGCAACTGGTTCCGCCACGCGTCCGGCAGCAGCGGCTTGAACGCCGCGCCGGTGTGGTCCTGCCCCGAGTACGTCTGCCCGGAGTCCTCTCGACTGACCTGTGGCAGCCCGGTGGGCGCGGTGTAGCGGCTGTGTGATCGGCGGTTGCTCACGGTGACTCCTAGGGCTGAATGCTCTCCCTAGTGTCCCGTGAGCAACCGGAGCGATTGTACTGCTTGTCAGGTGGTATCCGTGTGGTAGCAGAACGTGTACCCAAGCCCGTCGCAATGACCGCACGGGTACGACTCCTTGAAGGCGTGCTTCGACTTGTGGCCGTAGCCTTGGTCGACCTTGCGGACCTCCACGACGTCGATGTACCCGCTGCCCTCGCAGTGCTCGCACTTGCAGTGGTCCGCGCGCATGCGTACGCCGCTCATCGGTACCACACCACGATCTCCAGCCGGAGCACCTGCACATAGACCGACCCGGCTCGGCGGTTGCGGCGAACCCTGAATCGGCGACCGTCCGGACGCGGGCGGCGGTGCCAGTCCACGATGAGGCGCTTGGTGTCGATGAACGCGCTCACTTGGTCTCCTTCCCCGAGCACGGCTGACCATCCGGGGTGTTGTGGCGCACGAAGATCTTCTTGTCCCCGTAGACCCTCGCGGCCACGCTCTCGGTGTCCCGGAAGTACGGGGTCGTGTAGGCGACGTCCCGGCCGCAGCCCGGGCACGCTGCGCGACGCCGCTTGGGCGTGTGTCGCACGTTAGGCACCGACGACCTCCCACGGTCCGGCCTTGCGGCGGCGCGCGATCTGCCAGTCGTGCGGGCGCTTCAGGTCGTCCAGCGCCTTCTGAGCCGCCTCGACCGTGTCGTAGCGCATGCCAGACACGTAGCCGTCGGTGCTCACGAAGGTGTAGTCGTACTCCGGCTCGGGGGTCTCGTCGAGGAGGGCCCGGATGGCCTTCGCGACGATCTCGGACTCGTCTTGGTCGTCGGTCAGTTTGCAGGGGCACGTCACGAGCACCGGCTGGTACGACAGCCTCGCGTAGCAGCCGAGCCCGTTGTGGTCGCTGCCCACGAAGTGCCCGCACTCGCATGTGATGCCCTCGCGCTCGAACCGGCTCGACAGCGCCGCGACGCCCTCCCGCAGGTCACGCAGCGCCTGCGACTGCCCCATCAGGCTCGCGATCCGCATGCCGTCGGCCTCGATCTGCTCCTGCAGCGGCTCGGTCTCAGCATCCACCAGCGCCAGCACCCGGTCGACGGCGCTCCGGACCCTGTCGTCCTTGTGGATCGCCTCGGAGTACTTCAGGTAACGCTCGTCCTCCATGCGCTGCTTGTCTCCGATGCCCATCAGATCTCCTCCCATTCCTGCGGCTTCGGTCGGCGCACGACCCTGTAGTGGTGGGGCTTCGTCCATGCCGACAACGCGCGCGTGGCCTGCTCCGGCGTCTCGTAGCGCTCGTCGTCGAGCACCTCCCGACTCAGGATGTACAGGTGGGCGTACTCGTACTTCGGCTTGGCCTCGTGCAGCAGCGCGAACGTCCGGTCGAACACCCCCTCGACCTCGTCACTCAGTTCGAGGAACCGGTCCCGCAGCGCCGTCAGCGGGTCGGGGTGCACGTGCTTCTCCGGCGGGGTCGTCTTGCCGAGCAGCGCCGTCTCCAGCGCCTCAGCCTCCCGCTCCTGCTCGATGGCCTCTTGGATCTCCGCGCTCATCCTGTCGTCGCTCACTTCTTCCCCTCCCGGATCGTGTCGGCCATGCTGCGTGCCGCGTCGAGCACCGACTCGGCCGAGCGCTCGTACCAGCCGCTGCCCTGATCGCCGTAGCCGTAGTCGCCGGTGTTCTCGCCAGCCGCGAAATCCTCCAGCGCCTCAGCCCGCTCGACGTCCACCGCCTTCAGCAGTTCCGGGAGCAGCGTCCCCATGCTGATGCGCCACGTGCCGTGCTTGGGCCCGAAGTGCCGCAGGATCAGTTCCTTGTAGGCATCCGCCCGGTCTGTCGTCGTGGGCTGCGCCACGCCCGGCTCAAAATCGCTCATATTCCTATGGTGACAGGTGATTTATGGGCCGTCAAGTCGTTCAGTCGATGTGCTTTGCAGTGGCAGCCGCGCGCTTCTTCGCGCGGTACTTGATGCCAGCGCGTCGGTTGTACTCACACACCTTCTCGATGTTTGCCCGACGCCACGCGTACTGCGACTCCCGCTCGCCCGCGTGCCAGCGCTTGCTCCGGTAGGTCTTCCAGCACGCCTTGCAGTACGTCTGAACGCCGTCGGCTGTGGCCTTGTTCGCGTAGAACTCGTCGATGGGCTTGGTCGTGTCGCAGCGCGAGCAGTGCTTCGTCTTGGTCATGCCCGCAACCGTATCACGCGAACCACTTGTCGGCCCTCGTGCTCCCCAGTGCCCCGACTCCCCCAATTCCCCCGATTTCCCTGTGCGCCAGCCCCTTCCGACCACTGTCCCGTACGCGTATGGGTTCGAGTCTCGCGAGTCATCAGGCCCCTCCCCCCAGCGCGGCGCGTTTAAGGGTACCCCCCTCGGGTATATTTAAATGCATTTCAGGTGCATTTCTTCGATAGCCGCAACTCATATCTGGTATGAGCCCACGCTTGCAAGGCACACCGACGATGTGGTTGTCAAGCCCAGATCCCATGATGCACACATCGGATGTGGATGCAACCGCCGAGCAATCGAACATAATGAACCTTATCAGCACATTCGCAGGGGGGACGCATGCTTATCGCCGCGTGTCAAGGCTTTCGGCCATACCAATTGTGAGTTATCGCCATTATCTCATATGTGAGTTATCGCGATTATCGAGTAAATCGACCACTGCACATATTCCGATTATTGAGACTCCGCGATTGTGCCCTGATCCTACACATATTCGAATTGTCAGTAGCAACTCATGAATGTATTCACGCATTAATCGCATGTAAATGCACAGCGCACGCTGAGCGTGCAGCCAGTGGCCGGGAGGGCTGTCGGTGCCATGGCGCTCGGTGGTGTGCTGTATGGGAGTGGTGGTGCTGGAGGACCTCTCAGCCTCGCCCGAAATCTGTTCGGGGGGCTCCTCGCCCTACGCTGTGCAGCATGGGCAAGAGGTGGCGTGAGGTCAGCCTGCGGGCGTCGTTCTGGTGGGACTCGTACCGGTGGTTCCGGGAGCACGAGGGGCGCACCGTGTGGGCCTCGATGTTCTGGACCTACCAGCGCGAGGTGCACGACCGGGTGCCCGAGGACAGCGACTGGTGACGACGGCAACCCCCGGACCGCGCGGCTGGGAAGGGGGTCAGCGCGTGGGCCGAGGACAGCGACTGGTGACGACGGCAACCCCCGGACCGCGCGGCTGGGAAGGGGGTCAGCGCGTGGGCCGGGGGCTGCAGGCCGACCGGTTGCTCGTCGACCGTATGGGGGTGTGGGTGGTGCCGCAACTGGAGGACCTCTCATCCCGCCCGAAATCGCTCCGTGTCGTGCTCGCGTACGCGTGACACGCGGGCTGCTGACGCCCTGAGCGTGCTTTATCAGGCGCATGTGGGTAATCTCGTCGCGACCCAATTCGCAGCGCAGAGGAGCGTTATCCCATGGCACAGAAAATCGAAGTCCTGCTGGTCGACGACATCGACGGCTCGGACGCCACCGAGACCGTGACGTTCGGGCTCGACGGCAAGGCCTACGAGATCGACCTGAACGACAAGAACGCTAAGGCGCTCCGTGCGGCCTTGGCGTCGTTCGTGGGGCACGCTCGAAAGGCGGGCTCGATCAGGCAGGCGAGCAAGTCGACGAGCAAGCCGAGCGGCTCGAAGAAGAGCGACGGCAACGCGGCGGCAATTCGCGAGTGGGCTGCCAAGGAGGGTGTGACGGTCGGTGCCAAGGGGCGTATCCCAGAGGACGTCCGCGCGCAATTCGAGAAGGCGACGGCCTGAGCCGCACGATGAACGCGACCGAGGAGAAGCCACGCCTACGGGACACCGTGGACGTGCTCGTCTCAGCGCCCTACGCGAAGTCGCGCTACCCACAGCGTGCGGCCCGTGGGGACCAGCGGCAGCCGCTCGACTACGCGCAGGTCATGGCCCTGCCGGACGAGATCTCGACCCACATCGTGAGGGCTGCAGGGCACGCGCGGGTGTGGGTCTACATGCTCGCGGACGAGGGTGCTGGAGTGGAGATCCTGAACGCTCCTCTTCGCGCGCACCACAAGCCCGTGCGTATTCCCCGATAATCAGCGCTGTGCGCCCATTTACGGCGATTAAACGGGCTGCTGGGTGTCCGTGGTCGTCGGAGGGGGCAAAGGGCGCTCAGCGGGCCACGCAGGTGCCTGAATGAGGCGGTCGCGCAATGCGCGGCTGGTGAAGTCGGACTCGTCTGGGATGTGCGCCATGGTGGCCCCCTGTGTGCTGGTGCTGCTGGGACCATTCTCCTCCGCCGAGATCCCCGCTCGATAACGCGAAGAGCCCCTAGCCAATTCGGCTGGGGGCTCTCGCTGTGTGGTGGTCAGTCGTCGTATGCGGCGAACTCGTGAGTCGCGCGCTTGGGCACGTGGACGAGGTCCGGCTGGTTGCTCATGCAGAGGTCGTAGTTGCCGCCCTCATCGCCGGAGAGCGTCTCCACCCAGCCCGTGTGTGGGCTCTCGAACCTGATGCGCTTCCCGCATTTGCGGCAGGTGGTGGTCTCAGCCATGGTCAGACCTCCTCGGTCAGTCGGATGGCGCGGGCGAGGGTCTCGATCTCCTCTTGGTAGTGGTCGTTCTTCTCCGAGCGCTCCAGACGCTCGTGTGCGGCCACCATGTCGTCGAGCGGGTAGTTGTGGTGCTCGGGGTTGCTCGCGATGCCGTGGGCCATGCTCAGGGCGGTCCAGACCAGCATGCTCAGTCCTCCTCTTCCTCGTCGTCGTCGTCGGTCTCTTCGGCTGCGCACTCCTCACACGCGTCCTTGGGCTGCTGCTCGTGGTCGGGGCAGATCTCGACGAGCGAGAGGTCACCCACGTTGTCGGGGTCCTCCTCGAAGTACTCGACGAGGCGGGCCTCGCCCTGCTCGGTGCTGTAGATCTGGGCCTCGATGAAGCCGCCGTCGTTCTCGGTCCAGATGCCCCACTCGCGCAGTGCCATGGTCAGCGCCCCTTCCGGCCGTAGAACTCGTCGTAGTCGAAGTCGGGCTCGACCTCGCGGACATCCTCGTAGTGGATCCCATCGTCCTTGCCGGACCAGTCGTCGGTGTGGACGACGGTGAGCCCGGCCTGCTCGATGCAGTGGACGTGGCCCCAGCCGTCCTGCCCCTCGTCGTCCTCGCTGCTGCGGCCGGTGGGGCCCTCGATGACCATGCCGTAGTCGTGGTCGACGGCGACGCGGCCACAGAAGTCGCAGCGGTCACGCTGAGGGCCGTCGTCGATGAAGTGGGGGGAGAGGTCGTCGCCGATCACCATGCGCGTCATCTCAGGCCTCCCGCACGTGCGCCGGGCCGTCGAGGTCCCAGTCCTCGTCCTCGTCGCCGTAGGGCTCGTCGTCCTGCTCGACGAAGACCCACGAGTGCGTGATGTCCAGCAGCACGCGCGCCGGGACGGTGATGATGCCGTCCTCGTCCGTCTCCGCCTGCCGGGGCAGCATGCCCGTGCTCTCGACGCCGTTGATGCAGATGAGCCGGTCAGCGTCGTCGTCCTGCGCGGCTGCGATGGCCTCGGTGACCGGTTCGACGTAGGCGGTCGGGATGGGCGGGTAGTGGTTGCTCTGCAGGTTCATCGCGACAGCGCGCTGGAGGCTGATGTCGCCGACGCGGGCGAGGTTGGCGGCGTCGGATGCGGTGCTGTGTCCCATGGTGTGTGCTCCTTCTCGGGCGGGTTGGTGGGTGGTGGGAGTGGTGGCGTTCAGGCCCAGATCTCGCCGGGCTTCGGGAACACCTCGACGGGCTCGCCGGGCTTGAGGTTGATGATGACGCCGGACCGGGCCGCGACGATCCGGGTGCTGTCGGCGGTGTGCTCGACGCTTCCGACGGTGACGACGTACGGGCGGACGTCGTACTCGGGGAGGCTGATCTTCATGCCGGGCTCGATGCTCATGCGGGAGATGCGGACGGAGTGGGTGCTGTTGGTGGCCATGGGTCCAGTGTGGGGCCTAGACCCATGGCGCGTCAAGCCGAACCGCCGAAGTGGTTGTCAGCGCAGCCCGTCGACCACGACACGGACGATGTCCGCGATCTCCTCGTAGATCTCCTCGACCCGGTGGTAGCCCTCGCTGTGGCCGTCGCTCCACGCCTTGTCGAAGATCTTCGTGGCGGCGTGGCGGGCTTCGTTCGGCAGGTACTCGCGGGAGAGGTCGGCCGAGAACTGGTCGCGGATGTCGTACCCCTGCTGGCGGTACGCGGCCATCGCCTCGCGGTCCTTGGGTCCGGGGTAGACGCGGGCCTTGTCAGCGGCGTCGGCGATCTCGTGGGGCTGCATGTCAGTTCTCCTCGTGGGTGGCGTGCTGGTGGACCTCGGCGAGGGTGGGGGTGTTGCCGAAGAGGCGCTCCCACACCTCCTGCAGTTCGTCGATGGCCGAGAGGCGTTCGGAGAGACGGCGGCTGTGCTGGTAGATGTCCTCGGGGCTGTAGGCGTGCTTCAGGCTCTCGCGCGTCTCGTCGCAGCGCTTGCTGTGGCGCAGGAGGCGCTTGGCCAGCAGGGTCTTCACGGTCTGCTCGGTGAGGTGCTCGTTCATGGCTGTGTGCTCCTTCGTGGGCTGTGTACGGGGCTGTGAGAGGCCGGGAGGGGCCGGAGCCCCTCCCGGGTCGTTCTGTGGGCTCAGAGGGCCTTGCAGCGGGTGAGCACCGTGCTCTTGGTGCCGTTGTACTCGTCGTGGTCCTTGATCGTGCCCTTGACCTTCACCTCGACGCCCTGCTTCTCGCCGAGGGCCTCGCGGGAGGCGAACCACTTGTAGACGTTCCCGTCCGTGGCGAGGAGGGTGTAGAGCACCGTGACGCCCCAGTTGGACTCGATGAAGTTGATGCGCGTGATGGTGGCCTCGATCTCGACCTTGTCGCCGACCGTGCCGACGTGGACGCTGTCAGCCGTGGCGTCCTTCTCGCGCTCGCGGATGAGCGTCTTCTCCATGGCCCGGGCGAAGGCCTGCGGAGCGGAGACGAGGAAGCCGATGTTCTTCGGCGTGACCGTCTCGGAGCCCACGATGGCCTTCAGGTTGAGGACGTAGTCGCTGGTGCCGGAGAAGGCGTCGGAGAGGATGAAGTCGCGCACCTCGACGGCAGCGGCGTCCGAGCCCTCGACGTACTCCGTGATGGCGGCACGGGCCTCGTTGTCCATCTTCGAGCGACCCCAGAGGATGCCGGAGACGACCTCCTTGGTGGAGCCGGAGAAGGCCGAGGCGGGGACGTAGCCGAAGGCGCGGGTGGCTGCCCACGCGATGGCGAGGACGTTCAGCGTGTCGGCGACCGGGTCACCGAACGAGCCGCCGCCCATGGCGTCCTCGGAGACCTCGCTGGAGGTGATGAAGACGACGGTGGCGTCGTGGCCGAGGAAGTCCTTGATGCACGAGGAGCCGACCTGCTTCTGCTCGCCCGCCTCGTTGACGACGACGTAGGTGTTCTTCCGGTAGCGCTGGACGCCACAGTGGTCGCAGTGGCCCTTGACGAGCGCGTCGCGGTCGACCTGCACGTCCTCCGAGAAGGCGCGGACGATGAGGCCGTCGGCGACGCTGTCCCAGTCGAGCGTGGCGAGGAAGGTCCAGCCGTTGTACTTGGGGGCCTCGCCCGTGATGGTGGTCTCCATGTAGGCGAGGCGGATCTCGAAGCCGGTGGACTCGTCGACCTTCGTGACCGTGACGGGCGTGCCGACGACCTCGAAGCGGCCGGTGAAGCCACGCTTGGCGGCGCGGGTGTTGATCTTGGCGACCTTGTCCTGCGTGGCGGCGAACTCTGCGTGCGTGAGGCGAATGCTCATCTGGGGCTCCTTCGTGGGCCGGTTGGGGTGGTGAGACCAGTATGGGGTCTGGCCCCACCACCCGTCAACTCAAACGCGCGAACTGGTTGTCAGCGTGTCGCGCTCGACCGTCACGTTGCGCTCGACGACCCGGGGGTCCCAGTGCGGGTGAGCGACGGCGGCGTGGTTCTCGACCCACCATGGGACGGTCTGCTCGAAGAGCCCGGACGCTGCTGCCGAGCAGCCCTTGCACGAGGTGCGGAAGGTGGGCGTCTCCACTCAGGCTCCCGGGAGGTTGATCTTGGCGAGCACACGGAGCAGCGGGCGGGCCTGCTCGACGGCGTAGTGGGCCACGTTGCTCGGCACCAGCGTGAGGGCGTCCTGCAGCCGCTGGGCAGCGATGGCGACCTCGTCCTTCCACGCGACGGCGTGGGGCCGGGAGGTGTGCTGCATGGTCGACCTGAGGGCCGTGCTGAGGTGCTGGGTCTTCATCGCGGGCACGTTGTTGAGGATGTGGAGCAGCAGGCGCTTGTCGTCCTCGTCGAGGGCGGAGAAGGCCGCACGCGCGCGCTCCGGCGTCGTGGTGGTGCCGACGTGGCCGATGACGCCGTCGGCGAGGCGGTCCCACGCGTTCGCGCTGTCCTGCGTGCTCGTCGGGGTGAAGTGCTGGGTGGGGAACTGGGACATGGTGATCTCCTTCTGGGGGTCGGTTGTGTGTGCGGGTCTGTGACGCCCTCCCACCTGCCCGAGATCCTCTTGGTGCTCGGTAGCCGGTGTGTCGTGCGAGGTGGCCCTGTAGGCCGTTGTGCCGTGGTCCAAACGGGCGTCGGGGTGGCTCAGAGGTGCAGGGTGTAGGCGTCGCTCGGGGGCTGCCCGGGGAGGCGCTGGAGGCGCTTCAGGTAGTCGGCCGCGACGTTGGCGTCGGCTGCGCGGAACCAGAGGGTCACGCCGTAGACCGAGGGGGCCAGACGCGGGGTTCCGAAGCGGACGATCTCGATCTCCTCGCCCGCCTCGTGCATGGCGTGCGTGGCGGCGTCACGGGCCTTCTCGCGGTCGTCGACCATGACGTTGAAGGTGATCCGGAACGCGCCCATCAGGCCGTGACCTCGAAGCCAGCGGCGAGGGCGAGGACGCGGAGCATGTCCTCCTGAACCTTCAGAATCTGCCGGTTCACGTCGTCGGCCTTGTTGGCGAAGTGCTGGGTCATGTTGACCGGGCCACGACGCTCGTCCATGTCGGCGACGAGAGCGTCCGCGTTGGCCGCGAGGTCGAGGCGCACATCCCGGATGATGTCGGCGAGGGCGTTGGCCTGAGCCAGCGCGTCGTCGATGCTCTGGCGGACCTCGGCCATACGGCGCTCGTTGCGACCGGCGGCAGTGGGGGCGGAGATGGCGGGGACGGAGAGGAACATGTGTGACTCCTTCATGGGTCGGGTTTGGTTGGGACTGAGTGCCTCCCGCTCGGCCGTGACACCGGTGCCGACCTACGTCGGGGCGGGGGCGGTGGGGCTCAGGAAGCGAGCCACTCCGCGTTGAAGGCGACCTCCGGGAGGCGGTAGCCGAAGGACCGCTCGCGCAGGAGACCGAGCCGGGCGAGCGACTTCGCGTGGGTGCGGATCGTCGAGATGCTCAGGCCGGTGAGGGCCGTCATGTCGGTGAACTGCGTCTGGTCGTAGCCCTCAGGCGAGGCGAGCGCGGCCTCGGCGTGCTGGGCGAAGGCGACGAGCACGAGCCCGGCCGTGATGGGGAGGCCCGCCTTGGTGATCTCCTTGCGGCCCTTGGCGAAGGCCCACGAGACCGCGTTGTACTGGGGGGCGTCGTCAGCGGCAGCGCGCGGGAGGGCGGTGGTGTGGGTGGCGTAGTTGTGGTTCATGTGGGGCTCCTTCGTGGGCCGGTCGGTTGGTGTGGGTCCATTATGCGCAGACGATGTGGGGGGCTGTCAACTCATTCAGCCGAAGTGGTTGTCGGCGTGTCGTCAGGCAGCCCTGCCCATGACCGCCCGACCCTCGCGCTCGCTGCCCTTGGCCACGTAGGCCTCCCACGACGCGAGGTTGCGGCGTGTGCCCTGCAGACGGAGCGTCAGCACCCGGCGGGCCTTCCGGTCCGGCTCGACGTCCAGAGCGGCCAGCAGGGCCTCGATCTCGGCCGTGCGCTCGGCGATGAGGGCGTGGGCCTCGTGGATGCGCGTGGTGCGCTTCGTGGCGCGGAAGGCGCTGGTCTCGCCGACGTGGTTCTTCATGCTGCTGGGTCGCACTGGAGGCTCCTTCGTGGGCCGGGTGGGTGCTCCGAGTATGAGGCCTCGGTGGGGCGACCGTCAAGCCGCCCCACCGAAGTGCTTGTCACCAGCCGCTGTTCTCCTTGGCGACCTTCTTCTCGACGCGGGCCTTGATCGGCTCCACGATGGCCTCCACGGTCGTCCCACGGCGGTCTGCGAGGGCCTGCGCGCAGTTCTGGACGTTGGTCTTCCACTGGGCAGCCCACGGGTGGTTCGGGGAGCGCGTGAGCGACGTGAGGTTGCTGCTGATCTCCAGTTCGACGGCGCGCTCGGTGTTGTAGGTCTTCGGGCGGTGGACGCCGTCCCGGTAGTTCTGGCCCATGCCCTCGACCGTCACCTTCAGGGCGTCCTTGGCAGCCTTGGCAGCAGCGCGCTCCTCGCGAGCAGCCTGCGCGGCCTTCTCGTCGTCGCTGAAGATCGAGCGGGGGCGCTTCAGGTCGTTGACCGGGGCGGACGGGTAGCAGACCGTGCAAGCGTCGCTGCCAGCCTTGGTGACGATCTCGGCCTCGTCGTGGCCCGAGAGGTCGACGAACCAGAAGAACTGGGTGGTCTCGTAGCAGGTCGAGCACTCGCGGCTGGAGTGGATGTGGCCGTTGGACGACGTCGCGAGGAAGGCGCGGGTCCAGCCGCCACGGCGCTTGAACTCGGCGTGCAGCGGGGCCTCCTCGGCCTTCAGCGCTGTCGCCTGCGCCATGGCGGCGTTCCACTCGTCGAGGGCCTTGACAGCAGCGCGGACCTCCCAGACCTCGCCGTCGCCCGCAGCGATCTCCTCGACGCGCTCGATGGCGGCGTCGAGGTCCATGCCCCAGCGCGTCTTGTAGGAGCCCCAGCGGCCGGTGTGGACGCGCACCTGCTCGTCCTTGGCCGCGCGGTGCAGCGAGTTGGTGAGGTGGGCGACCGTCGCGCCGAGGGTGGCCCGCGCGTCCCAGATGCGGGCGATCTCGGTGTCGATCTCGACGGGGGTGGCGGTGGTGAGGTTCATGCGGGGCTCCTTCGTGGGCCGGGTCGGTGTGTGCCCCCATTATGCGCAGACGCTGGGGGCTCGCGTCAAGTCGAACGCGCGAAGTGGTTGTCAGCCCTCGTGGCCACCAGCGCGGGTGAGGCGGAAGGGCAGTTCGAGGGCCTCGCCGGAGAGCGCCTCGTAGGCGTTGTGGCGGAACTCCCGCACGTGCATCGCGTCGGTGCCACCGGTGGGCATGTTGGTGATGTCGTCGACCTTCTCCATGGTCCGGCGGATGAAGTTGGTGGCGGAGTAGACGCGCATGTTCCGCGCGTCCTCTGCGCCCTGCTGAGCCTTCTCCACGTCCTCCGCGATCATCTCGACGTAGAGGGTGAAGTCGTCGAGACGGCGGAGCATGTCCCGCCGGATGGTGCGGAGGTTGTCGACGAGGGTGCGGGCGTTGTCGAGGGCCTGCTGGTCGGTGAGGTTCTTGGCGGACATGGTGAGACTCCTTCTCGGGTCGGGTTGTTGGGTCTGCGTACCCTCGCTCGGCCGTGACACCGGTGCCGACCTACGTCGGGGCGAGGGCTGAGGGCTACCAGCCCCGGACGATCCTGTCGGTCTCTTCGAGGAAGTCCGTGGCGGCGATGCGCTGCAGGTCCTCGGTCATGTTGGCCACGAGGCTCGTGGAGCGGCTGAGCAGGCGGTTGTGGTGCGGGTTGAGGGCGAACGTCGTCGCCTCCTCACGGACCCGGGCAACGGCGTCCAGCGGGCTGAGCGGCTCGGCCTCACCCTCGGGCGTCATCCAGTTGCCGACCTTCTCCCACCACAGCGAGGCGAGGAACGCGGTCTGCAGGTCGAGCGCGGCCTCGACGATTCCACGGCTGTTGTAGCGGAGGGTCGGCTTGGCCATGACCTCCATCATCTGCTTCTGGCGGAACTCCACGGACTGGTCGCGGTTCTCGACGCGGCTGATGACCTTGGACTCGCGGTGGGCCTCGTCGTTCGCCTTGCGCATCTGCTTCGCGAGCGGGGTGTCCTCCCAGTCGCCGTCAGCGATCTCCTCGATGGCCATGGCCTTCGACACCGACGAGCGCGGGGCGTCGATGTACTTCTCGACGGCGAGGTCGACAGCCGCCTCCTTGGTCATGCTCCGGGAGAGGGCCGCGATGCGCTCGGCCTTGAACTCGGCACGCTTGGCGTCGTGCTCTTCGCGCAGGGCGCGGGCGGCGTCGGCGAGGGGCGTGGGGTAGGTCTGCTGCTCGGTCACGGTGGACTCCTTCATGGGTCGGTTGGGGGCGAGGCACCATTATGCGCAGACGGCGGATGGGGGTGTCAAGTCCATCCGCCGAATTGGTTGTCACCCCTTGGGTGTGCACCATGCGACGGGGTCGGCGACCTTGCGCTCCAGCACGTCTCCCCAGCCCTGCTGGAACGAGGTCTTGCGCACCACGCCGGTGTTGAACTGGCGCTTGCCGTCACCGGTGGTCTTCCGGTTCCGCACGAGCATCGTGGTGTAGTTCGCGTCCTTGGGGCCCTTCAGGGGCGGGTAGCACTTCAGCCCGTCGCTCTTCTCGAAGCCGTGCACCTGCGCGCTCAGCATGTCGTCAGCGGCCTTGTACGTCCGCGTGAGCGCCTCCTGCTGGGTGTAGGGCGCGTGGGACCTCGGGTCGGCGTCTGGGGCTCCAGCGTCGTGCGGGACGCCCGTGAGACCGGCGGCGACAGCGCCGACGAGGCCGAGGGCTGGGAGGGTGTGGATGAAGCGGCTCATGAGGTGTTCCTCTCGTCGTGTCAATCGGTCTCATTGTCCCGGTTGACACGCGCGAGGAGGGAATCACCTAGCGCCGGAGGACTCCCTCACCACGCGGCGACGAGGGCGCTCCGTGGGCTCGCGAGGGACGGCGTACGGCGACGGTCGCATGCAGCCGGGGTCGGCATGAACCCACAGCCCCGTGGAGGGGCTGCGGGTCCAGTCCGACACGCGCCAGACGTGCGGGCAGGTGTCGCTCACGGCTCGACGGGCTCGACGCCCCAGATCTCTCCGGCGGGTGTCGCCTTCACGAGCACCGGGACGCCGAGGTTGGTCCGGTTGTCGATGCTGTAGCCGACCGACGAGTCGCGCTGGGTCTTCGCCGTCGCGCCGTCCGTGAACGTCACGAGCCAGCGGGGGTTGCCGTTGGTCGACGAGCGCAAGCGCTCGACCTTCTCGATGGTCTTCGTGTACTCGATGTGCTTGGCCATGGGGGGCTCCTTCTCGGGCTGGGATGGGTGGGGGTTCAGCGGAGGTCGGCCGCGACGGCCTTGGCGATGCGCTTGATGGTGGTGTACGGGTGCTCGCTCGTGTCCGAGCCGAGTTCGATCTTGGTGTCGGGCTCGGTCGGAAACTCCAGCCCCTCGACCCGCTCGATCCACTCGTCGTAGGAGGAGACGCGGCCGGACTCCATGTAGTTGGGGGCCCACGACTCCAGCAGGCTCTCCACGGCCTCTCGGACGGCGTGGCCCTTGGCCAGTTCCTCCTTGGTCGGGGTGCGCCACTTCTGGCCGTCCTTGTCGACGTAGATCTCGCTCATGCTGCTGACTCCTTCGGGGGTCGGTTGGTGCGGTGAGGCCAGTGTGAGGCCCGGCGTACCGGCGTGTCAAGTCGATACGCCGGACCGCTTGTCAGACCGCTCGGATGATCGCGCGCACCGCCTCTGCGGCCTCTGCGGGCAGTTCACCGAACGAGCGGGGCAGAGCGTTCCCCGTCCGGGTGCCGTTGCGGTACACGCGGATACAGAGGATCCGGGGGCGCTCGACGTCGCCGTCGTGCAGCATGATGACCTTGACCGCGAACGTCACGTTGTCGCGCTCGTAGGTGACCTGCTCGGCCTTGTCGAGCGTGATGGTGGTGGTGGTCCTGATGTCCATGTGGGTCATCCTCTCCTGTCGGCCCGGACGGCACCGACGCCCGTGCGGGTGCGGAGCAGCAGCGTGTGGCTGTACTCGGCGATCTCGTCGGCCGAGAGCGCCAGCCCGGTCTGCTGCAGGAAGCGCACGGGGTCGAAGCGGTCGTTCGTGGCGCAGAGGTTGGTGGCGATCTCCAGCGCGATGGTGACCTTGGTCTCCCGGTCCCCCTCGGCCTCGTTGATCCCGGAGGCGACGGCCTCGTACTCGGCTCGGTTCATCATGGTCAGTTTCCGATCTGCTTGGAGGAGGACAGGTGGGCGTTGGCACCGGCACGGTCACCGGCCTTGCGGGCTCCGTGGGACACGGTGCTGTTGCGGTTCGAGCGGCGCTCTCCACCCCACGAGCCACGGACCTTCTGGCGCTTCTTCTCGGCCTCGTAGAACTCGTCGACAGCGGTCTGCTTCTCGACGAGGGCGAGGGCCACGGAGGTGGGCAGGTTGGGCGTCTCAGGGGCGCTCTGGAGGGGCGCAGCGGCGATCTCTGCCACCGGGCCGCGCTCCTCGGTCTCAGCGTCCTTCACGGCCTCGTTGTGGGCCGCACGCAGGCGCGCGGTGATCCGGTTGACGAAGCCGACGTAGAAGTTCTGGCGGGCGGTGTGGCCGCTGATGGGCTTCTCCTCACCGTCGACCCAGACCTGCTTGCGGTAGGTCCACCCGCCGGTCGTGGGGTTAAACCGCTCCACGCCGTAGAGGTCATCCTCGGAGCAGGTGACCCACTTGTAGTGGCCGGGCTTCCTGACCATCTCGGACTTGTGCTCACCGGAGCGGATGTAGCGGTCTGCGGCGTGGACCATCTGGACCGAGAGCGAGGCGTAGAGGGCCTCGACGACCTCGATGTCGGACGGGAAGCCGTAGGCGTACACCACGGTGCTGTCGCCCGCGATGAGGCACTTGACGTCGTTGATGTCCGCGATGTTGACGAAGAGGCGCACGAGCCGGGCGAGGCCCTTGGTCCGGGAGGCACCGATGACGACGGTGCGCTCCTCCGGCTGCTCGCGCTGCTCGGCCTTGGCCGTGTGCTGGCGGGCGAGGGCGAGGTCGATGCTGTGGCGCGAGGCGAGCGTCTGGGCCCGGGAGAAGAGCATGTCGCGCTCGGACTCGTGGTTGGTGCGCTCCGCCTTGGCGAGGATCTTGGCGATGAGGTCGAGGTGGTCAGACACAGGTGACTCCTTCAAGGGTCGGTTGGTGTGTGCCCCCATTATGCGCAGACGCGCTCGGGGGCTGTCAAGTCGAAACGGCGAAGTGGTTGTCAGCGGTTCTTGGCGACGGGGAGCCCCGCCTCGAAGCAGGCGATCTCCGTCATGCGCGCGAGCACCGGGTGACCGGTGGCAGCGAGCAGGTCGACGTATGCGCGGGCGAAGCGGGCACCGTGTCCGTCGCCCCGGGTGAGGTGGTGGGCGATCTCGTGCAGCGCGGTGTCTTCCCGCAGGAAGTACGCGCCGCCGTTGTGCCGCGAGGGGATGGCGATGACGCCGTCGTCGTAGTGAGCGGCTGCGCTCCCCCGGCGACGACGCACCCGGATGGGCCTGTCACAGCCTACGAGGGCCAGCACCTTGTCGACGTACGGCTGGACTTCGGGGACGTCAGAGAAACGCACGAGCGGCTCCGGGTACCACTCCGCCCCGAACGTCCGCACAGGACCCTCCTGCTCCAGCCAGCGGTCCACCCGGCGCTCCATGGCGTAGAAGGCCTTCTCGGACACCGTGACGTTCACAGCAGCCCCGCACGGGTGAGGGCGGCGAGGGCGTCACGCTTGGTGTCGAAGGCGTCGAACCGCCCGGCGAGGTCGTCGCGCTCACCGTTGTGGAGGATGACCCACTCGGAGACCGTGCGGTTGTGGTAGCGCTCCGTCCACTCGCGCCAGACCGACACGTTCGCGGTCTGGATGAGGCCGGAGCACTTCTCCTCGACCATGAAGCGCTGGTGCAGTTGCTCGCAGAGCGGGTGCTCGCAGGGGACCTCGTACTCGTTCTTCGCGACGGTCCACACCTCGGCGGGCTCCTCGGTCATGCCCTCGGCCTGCGCGGCCTCCCAGATGGCGATGCCCTCGCGGAGCGCGTTGATCTCGGTGACGCGGTCGTCACTCTCGCCCCACGTCTCGTTCAGCGAGTGGAGAACAGCGATCCGGGCGGTAGCCGCGAGGGTGTCTGCGTACGTCTTGCCGAAAGCGGTGATCATGGGGGCTCCTTCATGGGCCGGGTGGGGGTGCGACACCATTATGCGCAGACGACGGACGGGTGTGTCAAGCCCGTCCGCCGAACTGCTTGTCAGGCGACTCCGCAGCCGCCGGTCTCGTTGCCGTGGTTCGCGCAGCGGAGCAGGTGCCACTTCTCCCGCGACGCGCGGTCGAGGTAGCCGTCCATCCACGCGTCCGAGCCGGAGCGCCCGTCGTTGTCAGCCGCGTCGAGCCCGTAGGCCGCGCGCCAGCCGCGCTCGTAGTCGCGGCGGTACTTCTCGATGCCGTGGCGCTCGATGAAGCGACCGGCGGGGCCCTCGGGGTCGGCTGCCGTGGTGGGGACTCGCTGTGCCATGTGTGACTCCTTCGTGGGTCGGGTGGGGTTGAGGCTTCAGTGTGGGGCATGGCGGGCCGGGCTGTCAACCCGACCCGCCGAAGTGCTTGTCAGGCGTTGTCGTCCCGGCGGAAGAGGACGGGCTCCGACGAGGCGTACAGCCCGGAGGAGAGGCGGTCGCGCTGCTGCTGGATGCGGCCCTCGCCGGTGCTGATGTGGTCGGCGTAGCGGACGTGCACCTTGTAGGAGTCGAAGGGCTCGTCGAGGTCGGACTCGGACTGCACGACCGTCGTGGTCATGAAGCCGGTGTACAGGTACCGGTTGACGATGCGCTGCGCGTCCTCGGCGCTGTCGGCCGAGCGGTAGGGGACGAAGACGTTGAAGTAGGCGACGAGGGCGGGGGCGTCAGTGGTGCGGATGGCCATGGTGGGACTCCTTCGTGGGTCGGTTGGGTTGGGGTGCGGGTCAGACGTGGACGCCGGAGTCCACGGTGGTCGAGTGGGCCGGGACGGGACGGACCTCGTGGACGCCGGAGGCGAGCCAGATGCCGAGGCCCAGCATCGCGACGACGAAGACGTCGAGCGAGTGGCGAACCACGCGCTTCTGGCGGGGCGTCATGCGGGAGATCTGAGCAGTGGTCATGGGTGGTCCTTTCGGGGAGCCGGTCGGTGTGTCCCCACAGTATGCGCAGACCTTCTGAGCCTCTGTCAAGCCGAACCGCTGAAGTACTTGACTTGCGACATTCGGATCCATGCCCCACACTGGTGTCTCCACCAACCGACCCAACAAGGAGTCACCATGGACCCGGTCATCGTCACCGCCACGAACGGCGGAGTCTTCACCCTCCGCGACGCGAAGCGCGGCACGGACAACCGAGGCGTCTTCGCCACGGACATCCAGCCCATCTCCGAGGTCGCCGTCGTCGACAAGGACGGCACGGTGCTGCACCTGTCGCGCTGGGACGACGAGCCGCACTGGATCGCCGACTCGGTGTTCCGGAAGAACGGCTTCCCGGTCTTCTCCAACGGTCGGGGCTCGCGCTTCACCGCCGCCTACACGATCACCGACGAGGCCCTCGTTGACGCGATCAACGCGCTCTTCCCGGGGGTGTGGGCATGAGCAGGATCCCCACCTTCGCCGAGATCCCGGCGGGCTTCGTCCACACGTCCATCCCGCTGGGGCTGACCGAGACCGGCATGCTGCTGTGGAACCCCGACGTCGAGCCGCACATGCTCCTCACGGGCCGCACGCGCACGGGCAAGACCTCGCTCGTCCGCACGGTCATCAAGGGCCTGAGCGAGCGGGGTGCGGACATCGTCCTCATCGACCCCAAGCGCAGCGCGCTGGTCGACGTGGCGAGCCTCCCGGGCGTGCTCGGCCGGGCCACCTCGCGTGACCTCGACGACGTCTCCCACAAGATCGGCTGGGTCGAGCGCCGCATGATGGAGCGCTACGACGCGCTGGAGCAGGGCGCTCGTGCCGAGGACCTCAACCGGCTCGTGCTCGTGGTCGATGAGGGTCGACTGCTCTACGAACTGACCAAGACGCACTGGAATACGGTCGTGAAGCCCCGGGAACTAGCCCGGGCGAAGGCCGTGAAGTCACCGGTGCGGCCGGTCGGCACGGAGCACCCGTGCATCGAGCAGATTAGGTCCATCCTCCGGCTCGGTGGTGAGGCGAAGGTCAGCGTCGTCCTCATCTCCCAGCAGGCGGATGCCTCGTGGCTCTCGACGGAGGCCCGCCAGAACCTCGGCATGCGCGTCGCGCTCGGCAACATGGACGACGACGGGCTCGGCATGATGTTCGGTCGGCGCACCCGTCTGGAGCCGCTCCCCACGGGCGAGGACGGAGCACCGATCAAGGGCCGGGCGTACGCCGCGACGGTGGGTGACCGGCCGGTGCAGATGCAGGCCTTCTGGACCCCGGAGATCCCCCGTCCGGACGCGAGGGTGCCCGGGTCCCTCCCGACCCAGCCGATCCCGGTACAGCAGCAGCGACGCAGTCTCCTCCGGCGGCTCGTCGGCTGAATAGGTGAGGCCCCCAACCGGTAGCGCATCGGTTGGGGGCCTCTCTGTTAGCCCATCCTAAGGGCGGCTCAGCGGGTCGACTTGACCTTCAGGACCTTCAGCAAACTAGGTCCGGGAACCGTGGCGTTCTTCGTCCAGCCCGCGTTCGGCTGCTTCTTGGCGAGGCTCCGGTAGAGCGCCTTGGTGCCCGCGCTCGTGGCCGTGCCGTAGTAGCCGTCCACGTAGCGCTTGGCGAGGAAGCCCCGCTTGTTCAGCGCGACCTCGTAGGCCTTGACCGAGGCGTTGGTCTTGCCTGCCTTCAGCGCGGCTCGGGAGACCGGCTTGACGACGACCACGGGCTTCGGCTTGGGCTTCACGACCGGCTTCGGCTTGGCCTTGACCACCGGCGACGGCGTGGGCTTCAGCGTGGGCTTCGCGGTGGGCGTGACGGCCGGGACGGTGTACGTCGAGGGCGGCGCGGTGACCACGGTGCCGGGCCGGACGACGTCGGGGTTGGAGATGTGGTTGAAGCCCGCGAGGACCGCCACCGTGACGCCGAGAGCGGCTGCGGCCTTGCCGAGCGTCCCGCCCTTGGGGATCGTGTACGTCCGGTGCGCGCCGGTGCTCGGAGCCTTGACGTCGAGTCGGTTGTCGTAGCGGCGGAGCATCTCGACCTTGTTGCCCCGGTAGTAGGTGTCGGGGTCGTAGCCAACTAGCCCCGTCTCTCCCCGGCGGTATTCCTCGACCTGCTTCATGGCGGCGTCCGAGAGATTAGGGCACTCGGGGTCGATGAGGTGGATGTGGTGGTTGGGCTTGTCCGCCGAGCCCCACGGACGGTCCTCGGTGATGAGGAACTCCTGCCGTCCTTCGTTGGTGCTCATGATGGCCTCGGAGCGGCTGTAGCCGTCCATCTCGACGTCGTAGACGCCGCCACCGGCGTGCGTGTTGCCCGAGGCCACGATGGCCGTCGAGTAGCAGCCCTGAATGCCCTTCAGGTAGACGCGGCCGGTGCGCTTGGCCCACGCGACCAACTTCGGCACCGAGTGCTTGCAGACGCGGATACCGCGCCAGATGACCGTCTCGCAGCGCGGCTGCGTCATTCCACCCATGGGTGTGTCCTCTCCAGAGTCATTGGTAACGAGTTCAACGGTACCGATTGACCTGAGAGGGGTGGGAACGCAGAACGGCCCCCAGCGCGATGCTGGAGGCCGTTCGGTGGTGCTGCGTCAGCGCAGGACGCTGTTGGGGTTCTGCGTCCGCTTGGCCGTGCCCTCGACGTCGTCGATGGGAGCCTTGCTCGGGCCGACGATGGGCAGGTCGTGAGCGCTGAGGCCCTGCATCCCTGCGGTGAACGAGGCGCTGCGACCGGCGGCTGCCTCGACCGCCTCGCCGCCGACGGCGGATCCGGCTGCTCGGGCGAGCATGGGGGCGATGAAGGACATCTGGGCTCCTGTGGTAAGCGGTTCGTCTGATTCAGGTTACCCCAGCGGGGCGGGGTGGTGAGATCAGGCTGCGATGCGCTGGTCGATGGCGACGATCTGCTCGAAGGTCGCAGCCACCCAGCGGTCGTGCTCCCAGACCCAGTGCTCGCCACCGTCGAACCAGACGTCGCCGTCGTGCACCGTGACGACCGGGGCCCACGGGCTGCGGAAGACGACGCCGCTGACGTGACCCCGCACCTTCCGCCGGGCCATCCACTTCAGGACGTAGAAGGTGATGACGAGGACCGCGCCCAAGGCGAGGTACTGAAGCGCGTCGGGGAGGGAGGTCTGCATGTCGGGGCCGTCAGCGAGGATCATCATGTGACAAGGGTGACGGACGAGACGGTTGTTGTCAACCGTGTCCGCCACGTCGGTTGACAGACCAGTCCACGCCGAGCCCGCCACAGAAGGCGCAGTCGTCGCCGTAGCGGTCGGTGCAGCGCCCGTGACAGGCCGTGCACGGTGCCTCCTCGGCGGCTGTGTCGTCCAGAACGAGCGACCATGTCTCTTCCACCAGTGTGCTGGCCATTACGAGTTACTCCTTGCTTCGATGACTTCGACGTCGATGATGTCGCTGAACTGGCTGGCCGCGATGGCGTCGGCCTTGACCGGGGCGGGCAGAGCGCGGGCCGTCTGCTCGGGCTGGGCACCGAACATCCGCTGCAGGATGCCCCCGCCATCGGAGCCTCCGCGACCCTTCGCCTCCATCTTGAAGGTGAAGCCGTCCTGCTCCAGTTCGGTCTTCGTCTTGATCATCTTCTGGAGCCGGTCCATCTCGCTGGAGAGGTTCGGATCGGGGTAGCCACCGGTGATTTCCTCGCTCATTCGTGCGAAGAGCACGCGCTGGGTCTGCATCTCGATGAGGCCGTTCTGCAGGGACTGCATCTGGTCCTTGGTCTTCACCTCGACCGGGATCTCGTACGCGCAGTTGGCCCCGTCCTCGAACATCGGGCACTTGTCGGCGAGGAAGCACGAGGCGCAGAGGCGCTGGCTCTGGGACCTGACGGTGAGGAGGTTGCGCGTCACCTCGGCCGGTTGACCGTCGTCGCCGAGGACCTTCTCGGTGGTCACGTTGACGCCCATGATGGGCAGCAGCGTGGTCTGACGGACCTTCCGGGTAGTTGCTACGGACTTCCGCATTTCCGAGGGGCTGGTAACAACTAGGGGGTCCTCGGTTTCCGCGAAACCGCTGTCAGACGGTTCGGCGCTTGTAGCAACTACTTCAGGGGCTGCAGTGGTCTGGTCGACGGATTCGACGAGCCGCTGCCACGACCAGAGGCTGAGGCGGAGCACCTCGTTGGTGTCGTCGCCCTCGATCTTCTCGGTGTCGAAGCCGTGGTCGCGCAGGTAGGTGCGGTGGCGCATGCGCGCCTGATCCTTCATCTTCTTCGGGTAGCGCTTCAACTCGCGGCCGGTCCAGATGATGGTGTCGCCGTACTGGGCAGGCGAGATCCACGACGTGCTGGCCACCGAGCCCCACTGGACCTCGGACATGAGTTCCGGGCGGGTCATGGCCACGCCGTGCAGATGAGTCCCGTACTTGCGCACGAGCCCGTTGAGGGTGGGGACGAGATTACGTCCGTCCATGGCCGTCTGCATGATGCCCACGCGCTTGTAGCGCTCGGCGAGGGACTCCAGTTCGGATAGGCCCCAGTCGGCGTGCCAGACGGGCAGGAACTTACCCTCGGGCAGGGAGTCGTAGAAGTCCTCGCGCTGGTCGCGGATCCACGACAGGCCGAGGGCGAGCGAGTCGAACTCGGACACCATCTCGACGCGGTCGATGTTCTGGAGCACGAAGCCCATGTAGGCCTCGCCGATCTCCTTCAGGTCGCGCTGGGAGTACTTCTCCCCCGCCGTGTCCTGATTGACCGTGAAGGCCCCCGAGTCGAGGAAGATCTTCTGCTCGGCCGGGAACTTGTCGTCCAGCAGCCACGGGCGTGCGAACTTCACCTTGCGGCGCAGGCCCATGTACGAGAGGGCGACGTGGCTGACGTCGGACTCGCTGAGCATCTTGCGCCACGAGGACACTTCGGCTCCGCCGAAGTAGAGGGCAGTCATCGGTTCTTTCTCCTGTGCTTGGTGATCAGGACCCCCACGGCTGCCGCGCAGACGAGGACCACGATGAGCCACACGGAGCCGTAGAAGACGTCCATGACGTCCCGTGGGATCACAGCACTTCGCCGATGCGGCTGTCGGTGCTCTTGGTCTCCCGCTGGCGTTCGACTTCGGCCTGCAGGACGCCCCAAGCGGTGGGTACGCGTCTGGCCCCGGGGAGGTCATCGGGGCTGCGGTAGGACGGCACGGCGAAGAAGAGCACCGGCGTGCCAGCGGCGACGACGTCGGCCGCGATGTCGGGGTCGGCCTCGACGATGAAGTCGATGGAGCCCCGGGTGCGCAGACGGGTCAGTTGGTCGGGGCGGGGGCTGCCCCCCTCGGCCACGAAGGCGTGCTCCGTGAAGCCGTGGGAGGCGAGCCACATGCCGTCCCGCTGGGCGCTGTCGTCAGAGACGAGCGCGAGACCATGGATGGACGTCAGGGCGCGGTAGAGCGTGCGTCCTGACGGAATTACCTCACGTGTGCCGGGATCCCTTAGGACCCCGTCAATGGCCATGACCAGCATCTATATAGGGTAACGGGTTCGAGTGGTCCGGTTTACCTCTTGCCGCTCGACAAGGCTTGCTGGACGCGTGAGTGCATCTGCTGCTCGCGCATCTGCTCCTGCATCGCCATGGCCTGCTGCTGCATGATCTGGGCCGTCTTGACCGCCGCGAGGGAGGTCTGGACGTCGGTCTGCAGAGCGGCCAGCGCGCCGATGACGTCGTCGTTGTGGGGCTCGCGCATGACGCGCACGTTCTTGACGAGCGACGGGTCGAGGCTGATCTGCCCGTCGAGGCCGATGACGACGGCGAAGGCCGTGCGGACCTGCGGGTAGGTCTCCTCGTCGTTCACCTTGGCGGCGAGGGCGTCGAGGTCAGCCTCGGGGAGGGAGTTGAGGTCGGGCATGGGAGCGGTCTTCGCTCCGGCCGGGATGATGATGTCGCCCATCAGCCGTTGCTCCGCGCGAGAGCCGCGTTCGCCCAGAACATGGCCTCCTCGATCTTGGTGATGGCGGTGGCCTTCTCCCGGCCATCCGGCACCTTGACGTTGACGAACTGCGCGAGTTCGTAGGCAGCGACGCGGACGCTCGTGTGGGCGTTGCGCTTCTCCTCGTCGGTGGCGGGGTGGAAGTCGAAGCGGTTCTGCAGGTCAGCGGGGTCGATCATGATGCTCCTCAGAGGTTCCGGTTCTTGTGGGCCATGACCATGGAGTGGACAGGGCAGTGGTCGCAGAGGAAGTGGTTCGAGCGAAGCGGCTGGAGACCGAGGCTCTTGCGCTCTCGGTCGGTGCCAGCGCTCAGGCGCTTGTCCTCGTCCCGGTAGTTGCTGCAGCCGGGGTTGCGACCGTGCTTCTCGAAGCACTTCAGGGCGTCCTCGCCGAGGGTGTCCTTGGTGTCGTAGAAGGACTGGTCGAGACCGGTGTGGCCCGCGCTGTCGCGGATCTGCTTCTCGATGGCCTCGCGGGTCGACGGGAGGTCCCAGTGCTTCTTCTCGACGCGGAGCATCTGGCCGAGATGAGGGTCACCGGAGGGGTAGCGGTGCTTCTCCAGCACGTACTTCAGGGCCCAGTCGTTGTGCGGGTCGCCCTCGTAGTCCTCGACCTGCTCCAGCGTCTTGTCCTCGTGGCAGAGCAGTAGGCGGACGTGGTCCGACATGTGTGATCCTTTTCGTTCAGCGAATTAGGTACAGGTGCGTAAATCAGATTAGGTGCTCCGCTTGACGCGGCGCAAGTCAGCGAACCGGCGGGGTCTCCACGTAGTCACGGGGCGGGAGGACGACACCGTCGCCGGACATCTGGTTCGGGGTCTCGTGGATGCCGTACCACGTGTCGTTGAGGGGCTGGCGCGCGGCGGTCGTGGTGGCCTCGACGAAGCCGCCACGGTTGCGGATGACCTTCTTGAAGGAGCCCTCGGTGGCACCGATGTGGAGGTCGGCGTTCATGCTGCGGGTGGGACCGTAGGTCATCAGTGGGCTCGCTTCCCCGCGCCATTCGCGTGGCGGCGGTCGTTGAACAGGGACGCAAGCGGGTTCGCCGAACCGGTCGAGGAGTCCTTCTGAGGATCCCTGACCTTGCCCTTACGGCGGTCGGTGGCGCGAAGCGGCTTACGAGACATGGTTCTAGGGTACTTACATCGAGCCGAGAGACTGTACTGACGACCCGCTGTAGCCGGGCTGCACGCGGGTGTAGTCGTTCTGGGCGGTGGGGTACTGGGTGCGCTGGCGGAAGCAGTCCTCGACGGAGGGCTCGACCTTCTCGAAGCCGAAGCGAGCCGGGAAGAGCACGGTGTTCGGCAGGGGCGGGCGCAGGGCTTGGATCTGCTCGGCCGAGGCACCGGCGAGGGCACCGAGAGTGGCGGTCAGCCGCGCCTCGGGCAGCGAGTTCCACGGCTTGGTGCGGTCGTAGACACCGTCGGCGTTCAGCATGTCAATCTCTCCCATCGAATGGCTTTACACGGTAGACTGGCTTGCATGACGACCAACGGACCTGTATATGACTCCCCCGGCGCGATGCCGGAGAAGGACGACTTCGAGAGCCGCGAGGCGTTCCTAGCCGTCTACCCGGACCAAGAACACCTCGCGGACATCTACTTCCCGCCGGACGAGGACCTCACTCCCCCGGCATGACCGGGTAGGGCTTGCTCTTCGTCGGGTTCACCAAGTGCGCCGTCTCCGGGCTCTTCGAGATGCCCGTGGTGTTCGGGTTGCTGCGGAACTGCGGACCCATGTGGGTGTGCGTCTCCCCACGCGAGAGCGCGCCCAGCACGTCGCCGTGGTTCGGGACGTTGATGCCCTCGTGGCCCCAGTCGCGGACGACGGGGTACTGGTCGGCGTGGCTGACCATGACGTCCTTGCGGATCATCTGCTGTGAGCCCCACGCCGCCGCCTGAGCCGGGTGGACGTTGTCGGCGTGGTTGACGCTCCGGGACAGCCCGTTGTCTGCCAGCGCGCGGCGCGTGGCGTGATCGTTGAGCGCGTGCACGTACGAGTCACCCTTGGCGAGCATCTCCTCGGTGCGGGCGAGGCCGACCTTGGGCTTCAGGGTGCCCTCACGGCTGTTGTTGGGCACGAAGACCTGCGTGAGCCCCTTGGTGGCGCTCTTGGGGTGGTCGGGGTGGATGTAGGTGTTCCCGCTCTTGCCGCCACCCACGTAGACCTTGGACTTCGACGTCGACAGGCCCGGGGCCACGACCGAGGCCTCGTGCACGTCGCTGACCTTGTAGGCGTCGGCGTGGTTGACGTCGGCCAGCGCGCCACGGAAGGCGACGGTCTTCGCCGCCTGCTTCGGGTTGCCGTAGCCGTGGGTGTCGAACTGGCCGGACTGGATCATGTCGGCAGCGCGGCCAGCGGCCTTGTCGTTGTTCTGGATCCGCCCGCCGATGAACTTCGGGGCCTCACCGGTGATGCCGGACTTGACGGCCTCCTCGGCCTGCTCGATGTTGGGCCAGCGGTGCTCGCCGTCGCGCCACTTGTTGTTGGGGCTCGTGTCGGCCGCTGCCTGATGCACGAGGGCCCGGGCTGCAGCCTGCCGGTCGCTGCGCTCCAGCCCTGCCGTCTGGGAGGCGAACTGGGGGTGGTTGGAGACCGTCTGGGTGGCCTGACGCAGCCGCGTCTGGGCAGCGTTGACGCCGTCGTAGTGCTTGGCGTCCATGTCGGGGTGCGAGGGGATCTCGGTCTGCGTGCGGCCCCCGTAGAACTTCTGGGAGGACGACTCCTCGACTCCGGCCTGATTGTGCTCGGCCATGACGCGGTGCAGGGTGCGCGAGTGGAGGTCGGCGAGCGAGCCGACGGGGTCCTTCGGGTCGTGGCCGAAGTGCGCGAGCACGGCGGTGCCCTTGCGGTACTCGCCGCCGGAGAGGTCCTCTGCTCGGCGCTGAACCGTCACCTCGGGGTGGTGGGCGTGGGGCTCGTTGATGGCGGCGTTGCCACGCTCGGCTCCCTCGTTGGGGAACATGTGGTGGCCACCGGAGAGCCACGTGAAGTGCCGGTCCGACATGCCCTCGGGCTTGCGGTAGCCCACCTGTGCGTCCGGGAGGCCCCCGGGCTTGGTGGCCTCGACGTGCTGGGCACGGAGACGGGAGGCCTCTCGGCCGTCGCCCTTCCATGCGCGCACGTTCGTCGGGGCGGGCAGCGAACGGCCCTCTCCGACAGCGCTGTAGGTGTTCGGCTCGCCACCCGTCAGGGGGTTGCGGCGTGCCCGGGTCTCTGCCGCCTTCTGGGCGGGGCTCTTCTTGGCAGCCATCGTTCTACTTCCATCGAGGCAGCGCTGAAGCCATCTGGGCTCGGCGCTGCGGGTTGACCATCTGGGTGTGGTTGTTGTCGGCGACGCCGTACTGCTGCTGGACGGCGAGCATCTCCTCGGGCGAGAGCGCGGGGACCTTGCCTCCGTGCGCCAACTTCTCGACCGCGCTGCCCTGCTGGGTCCACCGCTGGCCACGAGACTGAGCCTCGATGCCTGCCATGGGGTGGACGTTGCCTGCGGGCCACGCGTAGTCGCCGGGGTCGATCTTGTCGCCCTTGTGGACGCCGCGCTGGTACGAGCGCTGGGTGAGGCGGCTCTGCAGGTTCTTCAGCAGCCGGTCGCCTCGCCGGGAGTTGATCGTGCCGAGGTAGCCGTCGGGGTACTCCGCGCTCGGGGTGCGTGCACCCTGCCCGAGAGAGCGCTGGGCGTCGAGGACGCTGCGGTAGCCAACGACCTGCGTGCCGCCCCCACCGTTGGCGCGGACGACGGAGCCCGACTGGTCGACGGGCGGCAGGAACTGGAAGGACATGTCAGGCCTTCACGGCCCGCAGGTTGCTCTGGATCTTCGTGGAGCCGCGCGGGGTCTTCGAGACCGTCGGCTTGGGGGCCGCGACGTCCGGGGCCGGGGCGGTGTTGGTGTTCCCCTCGGGGACGCCCGGCGTCTTGTAGGACTCGATCTTCTTGGAGTCGAAGATCTCCCGCTCCCCGCGCTGCTTGGCGACGGGGACGGCGTCCTTCTTGCTGGCGTAGCGGGTGGACGCGTCGAGCACGGCCTTCCCGTCCTCGGCCCAGCCTCCGGCGTAGGCCTTGACGTCGCCGCCGGTGTTGACCGCCGTGCGGACGAAGTGCGCGTGGGCCTCGTGGCTGCCGAGCGGTGCGTCGTGGAAGGACTCGGGGATGCGGGTGTTGGTTCCCGCGAACTCGTGGCCCCCGACCATGTGCGCCCGGTCGACGCCGACGTTGAGGAACTGGCGGCTCAGGACGTGGTACGAGGACCCGCCGATGTCGGGGTTGTTGACCATTCCAGCGAACGTTGAAGCGTCCTTGGCCATGCTGTTGTCGAAGCGCTTCTCGTCGCTCATGTCATACTCCTTGGGTGGCACACACGATTGGGACCGTCATCGACGGCTACGGAGAGTTCTGGGCGCACTGCTCGGACTGCCTCTTCCGCGAGGGGCCCTTTGTCGACGAGGTCGACGCGGACTGGGCAGTGCTGAACCACCGCGAGATCACGACCCCGAAGGCGTCCTCAGACGCGTGAGCGGTCGCGCGAGGCCCAGAAGTCGCGGTTGCCGATGGCGGAGGGGACGAGTCGCACGTTGCGCTGCGTCGCGCTGGCCTCGGCCGCGTTCTGCTTGTAGAGGGTCGCGGTGATCTTGAAGGCCGCGCCGTGGGGCTCCATGACGCCCTGACGGTGGTTCGCCGTCGCGCCGTCGAGCATGCCACCGGCGCTGCCGTGCTTGGCGACCGGCGAGGTGTTGGCGGAGGGGGCGGCGGACGCGTTGACGGGGGCGGCGATCTTGCCCTGCGTGGCGAAGGCGGACTTGGGAGCGGTGCTGTTGGCCATGAGGTTCTCTTTCACTTTCCGCCGAATGTGCGGGGAGCCGAGCCCAGCCACAGACGCGACTGGAAGGTGGAATCGGAGAGGCCGTTGGTGCTGAAGCCGGGGCCCTTCAGGGGCTGCCGGGATCGGTCGGCCTCGGACTGTCCGTTGGCCGTCGTGAAGATCTGGTTCTCGTCCAGAGTCGACGACGGCTTGAACCCCTCGCGGCCCGCACCCTCCTGAATGGAGTGGATCCGAGACGCCGGGGACTGGGCCAGAGCACCGTCCGAGAACGACGACGTGCGACCGCCGGGTTGAAGGCTCATTAGGTGGCTCCTCAGGCACAGGATTAGGACGTTCCCCAGTGTATGGCGAATCGGCCCGTCAACTAGAGCCGACGAGCCGATTTACCCTGCGTGTCTTACTTGGCCTCCACCTTGAAGACCATGGCCGAGACCTCGCTCTGGTCCGGCAGCCGCACGGTGGCGAAGCCGATGCGCGTGCTGAGGGTGAGGGCCTGCGAGCCGACGAACGACTGGGCGATGGCGATGGCCTTGACGGCCTGATTCACCGGGCCCGCGCCGATGGCCCGGAGCGTCACGTGGCCCTTGTCGAGCACCGCGTGGGTGATCGCGCTGGCCAACTTGCTGGCGGGGGTCTTGCCTGCGACCCGGATGATGTCGTCAACCGGCCCGTCCGAGATCGAGATGTCACTCATGAGTACTCCAGAGGGTTCCGAGAAATGCTGCGTGTCCCTCTAGGTTATGAGTTCGGACGAGCCGGTTGACAACGAGCGCCTGATCGGCTAGAAGACGATCTTCGAGTCCAGCAACTTCTTGCCGGTCTCGGTGACCTTGATCGCCGCCTTGACCCGGTCGATCTGCTCGTTGCGCTGCACCTCGGCCGCGCGCATCTGGGCAGTCGACATCCCGAAGGACCACGCCGTGCGGACGAGGACTGGTGCGACGTCGAGGACGACCCGCTCGGTGCGCGCCTCAGCGGCCTGCAGGTCCTCCTTGGTGTTCTCGTGCTCGAACCTCTCGAAGGCGAGGTCTTCCTGCAGGTCCTCCGACTTGCGCCAGAAGACCGCCGTGGTGACGAAGAGCAGGGCGGCGAGGATGCCGAGCCCGATGAGGGTGTAGTCGGTGTGGGTGAGGTTCACTTGGTGCCTGCTTCCTTCAGAACGGTCTTGATGACTTCCTGCTCGTACTTGTGCTCGACCAGCCCGGGGTTGCTGATGAGGTGGGCGAGCCGGGCGAGGGCGTAGGAGTCGGCGGCGTTGTCGTCGTTGAACTCGGCGTCCCACTTCTTGAAGACCCCGAGGAGCATGAGGTTCTTCGTCTTGCCCGCCCCCGCGCCAAGGACGAACTTCTTCAGCGTGGAGGGCTGGACGATGTACGGCAGCCGCCCGTGCTTGTGCAGGGTCGCCTTCGTGACGCCACCCAGTTCGCCCAACTTCTCGCGGCCGAACTTCGAGCCCATGGAGTAGCCCTCCATGGCGGTGCACATGGGGGCCCGGTCGCTCAGGAGGTCCGCGACGTGCGTCTCCACAGCGGCGAGCCGGGATCCCTGCGAGATGTAGCGACCTGCCTCGAACGAGCGCACGAGGGTGTCGTGGGTGCCCGTCTCCGAGTCGAAGAAGGTCGTCGCGAAGCCGCCGTAGGACTGGTCGATGCCGAGGTAGAGCGTCACGCGGCGAACCGCTCGGCGTGGAGGACCTCGCCACGCAGGTCGTTGATCTCGCCGTCGTTGATGATCGTGAGGTTGATCATCTCGTCGGGCAGGCGGCGGTCGGACACGTGGTCGTTGACCGGGCCGACGCCGGGGCGCTTGATCTCGACGACGACGCCGCTGCGGTCGAGGATGGCCTGCGCCTCGTTGCGGAAGCGGGTGTCGGGGAAGGCGTACTTGCCGCCGTCCTTGACCTTCGCCATGGCGTAGTCGACCCACGTGTTCTCCCCGAGGATCTCACGCACGCCCTCCCCCAACTTCTGGAGGAACACTCGGGTGGTGCCGACCTTCTTGGCCTCCTCCCACGCCGCGTCGCCACGGATGTCCTCGTGCGCGAGGTCGTCGAAGATGTCCTGCAGGGTGAACACGCGACCGTGCGAGTCCGTCTGGACGACGGGGTTGACGAAGAGCGCGAGGCGCTTCAGGGGCTCGGCGAACGAGATCTGCGAGTAGCCGAGTTCCTCGGTGAGGATGTCGGCGGAGGTGTTCTTGCCCGTCTGCGCGTGGCCGTGCAGGCCGACGAGCCGGGTGCGGCGGTCGAGCGGGGAGTAGACGTCCTCCTCGTACATCATGGTCGGGGTCACCGGCGCACCTGCTCGCGGATGTACTTGGCCATGTCCCACAGGGTGTAGACGACGAAGAACCCCCAGCCGAGGGCGAGGGCCCGGGCGGCGTTCAGGTCGCCGGTCCATGCGGCGCGGACGGTGCTGCCGAGGCAGGCCACCATCAGGAGCCACAGGAGCACGGTCAGGACGACGATGACGGTGCGGAAGGCGGTCGCTCCGGGGAGCGACTCGGGATGACTGGTCACAGGGTGTTCCCTTCGTATCGGGTTTCGGGGACAGACCACATCTGCCCCCACTGGTTGGTCACTGCGGAACCGTATCGGGATGCCGAATCGAAGTCAATCCGCATGACTGATCCGGTTGACGGGTGGACGAACTCGATCCACAGGCACTGGTTGTCGCGGAGGAACTCCCACTCGTGCCGGAAGTAGCGGATACCCTCCTCGGCCGCGACCTGATTAGGTGTCACGCCGGAGTGCCGGTAGATCCGGTACATGCGGTCGAATAGCCCGAGTTCCACGTGGTCGCCGTCGGGGTTCTGGACGTAGACGGCGTCCTTGACGTTGGTCAGGAGCGTGCGGCCCTTGGCGTCGGTCCCCCGCTGCTCCCACGGGGCCTTGATCATCCGACGTCGGCGGCGAGCGACCCTACGCATTCCACTTCCCGTTCCGGCTGTCGCGCGGCTCGCGGCCGACGCGGCGGGTCAGTTCTCGGGACAGCAGGACCTGCTTCTTCTCGGTAGCCTCGTAGATGCCCCGGAGCATCTTCTGGTAGGCCTGCGCCTTGAAGTGGGCGTCCCGGGCGTCGATGTAGGCACTGTCCTCCCAGATGGCAGCCTTGGCGGCGGTAACCGTCTTCGCGCCGGAGTTGCGCGCGGCCGACATCGTCTCCATGCGCTTGACGTCCTCCGCCGTGCTCTGCTCCTCGACGTCGGCGACGGCCAACTGAGCGCCCTGATACGCCACCCACTCGGTGAACTCCCGGAAGAGGGTCATCAACTCCGGGTCGGTCAGGTCGGTCGGGTCAGGGGGCAACCTTGGAACGTCGCCGCCGGGGTGCTCCGGCAGTTCGATCTGCCGCTGCTGCAGACGCCCCTGCGCGTATGACGCGGCGGGGACGGTGCTCCACGTGTTCTCCGGCTTCTGCCGCGTTGTCTGACGGCGAACGGTCCTTGGCATTGCTCTCCTTGTCGGTCCAGCAGGTGGTCTGCCACGGGCACTCTTTGCAGCCCTTGGTGGTCTTCTCGCGGTCCCCGGGTCGGGGGACCTCGCGGTTCTTCTCCAGCGCGTACTTGATGTCGAGCGCGGTGTCGAGCATGGGCTTCGCGATCCGGGCGCTCGGCTTGACCCGGAACTCCTTCACGTCCTGATTCGACTTGTACTCGTAGAGGAAGACGATCTCGTCGATCTCGACGCCGTTCTCGATGAGGATGGCGGCGTAGATGTTCGTCTGGCGCAGGTGGCTCCCGAGGGGGCTCTTCAGGTCGCGCCAGATTCCGTCGAGGTCGTAGATCTTGCGGCCCTTGGGGCCCTCCACGGAGTTGGCCCGGAGCAGGTCCGGTGCGTCCATCCGCAGGGTCCCCTGACCGATGCTCTTGACCTCGACGAGGCTCTTGCGCACGAGGCCGTCCTCGTGGCCGACGATGAGGTAGCGCTCCTCGCCGTCGACCGGGACCTCGCGGTACTGCAGCACGCGCTTGGGAGCACTGCACTGGGGGCACTCCTGCGGTGCGGTATCCCACCACTTGTGCTCGCACACGAGGCAGCCCCACATGCCGTCGAGGATCCCCATGTCCCAGAGGCGGCGCTGCCACTTGTCGTGGATCGTGTGGCCCTCGTCGAAGATGTTCTCCAACTGGTAGCCGTGCTTCTTCTGGGGGTCCGACTCCGGCACCCCCGACAGCCGATACCACGACTGTCGAGGGCACCAGTCCGACTTGGCCATCTCGCTCGGATGAAGGATGTCCTGACGCCGGTCGGAGGGAGCGTCGATCTGCCTCAGCAGGTGCTTGCGGATGTCACCCAGCAGGACGTAGTTCGGCTTCGTCGCTTGCGCGAGATCGAAGAGCCTCCCTGTCGGCTTCGCGCGCCGCCGCCGCGTCGAGGAGGTCTTGCTGGGGCGTGGCATTGTCGAACTCCCATTCGATAGGTGCGGGCTTTCCCTTGCGGCGCTTGAACCGCTGCCGGAGATCGTGGCGCTGCTCGGGGTAGAGACCGCCGAAGACGCCGTAGTGCTCGTTGTTGATGAGCGCGAAGATGAGGCAGTCGTGGCGCTTCGGGCAGACCTTGCCGTCGATGTCGCCGTTGCAGACGGCCACGGCCTCGTCCATGTCGTCATCGACGAAGGCGTCGTACTCCCTCGTCGGGACGAAGTCGAGGCACTTGGCCCCGGTCCAGTCCGGCTGCGGGATGCGCAACTTCATGACCATCAGAGGGCCGTATCCAGCGAGTCGGCGCGCTCTCGCAGATCCTTGTAGTCGGCCTCGCGGACGACGACCCACTCCTCGCCGGAGAACGAGATGACGAAGGCGAACTCGCGACCGTCGACCAGCGCGTACCGCTCCCCCTTGTGCAGGTCGGCCTGCTTCAGGGTGAACTGCTTGGCGTCGGTGTACTTGGCCTCGATGCTGACCTCAGCGCTGCGCACGTCGTTCTTCCTGACCCACCCGTTTCCGGAACCGGCCGATATCGAGCCGCCGTACCGTCCGGCCAAGCGCTTTTCCTGCTGCTGCGACTTCTTCAGCGAGGTCTTCATGAGTCCTTCCGAGGATGTTGGTGATGAAGGTCGAGCGCTCCGCGAGGACTCGGGTCAGGCGTGCGATGTGCAGACGCTGGAAGAGCACGAGCGCCGCGAGGATGATGTTGAGGGCGACCGAGACCGTGCCCCACGTCACGCGGCTTCCTTCCGTGCGACGACCTTCACTCCGGCGCTTGCAGCCTCGGTGACGGCCTCCTCGGTGAGCGCGTGCTCTGCGGCCGGGTCGGCGGCGACGGCGAGGACCCGCTCGCGGATCTGGGCGAAGAGGTCGGGGCTCTCCATGACGCCCGCGTACATCGCGTCCTTGCCAGCCCAGCGATGAAGCGGCTTCTTCTTCGAGTCGAGTTCCCCGTTCTCGAAGACGAAGGTCGAGCCACGGCGCTCGATGACCCCGAAGAGCAGCGCGCACAGGGCGATGTCCTTGCTGAGGTCGTAGTCGCCGCGCTTCTTGTCGAGGCTGTCGGCGTCACGGAAGTAGAAGTCGAGGACCGCGACCTGCCCCGGGCTGTTGGACTTGTTCTTGGTCGTGGTGACCTTGATCGTCTGGCCGACGGGGACCTTCAGGCCGTTCTCGGTGATCTTGATGAACTCGTCACGCTGGACCTCGACGCGGACGTAGAAGGCGTAGTTCTTCGCGTTGCCGCCGGGACTCGTCTTCGGGGTGCCGTGCGGGCTCCACGCGCCGATCTTGTCGCGGAACTGGTTGATGATGATCGGGCCGAGCATCGGCTTGACGTCGGGGTCGGTGATGTCGATGCGGCACTGGCGTCCCCACTTGCGGAAGAACTTGCCGAAGAGCCGGGCCCCGATGGCCATGGAGTGCTCGTCCATGTCCTTGGCCGCTTCCTCGTCCGGCACGAGGGCCGGGTAGGAGTCGAGGATGATGGCATCGACGGCGCGCTCGGCACCGAAGGCGAGCATGACCTGAAAGGCCTCTTCCATCGCCTGCGTGTTGTGCACGATGACGCGGCTGCAGTCCACGCCGAGGGCCTCGGCCTGATCGACGTCGAAGTGCTCGGCGGCGACCCACAGGGCGGTGAACTCGGGGTCGATGTCCATGTTGGCCGCGAGGGTCTTCAGGACGACGGCGGTCTTGCCGTTGCTCTCTCGGCCGAGGACCTCGATGGGCTGGTTCGCGGGCCAGCCGCCACCGAGGGCGACGTCGAGGCCGAGGTGGCCGGTCGTGTAGCGCTTGTGGACCTGAATGTCCTTGGCCAGCACCAGCGCTCCGGTGCCGTAGTCCTTGTTGATCTTGGCCATGACGGCCAGCGCCTCCGGGGTGAAGGTGCTCACTGGGTGGCCTCGGTCACGAGGACGCTCGTCGTCGTGTCGTAGGCGTCGCAGTACTGCGGGTCGCGGAAGCGGACGGTCTCGGTCAGCGTGGCTTCGAGGTCGTGGATGCTGTCCTCATCGACGAACGGCTCGACGTAGGTGTAGGTCACGGTGCGCGTGACCGTGACATGAAGGCCCGGGTTGCCAGCCATAGTGTTCCCTTCTGGTCAATCGGTGCGACTGATCCAGTTACCTAGGGTATGCGCTGACGACCCGGGCCGTCCAGTTAAGTAGTTGCTACTACGCGGCGTACTTCAGGAGATCCTTGACCTCGCACGCGTCGGTGCTGCAGAAGGCCTCACCGATGGCGTCGATGGCCTTCATGTCCCCGTTGTAGAGGGGCTCGAAGTCGATGCCGAAGATGCTCTCCTCGGCCGCGATGTAGTCAGCCTCGGTGATCTCGGTGTAGGGCATCTGCGGGTACACCGCGTTGCCCATGGGCAGGAACGAGATCGTCTTCAGGTGGCCCGCGTGCATGGCCAGCACCCGCTTGACGTCGTCGGCTTCCTTCTCGGCGTCGAAGGAGACCGTGACGCTGACGGCGTTGTCGCTCCACCAACGCTGGGCCTCGACGGCGAGGTTGGCCTTCTCGTAGATCGAGACCTGCTTCTCCGAGCGTGACGCCTTCGACTTGACCGGGAAGAAGACCACGACGTTGTCGGGGTTCTCCTTGGCCTGCTCGACGCGGTACCCGGCGTCACCGGCGAGCACGACGATGGGGTCGTCCTTGCCGAAGCGCATGGCGCGGTCGAAGTACTTGCCGCCCGGCTGCCAGTGCACGCCCGGGGACGCCCCGGCCATGAGCGAGACGGTGCCGGAGGGCTTGACCGTCGTGGTGCGGATCGACTCGCGGACGCAGAGCCACTCGGAGTAGATCCGGTCGTACTGGTCGACGATGCCGTAGCCCGTGTCGAGCCACTCACGCAGGACGCTGAGGCCCTTGTCGTCGGCGAAGTTGGCGATGGCCGAGGCCGACGTCCCGATGCGGCGGTTGCGCTGCATGATCGCGTTCGTCTTGGGCCAGTGGGTCGGGATGAGGGTGACCGTCTTGGCGTAGAGGTAGGCGAACTTCAGGGTGCGGTGGAAGTCCTCCTTGGTCTCGTGGTTGTGCAGGTAGGTCTCCACGAGAGTGCACATCTCGCCGGACTCCAGCGGCTGCTCGGCGCAGGGGTTGAAGCCCATGACCCGGTAGTCCTTGTAGTCGGCGGGGTCCTTCAGTCGCCCGAAGTTGCGCGCGGTGTCGAGCCAGATGACCCCGGGCTCGCCGTTGATCGCGATCTTCTCCACAATGGCGTCGAGAGGGGTGTCGACGCCGACGACGACGGAGTTGTTGCTGAGTTGGCCCCAGCCGGTCGGGTAGGCCATGCGCTCGGGATTGACCTCCCAGTTCTTCAGGTCGAGGAAGGCCTCATCCTCGATGTCGCCGAGGAGGATCTCGGCCGAGCGGCGGACGTTGCCCGCGACGACGCACTTGCCGATGAGGTTGCCGATGTCAGCGATGTCGGTGGAGGTCAGCGGCTGGCCGTCACGTCCGCCAAGCAGGCGGCGGAGGGTCACATGAAGTTCGACGAGCGACCCGGGCCCGGCTGCCGTTCCCCCGAAGGTCTTGATGGGCTCACCGGCAGGGCGGATGAGGCTGTAGTCGAACTCCGGCAGGTGCTGGTTCGGCTTCAGGTAGGCCTCCAGCACGAGCCGGACGGAGTTCACCCAGCCCTCGCGGCTGTCGGGGATCACCACGGGGTCGTGCATGGGTGACGGCTCGTGGATCTTGAAGCCCTTGTCCGCGCCGCGAGTGTCGAAGCCGACGCCGACGCCGAGCATCGAGGCCTCCATGAGGAAGGTGAACGGCATCGACGGGTCGTTGACCGTCATGTCGTCGGTCGAGATGAAGGCGCAGTTCTGCAGCGGGGCGCTGTTCTTCTGCTCGTTGACCAGCGGGGTGCCCATGATCCACATGCCACGGCCCGGCGGGGTCCACTTCAGGTGGAAGAGGCGGTCGTAGGCCTCCTGCGCCGAGGCCTGAGCCTTGCGGTCGTTCCACGGCAGACGGTTGTCCTTGACGTAGTCCTTCTGCAGCGAGTACATGCCCTCGATGACGCGGCGGCAGGCCTCGTGCCAGCGCTCCTTGGTGCCGTCCTCACGCTTGCGCGAGTACTTGGTGATGAAGGTGATCTCGCCGAGGCTGCTGCCACCGGGGAGTTCGAACCCGAAGGGGACCGGGCGGTCGGTGTACCGGTCGACGAACTCGTCCGAGAGGCCGAACGAGAGGTAGTGCGGTCGTGCGTAGGTGGTCATGCTCTTCTTCCTGTTGGGGTTGGTCACGTACTAGAGGCGGGCGACGATCTCGCCGGGGTTGAAGTTGCTGCGCCCACCGGCACCGCCACCGCCACTGATCTGGCGGGCCTGCTGGGTCGGGCCGGAGGCCTCGGAGGGGAGCCCTCCCTCGCCGCCGGTCTGGCTGAAGCGGGGGTTCTCGCCGCAGTCGTAGCACTGCTCCATGGCGTTGGGCGTCGGACGGAAGACGTTGCCGGAGCCGCAGTTGCCGCAGACGGAGGTGAGTTTGGCGCTCTTCGCCTTGGCCAGCGATCCCTTGACGCTGCCCCACCCGTGGTGCTCGGGCTCCGGCGCGGGAACCTGCGGCATGGGCACCGGCGGGTACCCGGGGATGCCCGGAGCCTGCGGCATCGGGACGGGCTGGGGCACCGGTGCCGGGGCCCACCACGGGGCTCCGGGAGTGGCCACGGGGGCTGCCGGTTGAACCTGCTGCGGGGCGGGCTGCACGCCCAGCCGCTGGGCCCAGAAGTTGGTCATGTGGTTCCTATCTGCGAGTGACGATGCCCATGTCGAGCAGGCTGCTGACGACGGCGACGGTTACGGTCGACGCGATCTGCTTCTCGCGGTCCGTCATACCAAGGTTGCCGTCAATCAGAATAGCCTGTTCGGTTACCTGAAGCGATTCGGCGATGAGGAGACCCATGGCCGGGAGGATCTCCCTGATGACCTTCTTCCGCTCGACGAGACGGATTAGGTCGAGGGCCTGCACGTCGGGGCTCGGGTGGACGTACCCGAGCCCCTCTGCGACGCGAGGGTTCGCCAGCCGCTCCGGCGGGATGATGTCGGTGATGACCCGGTGGCGGATCGTCTCGCTGCTCTCGTAGCGCATCCCCGGGGCGTACTGCCAGCCGTCGGCGTGTGCCGGGTCGACGTCGTCGTGGTGGCTCACTTCGCCTCCGCCCAGACGTCCACGATCTTGCTGTCGGAGGTCATCGGGACGGAGAGCATCTTGGCGATGCCCTCACCCAGCATGGCCTCGCGCATGATCTCCTGCGTCGCCTCGGCCTCCGACTCGGGGGTGCGGACCACGAGTTCGTCGTGGACGCTGAGGATGAGCGAGGAGTGCGACGGCAGCGTCTTCGTCAGGCGCACCATGGCGGTCTTGATGAGGTCGGCTGCCGAGCCTTGAATGAGGCTGTTGATGGCCTGTCGCTCGGCCAGACCGCGCAGGCTCTTGTCCGAGTAGTTCAGGCCCGGCAGGCGGCGACGTCGGCCAGCCAGCGTGGTGATGTAGGGCACCGGCTTGCGCGAGCGTGCCAACTCCAGCACGGCGTCCTTGAAGACGTAGACCTCGGGGAACTCCTGCTGGTGGATCTTCAGGAAGCCCTTGGCCTTCTCGACCGAGGTGTCGGCCATGGCGGCGACCTTGTCCGGGCCCGCGCCGTAGACGACGGCGAAGTTGATGCCCTTGCTGGTCTGGCGCATCGGCGGCACGACCTCGTCGAACGGCACGGCGTAGACCTTGCTCGCAGTCAGGGTGTGGGCGTCGATGCCTGCCTCGAAGCCGTCGACCAGCGCGCCGCGACCGTCGAAGGCGTAGGCCCGGGCGTAGTGCGCGAGGACGACGAGTTCGATCTGGCCGTAGTCGGCGACGACCAACTTCTCGCCCGGGTCGGACATGAAGAGGCCACGGATCTGCTTGCCCTTCTCGGTCGACGGGCGGGGGATGTTCTGCAGGTTGGGGGCACGGCAGGAGAAGCGGCCGGTGACGGTGCCGTACTGGAGCAACTCGGCGTGCACCCGGCCGTCGAAGATCTGGCGGGGCTTCTTCGGGTCGCCCTCGACGCCGGTGTAGCCCTCGATGTAGGTGCTCTGGAGTTTCTGCACGTCGGTGTACTCCGTGAGCGCCTTGACCACTGGGTTGGCGGCGTGGTGGTCCAGCGCCTCGGCGTCGGTGGACGCGCCCCCGGTCTTGGTCTTCTTCATGACCTTCAGCCCCTGCCCGCCCTTCTTCTTCGGGTCGAAGAGGATGGCCTGCTTCTGGGGCACGCTGTTGAGGTTGAACTCCTTGCCAGCGGCGCGGTAGCAGTTGGCTTCGAGGTCGACGAGTTCGTCGGAGTACTGGGCATGAAGGCGGTCGAGTTCGGGCTCGTTGACCCGCACGCCGTCGAGGCGCATCTGGCTGACGATCCGGGTGACCTCGTTCTCCAGTTCGTAGACGCGCTGGAGGTTGAACTTGGCCAGCCGGGGCTCCAGCCCCTGCTTCAGGTGCCACGTGTAGGCCCCGTCGAGGTAGCCGTAGCGGTGGACCTTCCAGAAGGGGTGAGCCTCGACGCACTTGCCGACGCCCTCGGAGTCGTACTTGTGCCCGAAGTAGTGCTCGACGAGCGGCTTCAGGCCGTACTGGTTGCGGTTCTCGTCGAGCAGCCACTGGATGACGATGGTGTCTCGCAGCGAGCCAGCCGGGAGGTTGCCGTCGAGGTACTTGGCGGCGGTCGGGAAGTCGAAGGTCGCGTTGTGCGCGTAGAGGATCCGGTTCTCGTTCGTGAAGAGCGGGGCCATGATCTCCCACGCGACCGAGGGGCGCATCTGGGGCGGCGGGGCGTCGTAGACGGCCGGGATGTTGCGGAACTTCTTCGTCTCCGGGTCCTTCTTCTTCGTCGCCCGGGAGATGAGGACGTTGCCGTTCGGATGACCCGTCGGGATGGTGACCGTGCGCCCGTGCGTGGAGAGGATCGTCCACACGACGGGCGCGAGATGAGGGGTCCCTCGGTTGGGTCCGGTGGTCTCGAAGTCGACCACCATGTCGGGGAACTGCTTGAAGTAGTCGACGACCTCGACGAGCCGGTCAGGCGTCAGGATCGTGTTGCTGGAGAAGCGGGCCATGCGTGGTCCTTTCGTGGTCCGAGGATGCCGACGCCCCACCCCTCGGCTGAGAGATGGGGCGTCGGCGGGTGTTGCGGGCTGCCGTCAGGCAGCGGCCTTGTCGGCCTGCTGCTCCAGCACCGACATGGGGGTGTCCTCGGTGGACTCCCAGTCGTAGAGGCCACCGGCCTTCTCGATGGCCTCGTCGATGTCGTCGTCCGTCAGCGGCTCGATGTCGTAGTCGCTGTCGAGGTCGCGGGCCTTGATCGGCGTGACCGTCGTGACCGTCTTGTCGTTGGCCGTCTTCGCGCGCTTGACCTCGTAGTAGTAGTCCTCGCGGCTCAGCGGGGCGGTCTTCTCGCCCTTGACCGTGAACTCCTTGATGGTCTCGGCGATCTGGACGCCGGTGCGCCAGCGCTTCAGTTCCGGCTTGGCCGGGTCCGCGAGCGAGATCACGTTGAAGCAGATCTTGGCGTTCGGGCGGTTGCCGACCTCGCAGAGCGGGCAGTCCTCACCGGCGCAGGTGAAGGACTGCTTGCCCTTCTGCGGGACCCAGTGCTCCGCGTAGGAGTCGAACGGCTCGTCCTCGACGAACTTGATGATGATCTTGCCCTTCTCGGGCAACTTCAGGTCCTCGGCGAAGTTGCCGGTCGACGGGATGGCCTCGCGGACCTCCTCGGCGGCTCCCCAGCCGGATGCGGCGGCACGGCCGGACTTGCGCTTCGGCTCGTCCTTGACGCGGCTGGCGCGACGGGCGCGGGGCTTCTCCTCGGGCTCGTCGTCGTCATCGTCGTCGAAGCCGTTGTCGGTGTCCTCGTCACGGGAGCGGCCACGGCGGGCGGGTCGCTCCTCGCGATGACTGCCGCGACGGGTGGGGCGGTCCTCGTCCTGCTCGTCGATCTCGTCGCGCGAGCGGGTGGTACGGCGTACGGTGCGGGGCATTCAGTCCTCTTTCTCGGTGAATCGGTAGTCGTGCACGATGGAGTGCTCGTTGCTGGTCACGGCTGCGGCGGCGTCCATCTCGCCCTGTAGCAGCCGGTCGATCAGGCCGTCATAGCCCTGCGCCCACTCGTCGAGGTCCTTCGGCAGAACGTCGAACTCGTCCGCGACTGACGCGAACATCTCGATGGACTCGTAGCCGTTGATGACCGGGTTGACGACGACCTTGCGGGCTCGGGTGACGCGGATGCTCACTCGCCGCGAAGCCAGCGGTAGAGGTAGCGGTTCGCCTCTCCGATGGTCGGCTCGTCGGCCTCGGCGACGTACTCCGCGACGGTGACGAGCACGCTGCTCAGGTCCGAGCCCTTCTCGACGAGGGCGGCGACGTTGCGGCCGAACATCTCGGCGGACGCCTGCTCGCTGAGCAACTTGTCCTGAGCGCTCTGGGTGGGGTTGAACATGTGGATCTCCTTGTCAGGTGGTCTTCTTGAAGAGTTCGAGGACGCGTGCCTTGAACTCCGTGGTGGCGAAGGAGCGGCGGCGCTCGTGGAGCACGCCCTCCTCGTGGGCGATGCGGACGATCCCCTCGACCTGAGCCCTCGTGTAGAGGCGGCGTCGGCCTCGGGCGTCCCCCTCCTTGCCGGGGACTTGGAAGATCGCGACGGGGATCGTGCCCTCGCGCTCCCACTTGCGGATGGTGACCGCCTCACGACCGAGGGCCCGGGCCAACTGGCCGACGGTGAAGAACTCGGTCTCGACGCCGTTGGTCACGTACTTGCGGGGCTTCTCGTCCCACGAGTCGTCGATGGCGTACTGGTGGCGACGGGGGCGGTCCTCGACGTGCCGGTTCGGGTGCCGGATGATCGGGCGGCTCGACCCGGGGTAGAACCCCAACTGCTCGAAGGCAGCGTCGACCATCTGGGTGCTCACGCGGCCACCGTCACGAACGCGAACGTCTCCTTGTCCGCGAGGATCAGGTCCATCTCGGCCTCGGTGATCTTGTCGTCCATGTGGAGGGCGTAGACCTTGTCTTGGTCGATGACCTCGATGGTCTCGATGGCGTCTTCCCAGAGGCCCTTGGCCTTCAGGATCTCCTCGGCCTTCTCCTCGTCGAAGACCTTGCTGACGCGACGCTCCTGCTTCAGACCGGTGTAGGTCTTGCCGCCCATCTCGATGGGCTCGCGGAACGTCAGCGCGCGATGACCGCCGATGTCGTCGAGGTCACCGTCCTTGGCGACCTGAGGTTGAAGGACCTTCTGCAGGGCCTCCTTGCGGATCTTGATCTGCTTCTCCTCGTCGCGCAGCGCGAGGAACTGCAGGGCCTTGCGCTCGAACTGGCTCAGTCCGGATCGGCGCTGGACAACACGCGGCATAGGCTCACCTTTCGTCAATCGGTGTGGTCGGTTCGATTGTCAGTCGCCGCAGTGATGCGGCCACGAGACAAAGGTACCGGAGGAGTAACTATGAGTCAACCGGGCAGCGCGTTCCGATTGACGTCATAGGGTGCGCTTCAGGAACTCGGTTAGGGTCGCCACGCTGTTCTCGACGCGGCCCCGTCCGTCTGCTCCCTTGCCGTCGACCACGGCCGAGGCGGTGCGGCGCTTGTGGGCCAGCACCTCGGGCTTGCGGGCCTCGATGGTGTTCTCGCAGAGCATGTTGATGATGTAGACGCTCTTGAACTTCGAGGACGCGCGGACGTGGCGGGCGTTGATCTGGTCCATCGTCCCAGCCGACCACGGCAGGTCGAAGTTGATCAGGTAGTCGGCCATGTTCAGGTCGGTGCCGAAGGCTGCCGCGTGGGAGCAGATGATGACGCGGGTCTGCTCCTCGTTGCGGAACTTGGCCACCGCGCCGACCTTCTGGCTGGCGGACATCTCGCCGTGGTAGGAGACCGAGCCGATGCCGACCTCGGCGAGCCGCTGCTCGATGATCGCGCAGGCCCGGCGGTGGAACGAGAAGACGATGATCTTGCTGGCGGGGTTGCCCTCGGTGATCTCTCCGATGCGGGTGATGAGGTGATCCATCTTGGGGCTGCTCTTGACGGCGTCGAGCGCTCCGTTGCGGACGATCTGGGCCGCGTACTTCGACCCGGGCCACGTGGCGCGCTCCTCCCCCTCCTTCCGGCGACGGACGCTCTCCAAGTACTCGCGCGCGGACTGGCGCACGAGGTCGGGATGATTCAGCAGCATCTCGGTCGCGAGCATCCGCGCCATGATGTCGCCCGCCTCCTTGGTGCCGCCGGAGTCCCCGCCACCGTGGTAGTGGTTGAAGAGGTCGAAGTCGTTGACCGTCTTCTCCGCTGCCTTGGCGAGGGCCTCCAGCAGGTCCTGCCCGATGACCTTGTAGGCGTCCCGGGTGGGCTTGTCGATGGCCACCCACTCGGTCGTCTCGGTGACCTCCGGCAGGTAGGGCGCGACGTCGGGGTCGGTGCGGCGCTTGCGGGACATGACGCCCTGCAGTTTGCGGTTGAGCACCGGCATGTTCTTGTAGCGCACGACCGCGCCGTAGGAGTTGCGGGTGATGAAGGCCTTGTCGAACAGGTCGTAGCGGCCGAGCACCTTGGCGTCGACCCACTCCATGATCGAGAAGATCTCCTCCGGCTTGCCGTTCTCGATGGGCGAGCCGGTCAGCGCGACGCGCACGTCGGCGGTCCACCGCTTGATCTGCTTGGTGCGGTTGGCCTTGAACGTCTTGATGGCCGTGGCCTCGTCGAGCACGATGACGTCGGGGCGCAGCCGGGACACGAGCCGCCAGTCGTTGACGACGTTCTCGTAGCCGAGGATGACGTACGGCGGGCGCTGCTCCATGGCGTAGCGCAGTTGCTTGCGGCGCTTCTCCCGGTCGCCGTCGATGACGAGGCCGTGGTGCTCCTTGGGGATGGTGATGTCGTGGGACTCCCCGTTGAGCCGGATCTTCTTCGTCGTGGTGTCGACGTCGGTGTGCTTGGCGATCTCCTGCGCCCACTGCCACTTCAGGTTGGCGGGCACGACGATGGCGGCGACGGTCTCGCTGTCGCGGCCCATGATCTCCTCGCAGATCGCGAGGGCGCAGATGGTCTTGCCGAGCCCCATCTCGTAGGCGATGAGCGCGGAGCCGCGCTCGGTGGCCATGTCGACGGCCTCCTCCTGATAGGGCCGCAGCCCGGTGAGCATCACTTGAAGGTCCTCCCGTAGGTGAGCGCGGAGACGGCACCGGTGACGCCGGTGTGGATCTCGCCGTCGGTCATGTCGCCGATGTCCTTGACGTAGCCCTCGGGCTGGTCCTTCTTCGCGTCGTCGAGGGCGCGGTCCCACGGCACGGCGTATTTGAAGACGCGCTGGATGTTCGGGTAGCCCTTGTAGAGCGTGAGGATGGCCTTCAGCGCCTTCGCTCCGGCGCGGTCGTTGTCGAGGGCCCAGATGATGATGTCGAAGCGCTCGAAGAGGAACGCCAACTGCTCGTTGGTGATCTCCGCGCCGAAGGTGGCCACGAAGTTGTCGTAGCCAGCCGTATGACCTCGGGGCACGTCGAGCGGAGACTCGACGACGATTACGGTGCGCTCCTCCGGGTCGATCTGGTGGATGCCGAAGAGGGTGTCCTGCTTGCGGACGTTGAAGGGCTTGTTCCGGAAGTACCGGGCGTTCTTCTCCTGCCAGCCCCACAACTTGCCGGTGTTGGGGTCGCGGATGGGTACGATCCAGCGCTCCTCGTCCTTGTCCCAGAGCACGCCGTAGTGGTCGGCGGAGTCGGGGGCGATGTTGCGGGTGGCGCAGGCCTTCTCGGGGACCTCGACGTAGAGCGCGAGGCTGGCCTCGTTGATCACCGTGGTGGTGTCGACAGCCCCGAACCTCAGACCGCCCTCCTCGCTGACGATGCGCTTCGCGCGCTCCACTCCCCCGCGCTTCTGGCACCACGCCACGGCCTGCTCTTGGGTCATGTCGGTCAGTTCCTTGACCAGTTCCCAGAACTTGCCTGTGAAGCCACACGAGAAGCAGTTGTAGAGGCCGTCCTCGATGTTGACCGAGAAGGAGGGGTGGCGGTCCTCCTTGCCCAGCCGACGGAAGTGCGCGGGGCACTTCATGTGGGCCTCTTCGAGCACGAGCCGGAAGTCGACGCCCAACTCGTCGAGGCACGCCGGGATGTCCCCGGGGATGGGGTTGGAGACCATGAGCGACATGGCCTCCCAGCCGGTCGCTGCCGGTCGGGTGCGGTGCTTCGCGCGGCGCATCAGTAGCCTCCGATGAGTGTGGGCATGGCGGGGTCGACGACCCGTCCCTTGCTGCCGAAGACAGCGAAGTCGGCCGGGTTGGTGTGGTAGACGCCGATGACGTCGGGCCGGTAGTTGAGGGTGCGGGCGAGCAGGTACTTGTCCTCGGTCCAGACCTTGCCGACGGGCAGGCCCCAGTGCTCGATCCGGTTGCGGACGTGGTCGACCATGTCGTCGCCGAGGAAGGTGACGACGTCGACCGAGTAGTTGCGCCGCCAGACCGTGTCCCAGACCACCTTCGAGGCCATCTCGTTGAGGTGGAACTGGCCGACCGCTGCCTCCCAGCGCTTGAAGCGGACGCTGCGAGAGAACTTCGCCTCCGCGCGCTTGTCCGGCAGGATCCCGATGAGCCCCTCGAAGACGAGGAGGAACCGGGCCGTGACCTCGTTGGAGATGTCGCCGCCCTGCATCAGAACTGCGCCTGCGGTTGATCGCCCGAGGCCTCTGCAGCCGACGTCATGTTGTACGTCTGCCAGTCCCACTGGACGTGGACGTTCGGCTTGTTGCCGTCTCGGAACTTCAGCACCTTGACCATCTGGCGGTCCGGGAGTTCCCCGTCGGGTTGAACACCGATCATGATGTCGGCGTCCTGCAGGAACGAGGACGAGTAGCCGACGCTGCCCTGCGTCACCTCGCCGCCGACCATCTTCGAGAGCAGCACCTGCGTGCTGATGAAGATCGGGCGATGATGCTTCAGGATGAGGTTCTTCATCGAGCGCGTGAGTTCGCTGAGTTTCTCCCACTGGGCCGCGTTCGCGCGGACGTTGGGCAGTTGCATCAGGTAGGCACCGTCGATGTAGATCGCGTCCGGGGCGAACTTCGCGACGAGGTCGTTGACCGTCTCCATCGACGCCAGTTCGGCGGGCACCTCCTGAATGATCAGGCGCTCCCCGTCGGCGATCTTCTCCAGCGCGGCGGCGATCTTCTGCTTCTGGCGCTGGTCGGGGGTGCCACGACGGATGGTCTTGTAGGGCACGCCCGAGTGCTTGGCCGCGAGGCGGGCCATCTGGTGCTCGTCGCTCATCTCGATGGTGATGAAGAGCGCGCGGTGGCCCGCCTTGGCAGCGGCGTCGGCGTACGACAGCAGGTGGGCGGACTTACCCGAGCCGGGAGGGCCGATGACGACGACGAACTGGTCGGAGAAGACGCCACCGGTCTCGTCGTCGATCTCCTTGATGCCGAACGGGATGCCCTTCTCGGTGTTGAGTCGGTCGTTCTCCCACTTCTCGGCGAGGGACCGGATGTCGAGGGTGCGCAGGCCGTTGGTCTTGTTGGCCTGCATCTGCTTCAGGCCGATCTCCATGGACAGGCGCGCGGCGTCGAAGTCCCCGCCGTCCCACGACTCGGCTGCCGCGTTGATCGTCAGCGAGAGCATCGAGCCGAGGTAGTCCCGCTGGACGCGCTCGACGAGGATCTCGATGTCGTCGGGGACCTTGATGAACTTGTACTCCGGGAAGTCCATCTTCAGCGTCTTCACGCTCAGGAGCGACCCGTGCCGCGTATGACTGTCGTGGAGGGTCTCGAAGACCTCGCGGTCGATCTCCACGGGGAAGTGCTGGGGGCCGATGCCCGCAGCGAGCAGGGGTTGAAGGCGCTGGGTCTCAACGACCTTCGAGAGGAGGTACCTGCCGTTGGCACTCACGTAAGCGGCTCGCAATCGTCGTAGTTCGGTCGGTTGGCGGCGAGGATCTGCTCGAAGCGCTCGGCAGCCTCACGCGGGTTGGTCGGTCGTGCTGGGCGGGCGTCACGCGTGGGCCACGCCGCGTAGAAGGCCTCGGCCTCCTGTCGTCCGCGCTCGAACACCTCGGGCGGGATGCGGACGGCGTGCCAGTGGTCGATGGCTTCAGGGATAAGCGTATCCCACCAATCGGAACTGACGAACTGGTTGACAAGCCGCCCCCGGCGAAGGTCGTTGTCGAGCCGGTCGAAGAAGTGCTTCATCGCGTACTCCACGACCTCGGCGATCTTCTCGTCGTCGCGACCCTCGAAGCGCTTCTCCGAGGCGACCTTGTCGCGGAGGATCTTGGCGATGAGTGGTCGGCCGGTGTCGCCCACCTCGATGGTCGGGACCGTCGCGGTGTTGCCTCGGTGCGTGGCGATCCAGTCCTGCGAGAGGAACTGCTCGGCGAGGGTGTCGTAGAGGCCGCTGGAGGCCTTGTTCTGAGGCTTGCCGTCCCGAACCTGCCGGACGGTCTCCTCGTCGCTCCTGCGGGCCGTGGCGCGCGTCTGGCGGGTGCTTCCGGTGCCGCCGGTGGAGCGGGGCTTGCCACGAGGGGCCGCAGGCGGCTTCTTCGAGCCGTACCGGTCGCCCGAGGGCTCATCACCGAGGAGCGCTCGGGGGTCGTTGTCCGCGTAGCGGGTCATGGTTGTCCTTCCTTCTCCGGCAGCGGCTGCCGCCAGCGCTCTGCCAGTGCTCTAAAAGCCAGTGCTCTTCCTTATAAGAGTGACCCACGAATGGGACACCCCCGACCCACCAGTGGGACACCCATGTGACCCACTGGTGGGACACCCCCGACTACTCGGAGGGCTCACCGGAGCGGAAGATCTCCGGCAGGGCTGCGGGGTCGTTGCGGACTTCCTCGCGCATGATGTCGTCGCTCTCGAACCACCAGATCTTGATGTCGCTGGGGCCGCTCCCGCGCGAGGTGGTCGTCGGCGAGATGGTGATGTACCCCTTCTCGCGCAGCCCCGCCATGGCGCGCTGGATCGACGAGCGGGACTTGCTCATCTGCTCGGCCGTGCGGCGGACGCTGGACCACTCGGAGCGCACGAAGCCGATGAGGTCATCACCCTGCTTGGTGTAACGGCCCCACGAGTGGCGGGAGAGATGAAGCAGGACGACGAACTCCTGCGGCGAGAGATGAGGGATCTGCTCGATGGCCCACGACATCCGGTCCTCGGGGAAGGGCTCGGTGTTGTCGGGGATCGAGTAGGGGGTTCGGCGGGTGCCGAGATCGGACATGGGTGTCACTGGTCCATTCTGTGTAGCGTTTCGGTAACGATTCGTGTAATCTGATGCTGCACAACCGGTTGTCCCTTTCCGGCCGGGTTGGTGCTCACGTTCTTCCCGGACACGGTCTGGTCCCCGTGGCAGCGGTTGGTCCCCGCACCGGCGAGAACGTCCCGCGCAGGAGCCCCGGTACTTGGTTGAAGGCGTTGCCTCCCAGTCCGGGGCTCCTGCTGCGTCATCTGGAGGTCAGTCCTCGATGAGTTCCTGCTTGGTGAGATCGTCGACCTGCTCCTGCGTCAACTCGACGCGGGTCTCGCCACGGCGGGGACGGCCACGACCGGCCTTGCGGTAGGTGCCCTCCGCCTCGTTGTGCAGGTAGGGGAACACCTCGGCCTTGGTGCGCGGGCGACCCCGGCGCTTGGGCTCCTCGGCGTTCTCCTCGACGCTGACCGGCTCCGTGGTGGTGGGCTCGCCGTTCTGGATGTTCTCCAGCGCGGACAGCGCCTTGCCGAGGAGCAGTGCGAGGGGCGAGGAGATCGTCTCGGCCGCGTCGTTCTTGATCGCGGTGCCGACGTCGATGTGGTCGATGTAGCGACGCGCCTTCTGCAGCGCCTCCCAGACGACCGGCGGGATGTCGGCCTTGGCGACGTGACCGGCACCGGCCTCGCCCCACGACTTCTCCTCGGCCACCGGCTCGTCCTTGACGGGCTCCGGCTCGGGAGCCTTCTCCTTGGCCTTGCGCGTGGTCTTGGGCTTCTCCTCCTTGACCGGCTCCGGGGCAGCCACGGGCTCGTCGTCGAGGGTCTCCTCGTCCTCGTCGAGCGCCTGCTCCTCGGCGACCGGCTCCGGCTTGGCACCACGGCGACGGCGCGGAGCCTCCTCAGCGGCGGGCTCCTCGGCCTTCTCCTCGGCCTTGGCACCGCGACGACCTCGGCGAGGGCGCTCCTCCGGCACGGGCTCCGGGTCCGGCTCGGGCTGAACCTCGGGCTCGTCCTCCTCGGGGTCGCCGTAGACGAGGTCGTCGAGCGCGGCGGACAGGTCCTTGGCGGGGATCCCGGCTGCCTCGGAGAAGGTCAGGACGGAGTCGGCCTCGTCGTCGCCCTCCTCGCCCCACAGCGCGACGATGAACTTCTCGTCCGCGTCGGTCTTGTCGAGGTTGTCGACGAGCGCCTTGCTGACGTTGGTCACCTCGATGACCTGCTCGGCGTCCTCGACGACGAACTCCAGCGAGTCGTCGTCCTTGCCGTGCTTGTCGAGGACGAGGTCGTATTCGAGGTTCGCCATGGCGGACCACTTCCAGACCTCCTCCAGCGCCGGGTTCCAGTGGTCCGGACCGGCGGGGAAGAGCAGGCTGACGTCGTACTTCGCCGACTCCTCGAAGAGGCCGTCCGCGTCGGGCTCGCCGAAGCCGAGCCAGTCGTTCAGGGCCGAGCGGATGGCGAGGGGTCGCACCGGGGCGCTGCCGACGAACGCGATGGCGATGGTCTTCTTGCTCAAATCAATGCTCCTTGGTCGATTTTGGAGCGGGTTTCGCTCCTCGACAAGCATAGCCTGTCAATCGGATCGGCTCAAGTAGTTGCTACCTGACGCGCGAAATGGTGCGCGAACTGCCGACGATGATGCGGTCGATGACGGCAGCGACGGAGGCGGCGGCGACCGCCATGAGGATCTCCTCGGAGGCGTACCGGTTGAGCAGCAGGGCGATCACCGGGAGGCCCAGAGCGTGGACGATGCCCGGCACGCGGTCGGGCAGGCTCGCCCTCCCGATCTCGTAGACGAGGAAGACCGAGAGGGCGAGCAGCGCGAAGTGGAACATCAGTCCCCGGCACTCCCGTACGACGGCGTGCCCGGCTTGCCGAGGAGCCAGCCGAGGTTGGGGAACTTCTCCTCGGCCCAGCGCACGAGCGCGTAGTAGCCGCTACCCACGAGGGCACCGAGGAGGTCGGCCGTGGCACCCTCGTCGAGGTGGACCCCGTAGCGGAGGCCGAAGGAGACCACAGCGGCGACTGCGACCGGGACGACGGAACGGATGACGGACTGAAGGTACTCAGCGAGCATTCGGGCCTGCTTTCAGAAACGCGGCTGAACCGCGAACTGCGGCACAGCGGGAATGACTCCCAGAGGGCAATTCTCCGCCAGTACCTGCTTCAGAAGGTAAGACCGAACGGCGTAGTCCTCGTAGTAGTAGGACCGCGCGCCCGGGGCAGCGCCGCCCTGCTCGAAGAGGTAGTCGGCTCCGCTCAGGCCGTCGAAGTAGGTGCCTGCCTTGACTGCCTGCTCGATGAGCATCCCGGCGAGGTCCATGGTGTCGCCGATGGCCCAGTTCGGGCCCGTGACGGAGTAGTACGTCACGAACGCGCGGGTGGCCCCGCTCGGCGGGACGAGCCCGTCGAACCGGAACTCGGTCCACGTGTTCGCCACCAGCGTCTTGGTGACGCTCGCCGTGTTGCCACCGATCTGCGCGCCCGACTGGTTGTACCAGCGCACGAGCGCGTTGACCCCGATAGCGGCGGAGGAGCGGACGAGGGCACGGACGGACCACGGCACGCCCGCGAGCACGGGGAGCAGGTCCGTCCCCGAGGAGCCGAAGCCGAAGCCTCCGCTCGCCAATGTGCTGGCCGTGCTGATGGTGCCGCGCAGGAACGCGCCGTTGTCGTCAGGAGCGCCTGAGGAGATGACGGTCGGGGCAGCGCCGGACCATGCGCCGCCACTGGGGGCCACGAGTGACCACCCCGTGGAGCCCTTCGTCCAGCCCCAGTTCAGCCGGTTCGGACGCACCCCGACCTGCAGGGAGCGCGCGGGGGCGTAGGTCGTCGGTGTCGTGGCTCCAGCCTGCGCGACCTCGACCTGCACGGAGTCGATGTTGACGCCGTTGTTCTGGGCCATGCCTGCGATGCGGACACCCGGTGCGACGTACGCCGCCCGCCGCTGGGAGTTGGAGTCGTTCGGGACCGTCAGGCTCATGCTGACGCGTCGGAAGCCACCGGTGGCAGCGCCGTCGTACGCAGCGCCGGAGGTCTTCGCCTTCACGAGGACGGCGTTGGGATCCAGCGTGCTCGCGAGGCTGTAGTGGGCGAAGTCGGTGAAGACGGCCCCGGCGTCGACCGAGCCCTTGACCCCACCCGGGAGCACCGTGGTGCTGAGCGCCGGAGTGTTGAGGGCGTACTTGTCGCTGGCGTGCCCGACGACGCCACCGGTGAGGATGACGGTCGGGTCGATGGAGCCATCCGGGGCGTAGCGGATCGTCCGGGCTATCCAGCCGGTGACCTTGTCCTCGACACCGAGGGCGGTGGTGTTGGGAGCGAAGTTCTTGTCGAAGCCGTAGGAGGTCATGACACCGAGATCCCGTGGTAGGTGGACGTCTGGTTGAAGGTCGAGGACGTCGTCAGGACCGTCGTCGTTCCCTTCTTCACCGTGATGTTCGCGCCCGACAGGGTGACGTAGATGCGCTCCCCGTCAGCGAACGGCGTGCTGTAGTTGGCGATGAGGGTGGGGGTGCCAGTCGAGACGCTGAAGAGCCCCACTCGCGTGGCGAGCAGGTAGGCGTTGATCGACGCGTAGCGCAGGATGAGGCCCTGCGTGAGCCCGGGGGACTGCTTCTCGAAGGTCGTCGAGACCACACCGTCAGCCGTGCCGATGAGGACCACGAGCGAGCCCTTGGGGAGCACCGCCCCGACGCCGCCGGTCTCGAAGCACTGGCCGGACACGCTCCACGTGCCGGTGCCGTACTCGGGTGCCGCACCGCTGAGGGTGGTGGTGACCCCGGGCGCGTTGCTGCGGAAGGAGTCGTACTTCAGCGCCGTGGTGTCCTTCGACCCGTCGACAGTCGTGATGAGAGCCCCGTGGTCGTCGAAGACGTCGAGCACCGGGTAGACCGTGCGGCCCTGCGAGGCAGCGTCGATCCCCTTGGCGTGCAGGCTCACCGTGACCTGCGTGCGACCGTCGGGGTCCGACACCATGACCCAGTCTCGGGTGTTCGTGCCGGGCGTGACGTTCTGGCTCTCGCTGGCCGCGACGTAGGCGCGGCTGCTGTAGGTGACGTAGTCGCCGATGCCGTACTCGACGGTCGCGTCCCACGGCAGCGGACGCGGCAGCGGCACACCGCGCTGGATGGCCGTGGCGGGGTCGCTGAGGTCCCCTCCGGCCGAGCGCGCGCCGAGGTCAGCCGTCGTGGCTGCGGTGTTGCGGATGAGCAGGGTGTTGGCGTAGTTGACCGTCGGGTCGGTCGGAGACTGCACCCCGACGCCGAGCGCCACCTGATCGGTGGGCGGGTTGACACCAGCGGTGAAGGAGACGGGCGACCACCCGGCGACCGAGCCGTCGGCTGCCTTCAGGGTGGTGTCCGCGAGGTTCGAGACGTTGGTCCACCACGTGTTGGTCGCGGTGGTGCCGGAGGGCTTCTGCGGGTCCCCGTAGGCCCCTCCCGTCTTGGCCGCGTACAGGAAGCCGTTGAACGAAACCCGCTCTCCCGCAGGGTAGTTCACGGCCGGATCCCACGTGGCGTAGGTGGGGTGGATGAAGGAGGCGGCGTCCTCGTGGAGCATCAGGTTGGAGCCGGTGTACACGTCAACGTCCCACCCGGTGGCGAGGGTGAGGATGTTGCGGATGCCCTCGTAGGTGCCCTTCTCGCGCGCGAGCGTGCCCGCGTTGAGCACCCGCTTGCGGAAGAGCCCCGACGGCGAAGCCGGAGAGAAGGAGATGCCGAACTGGTCTGCGAGAGAGGCCAACTGGGACACGCGGTTGCGCAGCGGGTCGTTCACGAAGAGCAGGCTCTTGTAGTAGGTCTTGGCGTAGTCCAAGCCCATGCCGAGCACGGTGAGGAAGCGGCGGAGGTCGTCGTTCTCGGCCTCCTCCGCGTTGTCGGTGAGGCCCTGCGTGAGTTGGTGGTACTTCGGCAGGGAGTCGAAGAGCCGCTGGGCGTAGCCGTGGTCCTCCAGCATGAGGGCGCAGGCCTGCGCCGACGGCTGCCACACACCGGCACCGGACTTGACCCAGATGGAGTAGTAGTGCCACGCGCCGGGCGTGACGTTGGTGTCGAGGAACGACGAGCGGGCCGAGGTGCTCTCGAAGAGGATCGTGCCGTCCTTCTCCGAGGAGGGGAAGCCCTTGAAGTTCTTCACCAGCCGGAACGCGGTCCAGTCGCCCTTCGGGCTGCGCCACGAGAGGCTGATGGTGCTGTAGTCCGTGGCCTCGGCGATGAAGGGCTCGACGAGGTAGTCGACCCAGATGCTCGTGGTGGGCCCGTACTTCGACCGCCCGTAGAGGGAGATCCCGTAGGTCGCCACGTCAGAGGTCCCTCACCTTGTAGCCGTTGAGACGACCCCAGCGGACGGGGAACTTGCCGGTGTCGGGGGTGTCGTTCTCCAACTGGCACCAGAGGGCGATCTTGTCGCCCTTGTTGAGCGGGTACAGGATCGAGGCGTTGCGCCGACCGTTGGTCCACCGGCCGTCCTTGACCTGAATGGTGAAGGAGTCGGTGACGAAGGTCGAGTAGGACGAGCCACCGCCCGGGTAGCGGCGCACGTACATGTGGCGGCTGCCACGGATCGCGACGCTGCCGAAGGAGAGGCCTGCGTTGATCTGGTAGAGCCCGCTCTCCTTGATCGTGTAGCCGGTGCCGTTCGAGCCACCGGCGTAGTCGAACCACTTGTTGCCGAGCGGGACGTTGTACGCGGTGGTGTTGGAGGCCGTGAAGGTGTTCGTGTCGAGGGTCTGGGCGAGGTAGAACGCGTCGGTGTGCGTCCCTCCCCGGACAGCGCTGATGCGCGCGTCGACCGTGGCGTAGGTGGCCCCGGTGACCTTGTCCTTGCCCGGGCTCGTGCCGAGCGCGTTCTGGAGGGCCACGATCTCGGACTGGATGTCGTTGATGTGCCCGGCATCGACGTCGTCGAGCAGGTTGCGCTTCTGCGTGAAGGTCTTCACGGCGAGGGGGTAAGTGGCCATCAGAGGATGCCTCCGGTTGCGGTGACGACGAGGTTGCCGAGGGTGGGGATCTCCCAGTCGCGGCAGACGATGTCGGCCGTTCCCGTCTGGGCGGAGTCGCTGCGCGCGATCATGGGGATGACGACGTACTGGACGCCGGGGACGGACATGATCGCCGAGTAGAAGTCGGAGACCGTGAGCCGCTGTGCAAAGTCGACGTTGGCGAGGGCGAGCAGGCTGCGGATGGCCGTCTCGACGTTGGCCTTGACGACGCCCTGCTTGACGTTGTCGTAGACCTTGACGACCAAGGCGTTGGCCCCGGCTGCGCCGACGTTGACCTTGACGAAGGTGGGGGTGCCCACGGTCGGGGTGACGCCCGCGAGGACCTTGCTGTTGAGGTTGGCCTGCACGCGGTTGATCAGGTCCGTGGTGGGCTGTCCCCCGCTCGCGCCGACGATCCACACGGAGACCGAGGAGAACGCCCCGGCGGAGGCGTTGGCGCGCAGCACGCCGGGCACAGCGATGGCTGCGTCGGCGAAGTCCTTCAGGGTGACCAGTCGGCGCTGGGACCGGAAGGCGCGCGGGGCGTTGGCGCGGATCTGGTCGTTCGTCTCGGGGTCAGCGCCACCGGCGGTGGCGGTGGAGAGGTACGCCCCGTTGGTGTCCTGCGCGACGTAGACGCCCGCGAGGCTGGGGCTGTCGACGGAGATGAGGTTCCCGGCGCTGAGGTTGCCAGCGCTGCCGCTGGTCGTCTTGTAGGTGGCGTAGACGTTGAGGCCGGTGTTGGGCACCATGCCGTCCGTCCCGTCGCCGAAGAGGATCGAGGAGGCCCCGTCCGCGTCCACCGAGACCGAGAAGGTGCGGCTGGTGGAGTCGGAGTCGACGAGGAAGTCGACCTGCGTCCACTCCTCGACGTTGGTGCCGGTTGCCGTCACTGCGCGGTCGACGAAGACGCGCACAGAGCCCGTCAGGACGCCCGTCTCGGGGAGGCGGAAGGACTGGCTCGGCAGGCCGTTGGAGGCTCCGAGAGAGACCATGGAGCGCGTCCCGCCCTCAGTCACCGTGACCTGCACCGTGCCGCCGTTGGCCGGGACCGTGACAGCCGTGTCGGTCTCGAAGACCAGTCGACCGTCGATGTCGGCGATGAAGTCGGTGACCACGTCGGTGCCAGCCGGGACGACGACTGCGGGCCCGGGGTTGGCGGACTGCAGCGTGACGGTGCCTGTGGCGCTCACGCCGTTGCTGGGCTGGTAGCCGAGCATCGCGGCGAGTTGTAGCAGGCTCTCGCGCCGGGTGGCGGTGCTGAGGAAGGCCTCGTCCTGAATCCGGTCCCCGTAGTACGACAGGATGTCGCCCTCGTAGGCGAGCAGTTCGACGAGGGCGACACCGAAGTCACCCTCGCTGCGCGAACGCCACTCGGGGATGACCTGCGCCGCGAAGTCGAGCATCGAGGCCTTCAGGCCGTCGTAGTCCTTCGAGGTGTAGTCGATGGTCGCTTGGACTGAACTCATCAGCCCCTCACAATCTCGCTGACGGTGCCGCCGATGCTGATGACGGCAGTGTTGGTGTTCCGGGACAGCCCGGCGTCGGTGGTCGCGGCCTCACGGCGCGAGTACGCCAAGGCGACGTCGACACCCCCGGCGTCGTCGGCCGAAGGGGTCACGTCGATGTTCTCGACGGCGACTCCGGGCTCGAAGACGGCGAGGGTGTCGCGCACCTGCCCGGCGAGGATGCCGCCGGTCAGAGCCGTCTTGTTCTCGAAGAGCATCGAGGTGGTCGGCACGCCGAAGGCGTAGTTGACGCGGCGTTCACCGGGCTGGGTGGAGAGCAGGGCCTTCACCCTCTGCGCGATCTGCGCGTCGGGGTTCGGGGTCGTCGAGACGCCGCCGTTGGCGGAGATCCGGAAGGGGTGAGACATCTCGATGGGCATGCCTCCGATTATCTCAGGGGAACCGGTTGAGTTGTGATGGTTGACGTGCTACAGGAACCACGAACCGGTGACCGACAGGTTTAGGGCGCTGAGCGTCTGGTTCTGGAACCCACCCGTGATCGTCAGGACTCCGGCTCCGGTCATCGCGTACCCGAGGGGCGGACCCGAGATGGACGGCGTGAGACCCCGGGACCAGCCGGAGGGGCGGATGTCAGTGGGCCAACCGGTGGTGACGTCGATGTTGGCACCGTCACCGGTGGCGCTGGTGGTGATGACGCGCCCTGCGGTGGTGTTCGAACCCGCCCACGACATCTCGGCGAGCCCGTCCTTGATGCGGTACCGCGCGAGCGTCGTCGTGAACCCGGGCTGTTCGGTCAGAGCGGCGGCGCAGTCGACCCAGCCGGTGTCCTCCCACGTCGTGCACCCGAGCGAGACGATGCGCCCGTTGTTGAACGCGATGGTGCCGGAGTCGGCGACGCGCGTGGCGACGAGCACCCAGTCGTTGGGCACCGTGAAGGTGGTCGTGTAGTTGACCACGCGGAGGTTGGCATCCACGCTGGTGTTCGCACTCCCGAACGGGAGCACGTAGTAGATGCTCTCCCAACTGTTGAGCGGGATGCCGTTGGCCGTGACCGTCTTGTTGGCCGCGCCGCCAACGCCGGGGATGACGACGCCGGTGGCGGGGCAGGTGATCTCGAAGAACCCGGCCGTGGCGATGTTCGGGCCTCGGCCTAGGCCGATGGTGATCAGGCGGGAACTCCAGCGGACTTCGCCGCTGGTACTGACGGTGATCTTGCCACCACCGGACAGCATGCCTTGCGCGCGAGCGACGTAGTACAACTGGTCGACTGCCTTGCCCGACAGAGCCGTAGCACCCGTGCCATTGATGTCGAGAGACTCACCGTGAAGGTAGCCGTCGCCACGCACGATCAACTTCGACTTGCTGTCGCTGCCGAGGTCTGTGGACTGGATGACCGCCGGTGCCGACGAAGGGAAGGTCGACGCCGTCAGGGGGTTGGTGGTGCCCGACCACTGCGGCATGGCTGTGAGCGTCACCGAGGTGGCGAGGTCGGCGGGCTGCGTGGCCTGCTTCCACAGCGTGGCGTTGGTGGGCTTGACCGACCCGCGCTGCATGTAGATGCGGAACGAGTTGACATCGTCGACTCCCCGCGCGGTGCCCTGTCCGGTCGCCGGGTCAGGCAGTGGGGGCGTCGTCACGGTCAGCCGAGCACGCTGCTTCATCGTCACGGACGCGAGCACCGAGACAGGCGTCTCGTGGGTGCCTGTGCCGGTCGGGTCCGAGTCGAACCACGAGTAGCCCGCCCACCACACCGGAGAGTCGGTGCTGGCCCAGTGGATGTTGGTGAACTTCGTGACGAGCCCGTCGCCGTCGGAGCCCCACTGGTACCCCCGGAAGCCGAGGAAGGCGTTGGCCCCGGAAGCCGTGCTCCCTGCCGCACAGGACACCCCGCAGTTCGGCCCCATGGGGAAGTCGAACGCAGGCAGCCGCGCACCTGCAGCGGTGAAGGCGTAGGCGCTCTTCGTGCCCAGCACGACCCAGATGTTCTGGTCGGTGCCCGGGAAGGACATCTTCGCCGACGAGCCGTAGACGACCCCGGAGAGTGTCTCGTCCTTGATGAGCGGGTTGGTCACCGAGATGTCCGAGCCCTGCTGCGTGAACGTCGTCTCGCTGACGTCGAACCGCCGCAGGGTGAGCGTGTTGGCCACGGCGTTTCGATCCGCCATGGCGATCTGCGACTGTAGCGTGCTGGTCCCTGTCGGAGAGAAGCACCGGCCGATCTGGTACTGCCGACCGTAGTCGTTCGTCCCGTAGGCGAGGTTCGCCTTCTGGACCGGAGCCACGGTGCCACCACTTGTGAGGGTCGAGACGTCGTAGGAGCGCAGGTAGTTGACCCCGGAGCCCCCGGCGGCGGTTCCGACACCGGTCATGACCATCCGCTGACCACCGCTGGTGTACACCATCGCCATGGACGAGGGGCACCACGTGCCTGCCTTGCCGCCGGACGCGGTGGTGATCTCGGGGAAGACGTAGGAGCCCGTAGGCGTGATGACCTTGCCGTAGCCGTAGAAGCCGAAGGCCGCGAATGCCCCCGCCGCGTCGACCTCCTGATGGAACCCCGCAGTGGCGTAGATCCCCTGCGGACCGGAGAGCCCAGCGTCGTAGCGCTCCCAGTCGACGGTGAAGCCTGCAGCAGTTGCGGAGGCTCCGGTGACGGAGGCCAGCGACGTGACGGAGGCCATGGCGAAGGTGTTGCCGGTGCCTCGGAGTTCGAGGCCGTCGTTGACCGTCACGCCGAAGGCGTTGATGATGCCGCTGAAGCGGGCCATCTTGTTCGGGTCGTTGGGAAGGTCGGTGAGGATCGCGCCGTTGGCAGCGATCTGCTGGATGCCGTCGCTGCCCATCACCGTGCGCTGCTTGCCGGGGTCGTCCGTTGCGAACTCGCCGGAGACGACGATGTTCGCGTTCATCTTGCCAGCCACCAACTTGCCGACGTCGAGGTTGGCGATCACATCGCTGGAGATCTGCGTCTGGTTCCACAGGTAGGAACTCGGGCCCGTCCCGCCACCGCCGAGCCACTGACCGATTACGTTGCCGTTGCTGTCCTGCTGGAACCAGATGTCGCCGAGGACGTTGGCGTCCGTGGCAGCCGGGGCGTTCGGCGAGTACTTGCTGGTGCTCTTGCCGTTGGCCGACTGCTGGGCCAGCACGGCCTTCTGGTCGGCCGCAGCCGCGTCGGCCGATGCGGCAGCAGCATCGGAGAAGGAGATGAGCCCGAAGGACATCTGGGAGTTGGGGTCCGCTGAGCCCGTGGCCAAGACGCGGTTGGGCAAGAAGCCCAACTTCGCGTAGGCGGTTCCCGGAGGCCATCCGGCGGCGAAGGACGCCCCCGCGCCGCCGGAGACGACACCCGTGATCGTCGAGGAGAACGTCGTCCACGTCTGCGGGACAACGGTGTTCGCGAAACCGGTCATGTAGATGTACGAACCGCCGGACGTCGCGTTGGACAGGCTGGTTCCGGAGGGCTTGGTAGTGCCCGCCCACGGGGTCCGCAGAGTGATGACGTTGCCGGTGATGCCACCATCGGCCCACATGTCGAAGGCCGTGACGTTACGACTGAAGGTCTCCGTGCCCCACGCCTTGCCGAGGGTGTCGGTGTAGTCCCAGAAGATGATGGCTCGGTTGTAGGTGTTCGTGCCTGCAGGCTTGCCCGAGGTGCCGTACCAGTTCGCCGACGACGTCAGGGTGATCGTCGTGTCACCCGGGTTGAGCGGGGCTGCAAGCGTCGTGGTCGTGCCTGCGATGAACATGTAGTTGTTGGGGCCGATGATTCCCTTGACCGAGTCGTAGGGCAACGCCGCGCCGTAGCAGGTAGCAGTGGTCGAGGAACCCTTCTGCTTGGCCTGAAGGGACATCTGCCAGCGCTTCGTCGGGTCGACCGTGATGAACTCGTCGGTGTTGAGCGACGCGTTACTCCCGAGGGCAGTCTTGAAGGCACCTATGGCACCTGTAGGCGCGTCGGTCTTGTCGAAGGTGAACCCCGTGCTGAAGTTCGTGTTGTTGCCGAGCAGGCCGGAGCCATTGGTGATGATGTTCGTCGCGCGCGACTGCAGGTAAGTCGAGGACACGACGTCGAGGACGGCCCATGCACCGGAGGTCCAGCGCTTGATCTGCTGCGGGACGACGCCGTTGTCGACCCAGAGGTCGCCCTCGGTGAAGCCACCGGTGGGAACGGTGGGCGTGCCGGTCGTCGTGTAGTACGTCGTGGTCTTCTTGGTGATGTCCGTAACGGCCTGTGCCACACGGGAATCCGCTTCGATCCACTTCGTGGTGCCGTCGACCCACGTCTTGATGACGCGTGGCGTGACGCCGTTGTTGATCCAGATGTCGCCCGCGTGCTCGGTGCCCCACGCCGGGGTCGCACCGGCGGAGGGGTCGCCGCTCTGGACGTACGTCTCGGCCTTGCCGTCGATCTTGCCCTGAATGCCGGTGTTGATGCTCTGCCAGTCGATGAGGTCGGCGGTGTTGTACTTCGGCGTCACGTCGACCCAGTTGGCTGCGCCGACCGCGCTGGCCCGCTTGATCTTGTTGTTCTGGTCGGTGATGATCCACAGGTCGCCGATGGCGGTCGCGGTGGGTGCGGATGCCGCCACCGCGTAGAAGGTCGTGATCTTCGAGGTGATGTCGGTGACGGCCTGCGCGAGGCGGGTGTCGTCGGACAGGATCCAGTCGCTGCCGTTGTAGGTCTTGATGACGCGGTTGTTGGCCGTGTCGATCCAGACGTCGCCCTTGTCCTTGGGGTCGTTGGAGTCGTGCGGCTGGGTGTCCTGCACGTAGACCGCTGCCTTGCCGTCGAGTTGCCCGGCCTGCGTCGTGAGGGTGGTCTGGATGTTGGTGAGCGTGGTGCTCTGCTGGCCGAGGACGGAGTCGCTGGGCGGCGTGGCAGCCGCGACGGTGACCTGCGCGGCCGAGGTGGTGGCGGAGCGCTGGAGCATCTCGTTGACCGCTGCCACACGCACGAAGTACGTGCGCCCGGGCAGGAGGGCCCGGCGGATCCACGAGGCGCTGTCGACGTAGTCGCCGGAGTCGTAGGTGACGCCGTCGGTCGAGAGGTAGACGACGTAGCCCGCGAGGTGCACGGGGACGGACCCGTCTTGGTTCTCCGTCGGGGCTACCCAGACGGCCGAGAGGTTGACGAGCGTGACTCCCTCGGCCGTGACGACGGTGGCCGGGGTCAGGTCGAGTGCCGTCGGCGGCTTCGGGATCGGCGTCGTGGTGGAGTCGATGGTCGTCTGTGGGGTGTAGACGGGCTGCGCGAGGTCCCCGCCCTCGAAGGTGACGTAGACGGTGTCACCGACGTTGGGCACGCCGGAGGCGAACGCGGAGGGGCGAGCCCATGCGCTCTCGGCGGTACCGAGGACCTGCGGGATCCGCAGAACGATGCGGGCGGATGCCTGCGGGTCGTTGGTGCGGACCACGAGGCCCCGGTACGTGGAATCGAACTTAGCCAACTCGAACGTCCTCCATCACTTCGGCTTCCCAGCGATAGCCATCTCTGATTCTCGCCGCAACCAGATCACGCGTGTTAATTGTCCTGAAGGCCGCGTTGAAGGACGGGGAGTAGATGCCGTCGCGCTCCAGATCGAGCGTCGTGAGGTACTCGAAGCCAGCGGCCGAGCCGTCGTTGAGGACGCGGTGGCTGACGCCGGTGACGAGCCACAGGCCGCGCTCGTAGGGCTTGATGCGGTCGCCCGCGACCTCGATGACGTCTCCCGGCTTGACCCCGGGGCTGCAGACGACGATGGCCTTGGCCGTGACCCACGCGCGGGCCTTCTTGCTGTTGGCGGACGCGCGCGAGACGGCCTGACCGGTGCCTGTCACGACGCTGTTGGTGTCGATCTTGGTGAGGCTCGGCAGTCCCGAGGGGGTCTGGTCGACGGCTGCACCGACAACCGTGCCGGTTCGCCGGTCGAGCCCGTAAACGCTCTGTGCCCCAGCGCTGCCCGTGGCGCGCGGGACCATGCTGCCCGCCTTGGTGCTCCACGAGATGATCCCGTCGGGAGTGCCGGGTCCGCCGCCCTTGTTGAACGAGCGGATGTCGAGGGTGCGTACGCCGGTGAGCAGGGTGTCGGGGTCGATGAAGCGCAGCGTGGAGCCATCCACCCAGAGGCGGTAGCCAGACTCGTCCGCCATCTGCTGTAGGAGGGCCATGTCGCTGTTGCCTGCCTGCGCGATGAAGGGCAGGATCTCGCCGTCGCGCTGCACCATGGTGCGGAACTTGTGGGCCCGGGCGACCTCGCGCACGACACCGGAGCGGGTCATGTTCTTCCACGAGCGCGTGCGCTGTTCGTTCAGTGGCAGGCTGGTGCCGATGAGGGTGTACCGGGTGTTCTGGTTCGACACGTCGGAGGCGCGGGTGTCGTCGACCTCGCCGTAGTGGTGCACGTAGCCGTACCAGCGGTCCATGGTGGCTCCCACGCGCAGGTCGACGACGACGGGGGTCCACTCGGGGAAGGCGATCCGCGCCGAGCCGGTGCGAAGGTCGAGGACGTTGACCGAGTGCTTCCCGAACGCGGCGTGCGTCTCGTAGCGGACGACCGGGGAGGTCGACCGGACACCGTTGAAGTAGACGGATACGGAGCGCTCAGTAGTCACTGGGGAGCCTCAGCAGGGTGCCTGCGGGCACGTCGGACCAGTCGAGGATCTCGGGGTTGGCGTCGGCGATCTTCCACCACAGTGCGCCATCGCCGTAGAGGCGCTCGGCGATGAGGTCGAGGCGGTCACCGTCCTCCAAGTAGATCGAGGTGTAGTTGAAGACGCGAGTGCTGGGGCGACGAGGCATGACCGTGAGGACCGATCCGCGCTCGGGCGAATCCGTCAGCGACACAGTGGAGTCGGCGTACCGGGAGAGAGGTCCGATCATCAGGCGATCCACGCAGTCTTCATGCTGGAGCGCTGCAGCATCTGGTCGTTGTGCCGCTGCCGCGCGTAGTCGGCGGTGTCGAAGGCGCTGGCCGCGTTGAACACGTTGTTGATCGTCTTGGTCGCCTTCTGGGTGGGCGAGTCCTCCGAGCGCGGGAGCACGGTCAGGCTCAGGTTGACGGCAGCGCGGACCGGGGTCATCTTCTGCGTGAAGTGGGTGAAGGTGACGTTGACCCCCCCGATCATCCCGTAGAACTGCATGAGGGGACCGAACGAGACCCACACGGGGGTCGCCTGAAGGACGCCGGTCGGGGACAGCGTGGCGATGGAGAGCGGGTCGCCCGTCGCGCCCCCGCCGCCCGATGCGTCGGAGGTGTAGTACAGCCCGAGCATGGCGTAGAGCGTCTTGATGTCGGCGAGCACACCCTGCGCGGAAGCGGGCTTGTCCTTGTTGTAGATCCACGTCTCGTAGGTGCGGTCGAAGAGCAGGGAGAAGTCCACCGACTGGCCGGTGCTGGCCATGAACGAGGCCCAGTCGACGTCCTTGCCGTTGGTGTCGACACCGAGGGCGGACATGTCAGTCTGCAGGCTCGCGGAGTGCGAGAAGGACGTGGGGTTGTACTGGAAGTTGAGCAGGTAGCGCTTCCCGAGGCTGCTCGGCTTGTCCGTGATGATGTAGCCGCGCTTCAACTTCTCACGGCTCGACTGGATGAACTTGCCGGTGGAGTCGACGGCCCCGCGCGATCCCGTGCGGGAGTCGAACGGAGGGTTGCTGATGAACCCCGTGGTGGCCGTGCTCTTCGCGCCCGACGACGTCTTCGAGGTGACGTACGTCCAGCCCCCGCCGCCGCTGCCGACGCCGGGCTTCTGGTTGCCGCCTCCGTTGAGGAATACGGACATCAGTTGCCTCCCATGATGGTGCTGACCTCGTCGTGGTTGTTGACGATGCTCAGGAACTGCTTCGCGAGGTCGGTTGCCGCGCTGTCGGTGAACTGGTGGGCCGTCTGGATCGTGAGGTTGTCGATCCGGATGCCTCCGCCCTTGCCGCCCTTCGAGCCGAAGAGGTCGGTGGGGCGGTTGGAGGAGAGCGCCTTGCGCATCTCGTCGGCGGTGACGGGGTCGAGGATCATCTCGCCCTTGTGGACCCGAGCGACCTGATCGACGTCGATGTTCGTGGAGCCCACGTCGTACGACTTCTGCTGTCCCCCAAGGTACTTCTTGTAGTCGCCGCGCTTGTAGGTGCTCCAGTCGTGCCAGTCGCTGCCGCCCTTGGACATGTCGTAGGCGACCTTGGCGTTCGTCAGCGGGTCGAAGAGCGCGTCGTTGTTCGCGAGGTGGAACTTCGACCGGCGCTCGGGGCCCATGCCACCGAGCATGTTGATCTGGAAGAGGCCGTAGGAGTTGTCGCCGGTGGCCTTGTTGGTGTTGTGCGCGTGGGCGTTGCCACCGGACTCGGCCATCATGATGGCGTAGGCCATGCCGAGGGAGGTGCCCTTGAAGCCCGCCCGGGCGAGGACGTCCCGGAACTGGCCGGAGGCAGCCGTGGCAGGGCTGGAGGGCGCGTCTGCTGCGCCACTGTCGCCCTCTCCGCTGGAGCCGGACCGCATGGAGCCGACTAGCGACCCGAGCGCCCCAGAGACGATCTGGCCCTCGCCGACGCCCCACGGGCTGGCGGTCATCGACCGGGCCGAGCCGAGGCCGTCGGCACCCTTGCCTGCGGAGCCCACAGAGGAGCCACTGCCTGCGTCGGCCGACACCGGTGCGGGGTTGTCTGCGCCCTTCAGGTAGGAGGAGGGGTCGACGGCGTTGCCCGTGCCACCACCACCCTTGCGGACCTCGAAGTGGAGGTGGGGGCCGGTCGAGTTGCCGCTGGAGCCGGACTTGCCGATGACGTCGCCAGCCTTGATCGTCTGGCCGACCCGCACGTTCAACTGCGAGAGGTGGCCGTAGATCTCGATGGTGCCGTCGCCGATGTCGATCCGGACGTGGTTGCCGAAGCCGGTGTTGGACCAGCCTGCGACGACGACCTTGCCGGAGCGGTTGGCGCGCACGGGGGTGCCCGAGGGCACGCCGAAGTCGATGCCGTAGTGAGCCTTGCCGCTCTTCTTGTAGCGGCCGAAGGGTGCCGTGATGGGAGCGTTGCCGACGGGCTTGACGGCCTGCCCGCCCTTCTCGCCGCCGGTGCCGAACATGCCGTAGCGCTCGCCTGCGGAGCCGCCGCTGGAGGGGTCCTGCGTGTCCGGTGCGCCGCCGTAGAGGCCGAAGGTGAGGTTGCTGGCGAAGGTGTCGCGCCACGACATGTAGGTGGCCATGCCGTCGCCCCAGCCGTGGCTCATGGCGTTCTGCTTGCGCCGGTCGCGCTCGTCGCCTTGGAAGGCCGTCGTGGCGGCGTCGATACCGAGCCCGAGCAGGGGCACGCCCTTCATGAACTTCCCGGCCTTGCCAGCCACGCTGGCGACGCCGCTCGCGCCCTTGGCCACGGCACCCGCGCCGGAGGAGGCAGCGTTGATCGCGGTGCCCTTGACGCCGTTCTTGGCGAGGGAGGAGGCCATCTTGCCGCCGAAGTAGCCGCCCGCCATGGAGCCGCCGATGTGGGTGGCGGAGCCGAGCAGGCCCGAGGAGCCTGCCCAGCCGTGCCCGTATCCGGCCATCGCGCCGAGGGGGCCGTCGGTGACCTTCTCCAGTGCCTCTTGGAACGCGCCGATGGCGTCCACGGCGTTGTTGAGTCCGGTCGAGAAGCCGCCAGCCATGTTGTCGTCGATGTTGCGCTGGCGGGCAGCCTTCTCCTTCGTCTTGTTCAGGTCGGTCTCGGAGAACCCGTACTGCTTCAAGGCGTCCCAGTTGCCGCTGTCGATGGCGCTGCGGTAGGCCTCCTTGGTCATGCCGTGCATCTGGGCCTGCATCGTGCCCTGCAGGCGGTCTTGGAAGAGCGCCGCCGCGTTGGGGTCGACCTTGGCGATCTGGTTGGTGGCGAGCCGCGCGCCGCCCTGCGCACCCCAGAGCGAGTCGTAGTCCTTCTGGGACCACGACTTGTTGCTCTTGATGAACTTGTCGACCATCTGGTCGGCGACGGCCATGCCGGTCTTCCCGCGCGTGTTGATGCCACGGCCGAGGAGGTAGTTCGTCGTCGCGATCTGCTGGGGGGCAGCAATACGCGCCCCGGCGTCGGCACCGCTGACGGTGGGGTCCATCATCGAGTAGTTCTTGGCCTGCGACATCTGGCTGTTCCATTGCCGCGAGCCGTAGGTGAAGCCGCTGGCGCGCAGGTTGGCCACTCCGGCGAATGCGTCCTGATCTGAGGTCGCCGTCCAGTTGTCGTGCACGACGCCGGTACGCAGGCGCTGCCAGTCCCCACCGATGACGGAGCGGGTCATGAGTTGCGCGGAGGTGTTGCTCGCGACGAAGGACTGGGTGCGGTCGAGCCCGGCCTGCACCGTGGCAGCACCCCACGCGCCACCGAGCGCGGCACCGTAGCGGGGCCAGTTGACGGCACCGCCGTTGCTCTTGCCGCCGGTCTGCGTGGGCGCACCGTACTGCTGCGTCATGGTGGGGATGTTCTGCTGGTACGGCATCCCCAAGAAGGAGTGCGGCGTGCCCGACGCCGCACCGTTGGAGGCCCCCGCACCGAGCATGCGGACGCCGCCGATGGAGGAGCCTCCACCGTTCTGCTTGCCGCCGTTGAGCGTCGTGCCGGAGCCCATCCCGGCCGTCGGGGCAGACATCTTCGCGAGCCGGTCGGACGCCTTGTCCAACCAGCCCGAGACCTTGTCCACGCTCTTGGACATGTGATCGACGGCCGACTGCAGCCGGTTCGTTCCGAGCAGCGGGGTGATGCTGCTGGGGCTGGGCTCAGTCGGCCGTCGGATCAGGCCTTCGATGTCACTCATTTACCGGTGTTCTTTCGCGTCGATGATGGCGGCGGTTTGGTAGCGGAATCGCTTGCGCCAGAAGCGCCTTTCGCGGACCGACAACCGGCGTGCATCGTCGAGTTTCCAAGCCGGGTTGTGCGTGATGATCGCTACATATTCGGAGTAGGCGAGGCCTCCGTCACAGTCCCGGAAACAGGTCCCCTGCCGTGAGCGGGAAGGGGACCTCCTTCTGGCAGACGTCGTGCGTGAAGGAGACGGCCTGAAGGTCAGGGCCGATGCGGCGCTTGGACAGTTCGGTGAGGATGGCCTTGCGGTCGGCCAGCCCGAGGGACCGGACGGCGTCGGCGGCACCGGCGACGAAGGTGACGTTGCCGCGCTCCTCGATGGTGTCGATGACGTTGGCGAGCATTGCGGTGCTGGCCTCTGCGTCCGTGGCGTCAGCCGGGAGCGTCGGGAGGTCCGCCATGCGCGGCAGGTGGCAGTGGGCCACACCTCCACGGCGCAGCGTCACGTCGAAGTTGCGGTCCTCGCTCTTGGCCAGCGTCGTCATCGGGATGTCGTCGATGGACAGGGTGAGGGCGAAGCGCTCACCGCAGTGCGGACAGGTGAGTTCGTCCCACTCCAGCGTGTCGCCGTAGGTGGCCCGACGGATCTCCAGCAGCACCTTCTCGCCGTCGCCGGTGAGGAGGAGGCCGATGTTGTCCTTCGAGGCCGGGGCGTCGCCGATGCTCACGAGACCACGCTCGATGAGCGCGTCCATGAACTTCTCGGGCTTGCCACGCTTGACGCGGTCGAGGTACTCCTCGTCCGCACCGGTGAGTTCGCGCACCTCGGCCTCGTAGACGACGTCCGCGCCCGCGCCACCCCGGGTGAAGCCACCGGGAAGCCGGAAGAATCCGGGCTCCGGGGACTCCAGCACCGGGGCGGCGGGGGCGTCGCCGGAGTGGAGGAACTTCTCGACGGCAGCGTTCGCTTCGGCGGTCTCTGTCAGGATGTCAGTCACGGGTAATGCTCCTCATGTGAATCAGATGGTGGGATCTACTTGACGATCTTGTCAGACGCGAGCCTCGGAATTGGCACCCAAGTCCTTCGCCACAGCGTGGTCGAAGCCCTCGTGGGCCAGCGTGATCTGGTTGACCATGATCGCGTTCGCGCCAGCGTCGAGGTCGGACCACGCGACGGCCGTCGGCCATGCGTTGTAGACCTTGAACTGGGCCTTGACGGGCACCTTGCCGCGCGTGACCGGGTGGTCCTTGACGTTGATCGTCAGCGTGGCGCGGAAGTCCGTGAGACCCGCCGAGCGCGTGCCGGTGCCCTGCTGCACGGTGAACAACTGCTTCACCCACTGCAGGACCGGCTGCGGCCCGACGATGACGCCGCGCGAGAGCGAGATCGGCGCGAAGTCCGTCTGCCCGGGCATCTTCTGCGTGGTGGTGTTCATGCCACCCTCGCGGTAGGGGATGACCTCGGTCGTCTGGGACAGGCCCGAGACGTTCATGAAGCCCATCTTCAGGAAGCCCGCCGGGAAGCCCGGGTGCGCGATGTTCACGTCGAACTTGAAGTTCCTCAGCGGGTCGGTGGCGATGTGTCCGATGGACGTGGTGGTTGCCATGTGATGTCTACCTCTCAGACCGTCTGCGTGGTCGTGCCAGTGGCGGTCTGGCCGATGTTGAAGATGATGAACTCCGCCGGGGTCTGGAGGGCCAGACCGATCTGGATGTTCACGGCACCCGACGCGATGGTCGCGGGGGTGTTGTTGGTGTCGTCGCACACGACGAAGAACGCGTTGTCCTCCGTCTCGCCCGCGAGCATCCCGGACGCCCACTGGGTGCGCAGGTACTGCTCGCAGATGTCCTGCACCTGCTGGCGGAGGTCGTCGTCGTTGTTCTCGAAGATGGCGAAGCGGGTGATCTCCGTCAGGCCGTTCTTCAGGGCGATGAGCGTGCGCCGGATGTTGACGTAGCGGTCCGGCATGCCGTTGGACAGCGTCCGCGCGCCGAAGATGCAGGTGCCCGCACCCGGGATCGGCTTGATGATGTTCAGGCCGATGGGGGCCAGCGTGTCCTGCTGAGCGCTGGTGTAGCGGAACTGCGGACCGATGACGCCGTTGAGCGTCGTGTCGATGCCAGCGGCGACCTTCTGCACGCCCCGCGAGGCGTCCGTGCGGGCGTACTGGCCGAGGACGAAGCCACCCGGGGGCAGCAAGCGCGGGGAGCCCGCGACAGCGCCGATGGGGTCGACGGCCTGCAGCCACGGACCGTAGACGGCAGCCGTGCTCGTGGGCGTGAAGCCCTGCACGAGCGTCGACTGGGCCGTCTGGTTGAGCGCGGCGGTGTCGGTCGCGCTGCCCTTGACGCCGTCCACGACGAGGAAGACGTTGTTCTGCGTCGCGGCCCACGTGGTGAGGGCGTTGATCGTCGTCGCGTCGTTCACCCCCGGGAGGTTGATGTCGAAGATGCCGCTGATGTTGGCGATCTTCTGCGTGGCCGCGACGAGGTCCGGGGTGCCGGTGCCGTCGGTGCCGCCGACGAGGCTGACAGCCGCGACGAGCGCGGGGTTGTACGTCGGGAGGAACGCACCGGCCGGGAGGTTGGCCGAGACGGTGACGAGCGAGGACGCGCCGTTGATGATCGAGAGCAGGTTGCGCGGGGCGACCGGGTCGAGGGTGACGTCGTTGTAGACCTCGGTCATGCCGGTCTTGGTGTTGGTCACCGTGACGCTGACCGAGTTCGCGGCCGAGCCCGCCGTGACGTCGACCGTGATCGAGTTGCCGTAGAGGCCCGGGGCCTTCGCGGAGACCGTCAGGGTCTGGGTGGGGGCACCCTCGGTGTCGGCGAACGTCTTCGTCGCGACAGCAGCGTTCGCGTTCGTCGCGCGGATGATGTAGGCCGCGCCGCCGCCGTTGTTGAAGTACTCGAAGACCGAGAACGGGAGCAGGTCACCGCCGACGCCGAAGCCGCCGTAGAGGAGGTTGAACTCCGCCCACGAGGAGACGACGGTGGGGTCGACCGGGCCACCGGCGGCGTTGAGGCCGACGAAGACAGCCGAGGGACGGCCGGAGGTTGCGTCGATCTTGGGGAGCGGCGTGAGCGACTCGTTGATCGTGATTCCGGGCCTCTTGGGGAAAGGCATGGGGTCTCCTTTGGTAAGGGCTTGTTGCGTTGGGTTCGGTTGTGCTTACCGGCCCGTGGTCGTGAGGACGACCTCGGTGATCTCGTTCTCCGGCGCGATGACCGGCGGGATCTCGGTGGGGATGCGGACGACGTAGTGGGCCATGAAGACGCGCTTCCCGTCGTTGTCCATGGCGCTAGAGAACTCGGGCCCGCCGTCGAGGAACAGGCTGCGGACCGAGGAGTCCTCGTCGACCGTCAGGTAGCCGAAGCGCGCGGGCAGGAAGTCCTGCTGCGCCAGCGTGTTCACGATCTGCATGCGGTGCTCGATGCGCCGCGACATGACCGTGATCTGGTAGATGAGGTCCATGGGGACCGGGAACTCCACCTTGGGCGCGACCGCCGGGTCCAACCGAGCACTGTCCCCGGAAGGGTTTCCCTCCGGGTAGTAGGTCACTGCGGCGGATCCACGGTGCTCGCGGTCGCTGGCGCGCTCCATCTGCTGGGCGGAGAGGAGGACGCAGGGGTAGGTCAACTGCGCCAGTTCCATCTCAGGCGTGAGGAAGCGGGCGGTCACGGCACGACCGGAGGTGCCACTGTTGGCGTCCTCGACGGTGATGCTTGCGAACTTCCGCTTCAGCGCAGCATCTTCGTTCCGGAGCCACATCAGAGGCTCCCCGCCATACCGGTACGGCGGCACCGCGCGGCGTCGGTTACGACACTCGCGCGCACATGCTGGAAATCAGACACGACGCCTCGCTTGACCGGTATGGGAAGTTGTGATAACTGCTGTTCCCAAGGATACGGATCAGGCGGGTTCGGAAGATAACCCCGGAATCAGGCCGAGAAGCGCTCGAACTGCTTGTCTCCGACGAGTTCGTCCGGGCGTACTTGGTCGGCGTCGATGGTGAAGACGAGGTCGCGGCGCTGGATCTGGCCGAGCACGTCGACCTTGATGACCTTGAAGACCTTGCCGTCGTAGACGAGCCGGTCGAGCAGGTAGCGCTGGGATTCGACGTCCGTGCGGGTGAGCCCCACCTTGTCGAGCGAGTCGACGCTGAGGGTGACGTGGAGCCCGTCGTTGTAGTAGAGCCCGCCGTCCTGCTGCTCGCGACCGCCCTGCGTGTGGAGCACGTGCAGGCACGGGAGGTCGATGGGCCCGACGTAGACCTTGCCGCCACCGGTGCCCTCGTCGTAGACGTCGTCCATCTGCGAGTCCTCGCGAGAGAAGCGGTAGTAGTCGACGAAGTCGCCGTTCACCGTCTGCCAGCCGCGCAGCGCGCCGTTGATCTGGTTCGTCTCGAAGTCGATGCTGAAGCGACCGCGCCGGAAGTCCAGCCGGTTGGGCACCGAGGTGGTGTTCGTCGGGATGTAGGGCTGCGCGCCCCACTCGTTGGCGGGCACGGTTAGAAGAACCCTCCGCCGTTGATGCTGGACGGGATGTCGCTCTCGTCCGCGTTGCGGTTGTCGACCGGCGGCAGGATCCGGCGAGCGGGCGTGTTGTCGTCGTACTCACGCGACTCCCACACGGGCACAAGGCGACCCGTCTGTCGCGAGGTGCGACGCAGGTTCAGGGTCTCGACGCGGTGGAGGCCGACGTTCAACTGGGCGCAGAGGTCGTTGTACCTCTCCTCCAGCACGAGGATCTGGTTGCGCATCTGCGCGTAGCGCTGGGAGCGCGGGACGGACGTGCCGTCGGGCGTGTGCACATCGACGTCGAGGGACGCGTCGGTGGACAGGTCCCACATGGCCTCGATGGTGGCCAGCATGGCGACGAGCGGGACCTCTGCCTCGGGCAGGTCCTCGATCTCCATCTGGCGCTCGACGTACTTGACGAAGCCGCTCTGGTCGCGCACGCGCTCGCGCACGCTGCGGGAGTTGCTGTGGCGCACGAAGGCCTCGTGCACGTACTCCTCGATCTCGGAGTCGACGAACATGCCAGCGCTCTGACCCGAGACGATGAGGGTGTCGTTCTCGGGGAGCGGCCGGAGGTCGGCCCGCAGGACGTTGAGGGTGCCATCGACGGAGTCGACGGTGAAGTCGGTGCCCTCGACGAGAGGAGTCGTCACTCCCGCGCGAAGGTGAAGCACGGTCGCAGAGGTCACGCGGGTCTCGATGAGGTCCCAGCGTCCGTTGTCTGCGCCGAGGCCGACGAAGGTCGCCGTGAACGGCTGACCGAAGTCACCCAGTCCACGACGAACCTTCGCCACTGCCTCAGTAAGGATGCTCACGCAGCGCCCTGCACGAGGTCGCCGATGTTGATCGTGAACGTGTCGCCAGCCTTGGGCGTGAACGGCGTCGCCACCGGCCACACACGACGGATGGTGCCGGTCGTGCCCGCGAGGACGGTCACCAGCACGACATGAAGCACCGTCTGGGTGGCGTCAGCCGTGAAGGTGAACGTCGCGCTGTTGACGTTGCTCGACACGATGGGGTCACCCACGTTGGGAGCGGTCGGGACTGTCCACGTGACAGCGACGCGCGCGTAGCCAGCGCCGACGTACTCCTGCATCGTCGCCATGGTGTCGGTGTTGCCGATGTCGGCGACGAGCAGTCCGAGGTAGGTGGTAGCACCGCGCTTGGTGATCGTGTCGATCACCTCGGCGAGGGTGCTGTCAGGGGACAGAGCCACAGGTCACTCCTTCAGGGTGCCTAGGAGGGACGATCAGTGCCAGACGAAGCCGAGTTCGTCGAGGTAGTCGTAGACGTGCTGCTCGACCTTGTACTTCTGGCCGGGCTCGAACGTGTAGTTGGTGCCGTGACCGATGGTCGTGTTCTCCAGCAGGGTGTTGACGCGGAGTTCGGTCTTCTTGACCTTGACCTCCACGTCGTCGACCACGACGGAGTTGGGGCCGGAGACGTCGATGACGCCCTCCTTGACCTCCTTGGCCTCGGCGGTGATCGTCGCCATGCGCTGCGCGGCAGCCTTCTGCTCGGCGGCATGCGTCGCGGCGAGTTCGGCCTTCTTGCGACCCGTCAGGTCCTGCGGGTTGATGTTGGTGACCATGTGGTTCTCCTATGTCGTGTCACGAGATGTGCATTTCAAGGCTAGGTGAGGAACCGGTTCGAATGTGAACGCCAGAAGCCCCCAACCAAGCGGTTGGGGGCTTCCGGTTGACGCGAGGGCCTTTGATCAGGCGGTCTCGGCCTTCAGGACCGACTGGTCCGTGATGAGGCCGAGGCCCCAGATGGCGTACCACGCGAGGGCGTGCTCACGACCGAAGTCGAGGATACCGCCGTCGCGGAGTTCCACCGGCAGCGAGATCGCGTGGCCGAAGGCGTTGTCGCCGAGGAAGATCGACTGGTAGACCGGCAGACCGGCGGTACCGGCGACCTGCTTGATCTGGGTCGTCTCGATGAAGACGACGTCGTTGAGACGGCCGATCTCACCGAGCATGAAGTTGCCGGGGGCGGCGTACTTCGTGACCTCGATGAACTCCGGGTCGTCACGCAACTGACGCGACTGGTGCGGGTGGATGAAGCAGACGTACGTCTCGCCCAAGCGCGGGGTGTTCTTCGTCGCGAGGGTCTCGACGGCGTCCTTGACCGTGGCCGTGGTGAACTTGTGGTTCGCCGTGAGCGCCGCGCGGTTGGCGGCAGCCGTGCCGTGGTCGTACGGGCTGTTGGCACCGAACGTCAGGCCGGACTTGTCGTAGCCGTAGATCGTGCTGGAGGCCGTGAGGAGGGTGTCACGGGCCGACACGTCGAGGTAGGTGGCCATGTTGCGGCCGAGCAGGCGGGACGCCGACGCCATGATGTCGTCGAACGACGCGTTGAGCAGGAGTTCCGAGACGGCGACGGCGTAGCCGTGCTCCGCGACGGTGATGCTGAACTGCGTGGCGGAGAGCGCGTTCGTCTCCATGCGGACACCCTCGACCAACTGGCTGGCCTGACCGAGGTTGTTGTAGCGCATGAAGTTGATCGTCAGACCGGGCTGAACGCCGAGTTCGGTCTTCTTGACCGCGAACTGCTCGAACCGGAGGATCGGCATCGCCTGAAACAGGATCTCCTTGGACCAGATGGTCTGGATCGCCTGCGACAACTGCGAGTTCGCGCCGGAGTAGTTGGTCGGGCTGGCCGAGAGGGCGCTGGATCCCGTGATTGCATTCGCCATGGGGTTCTCTTTCGGGTTATGCGGACGGGCCTAGTGCCCCGCGTCGGTGGTGGGTTGAAACTTCTGGGTGCCTCAGCCGAAGAGGCCTCGGTGTGCCGACTCGCGCGCCGTGCCCAACTGGGGGCGCAACTTCGCGTACTCGGCGAGGGACATGTTCTGGATGTCAGCGGCGGACAGGGTCCGCGTGCCGCCGACCTGCTCCATCGGTCCGTTGCCAGCGGCGAATCCCGTGGGGGAGACGCCACGCGGGGCGGGAACGGCGGGGACCTGCTGGACGGCCTGCTGCATGTTGGCGACGAGCGCCTCGGTGGTGGCCTGCATCTGCGCGAGGCTCGCGTCGATCTCCTCGGCCGAGTTGCCGGTCACGAGACCGGCGAGTTCGGGGGCGATGGAACCGGCGTCGAGGGCTGCCTTGACCTTGCTCTGGGCGTAGTCGCGGAGCGAGTTGAAGGCGGACTCCTTCTCGCGAAGGGCCTTCTCCTCGTCACGCTCGCGCTGAAGGTCGGCCATCTTGGCCTCGAACTCCGCGCGCGTCTGCGCGACGAGGTCCTTGGCGGTCGACTCCTCGAACGTCTTGCGGGCCTGCTCCTCTGCGTCCTTGCGAGCCTGCTCAGCAGCGGCGGCGATCTCGGCCTGCTTGGAAGCAGTGAGGTCGGCGACCTGCGTCTTCAGGCCCTCGATGGTCGGGTACAACTTGTCCTTCTCCTCCTTGCGCACCGACGCGAGAAGCGCGGCGACAGCGGGGGACTTCAGGAAGGCCTCCTCGTCGAAACCCTGCGGCTGGGCCGGGGGCGTCGCGGGGACGTTGACCGTGATCGAGTCAGCGGGGATCTGGGGGGCGGCGGGGTCGATCTCCATGGTCGCGGTACCGAAGTTGGCTCGGTGAAGGGCGATCAGGTTCTCGATTGCACCGGGGGCCCGAAGGTCCATCGCTGCGAGGCGGGCGAGGTTCTTGCTCATGTCACATCTCCTGTGTTCAGCCGGTTCTACGAATGTGTCTCAGGTGGCGTACCGAAAGTTTCAACGTCTTTATGCTTGCACCATCCGAACCGACTTTTGTAATCTGGTCAGTTCGATCCGGTTGGCATCTTGCGCATGCCAGCGCGCGTGCCGTAGGCCTGCGTCACGATCTCGGCCAGAGCCTGCTGCTGACCCTCGGCCGTGACGGCCTCCATGGAGTTCAGCGGGTTGGGCGCGGCAGCCATCGGACCGGGGGCAGGCGCACCCTCCGAGCCACTGTCTCCGGTCGGAGCAGGAGCGGGGGGTAGGGGCTCCATCGAGCCGTCCGCGCCCGGGACCATGCCGGTGGCGGCGGTGATCGCCGAGGCGAACTGGGCCTTCAGGAGAGCGAGAGCGCCTTCGTACTTGGCGTCCGCGACCATCTCCTCGAAGATCTCCTGCTGCTTCTCGTCGGGGAAGGCGTTGCCGAGTTCGCGGATCGCGCCGCGCTTCGACTCCAGACCCATGGCCATCTTCATCTGCATCTCCTGCAACTTCAGGAGAGCGTCGACCGGCAGGGGCGGGGCCCACTCGATGTTGTGCTCGAAGACGAGGGGGTCGCGCGGGTCGATGGCCTCGGGCTGACCCTCTTGGATGATGCCGTCCGTCTGCGGGTCGTAGTAGAGCGTGTTGGGCTCCATGAGGAAGAGCGTCTCCAGCGCGAGCCGGTTGATCTTCTTCAGCAGCGCGCCGTAGGTCAACTTCTTGTGGTTCCAGCGCTGCATCATGGGCTGGAACATGATTGCGAGGGCGACTCCAGCGGTGTTGGAAATCGGCTGCATCTGCCCCAGCGCGCTCTCCGGCACGCCGGTCATCTCGTGCATGGCCCGCTTCAGGGTCTCCAAGAAGCCCATCGAGCCAGCGAGGTCACCCATGCCTTCGAGGTTGTGCACCTCGGCGTCCTTGGGCAGCCCGCCCCAGACCTTGTTCGCGCCCTTCTCCAGCGACCCGGGCTTCGCGCCCTTGATGATCGTGACCGGAGCGGCGTGGTAGTTGATGATGTCGGAGATGTCCGACGCCTTCTCGTTGAACTCGCGGTTGAGCCCGATGATGTCGCCGATGTCCGACAGGCCCCACGGCGAGCCGGAGACGCGGAAGTTCGGGGTGAAGGCGATGGGGATCTGGCCCAGCGGGTTCGGGCGCGAGTCGATCAACTCGTCGTTGAGGTACTCCTCGATGGCCTCGTCGGTCATCACCTCGGTGTAGGTGAACACCTGCCGCGTGCCGTCGGCCGTCGTGCTCCAGAAGCGGTACTTCAACTTGAAGCGCACGAGCCGGTTGCGGTCGTGGGGGTGGAACTCGGGGAAGCAGTGCTGGGGGTTCAGCGGAAGGATGCAGACACGCCCGGGATGAACCTGCCCGGCCGGGTCGGTCCACGCCTCCTCGTAGGCGACCTTGACGAAGACGTCGCCGGAGACCGAGCCGCCCTGCCCGATCTCCATGAGGGTGGCCATCTTGTCGTTGTCCGTCTCCCAGATGCGCTTGTAGAGCGAGGGGACGATGTGCTGGTACATCTTCGAGGTCGTGAACTCGACGCCGCGAGCGAAGCAGAAGTTGGTCGTGTAGTCGGAGAACGCACGGACGTAGTTGAACGTCAGGTTGTTGTCACCGGCGGGCTTCGCGACGGAGTAGTGGTGGCCGAGGTACCACGCCCAGTTGGTGGCGTAGCGGTTGAGGCGAGGCCCGTGGACCTCGAACTCCTCGTCCGCCAGTTCGACGAGACCGAGCGGCGAGATGGAGACGGCGAGGTCGGCCCCTGACGCCCTCGCTGAGGGGGCCGCGAACGAGATAGCCGACATCCGTACTCCGTCTCTGACAAGCGGTTGGGTGCGTCCGGTTGACGCTCTTCGAGTCTACTTTTGGCCCGAGTTCGTCTGTTAGCGCAGCGGGCGCACCGAGGAGGGCTCCATCTCGCGGGCGTCCCTCTTCGCGGCGTACGGGGTGGGGTAGCCGTCCATGCGGCGGACGGTCTCGCCGCTGGGGAGCACCTCGTGGATGGCGTACATGCGTTGGCCCTTGGTGAGCGGCCCTGCCTCGCTGGAGATGACGAAGCAGTCGTTGATGACCTTCCGGGACAGGAAGACCCCCGAACCTGAGTGCAGGTCGGGGGCCTCCTTGGGCGCGGTGAGCGCTACCCGGCGACGGTCGTGGAAGTCGACCATCGCAGCGGCTCAGTCGGTGACGACAGCCGGGCTGCGACGGGCGTAGTGACCACCGGAGCGGACGTCCTGCTCGAAGCGCTGGGCGGCGACCTCGGTGTTGGTGCCGTGGGCGAACGCGCCGAGGTACTGCGGGGACTCGACCCACGCAGCGGAGCCGACGTGGGCCCGCTCGGCCATGGTCTCCTCGGGGAACTTCTCGAAGACGTTGGCGTTGTGGTTCGGACGGCCCGGGGCGGTCAGGTAGCCCTGCATCGCACCCTTGGTGAACTCGTTGGGGACGTCGGTGTCGGTGCCGATGCCCTCCTCGAAGCGGAGGGGGCCACGGTTGCCCGGGATGGCGGGGGCGATCTTCGCCTCGTAGGCGGTGCCGACTCGCTCGGGGTACCCCGGGGTGGGCGCAAGGTTACTCGACATGGGGTGTCCTTTGCTGGAACGACTGGAAGAGGTGTCTTTCATATGGTATGGAAGGCGTTCCGAGGACTGTTAGTCCTCGACGCTGAAGGTGCCGCGACCGAGGGCGTAGAGCACCACGCGGTCCAGCGGGCCGTCCTTCTCGCGGCCGAGCGCGACGTGCCAGAGGCGCAGGGCGTCGGCGGTCTCGTCGTTGTAGTCGCCGGTGACGAAGCGGCCCTTCAGGAGACCGGCCGTGGCGAGGTTGTGCTGGATGAGCGCGACGGTCTTGTCGTCGGTGGCCTTCTTGGTGGAGAGGATCTTCTCGACCCGGGCGACGGACACGACGCCGTCGTAGACGCGGCCAGCACCGAGCGAGACCTCGTCCCCCTCGGCAAACTCGTGGGTGCGGGGCACCTCGTTGAGGAAGGCTACGGCGGCGTCCTGCAGGTCGCTGGCCAGCGCGACGGAGCGCGGGGTGTCGCCCTCGACGGCGACGTGCTTCAGGGGGTACGTGCGGGTGGTCTTGGTGGCCATCGGTGCTCCTAGTTGCGGGTGATGTCGTTGATGTCGATCTCGGGTGTCGCAGCCGGGAGGCTGCAGGTGAAGCGCTCGACGACCCGGTAGTTGACCGTGACGAGCACCTCGTACACGAAGGGGTTCGGGCTCAGCGCGGTGGCGTCGGTCGCGGGGATGTTCAGGATCGCGAGTCCATCCTGACCGATGGCGGCTGTCCACTTCGGCTTGATGATGTTCGCCTTGGTGGGGAGGTGTGTGAGCACGTCGACCATGGGGCGGAACTGCACGAAGCCTCGGGCCCGGCCACCGGAGGCGGACTGGTACTCGGCGGTGACCTTGACGGTCTGGATGTCGGCGGGGATCTTCCACGGCGCGAGCCCGCTGTTGTCAAAGGTGACGACGCCCTTCTGGGACGTCCAGCCGATGTTGTTCCACTCGTCAGCCACGGTCGGCCTCCCTTATTCCTAGAAACCCTTCTAGGGTATTGGTTTGGCTGATCCGCTTGTCACCCACGGAGCCACGAAGCGCTGGAGACCTCGACCGTCGGCATCGTCAGGTCGGTCGTCAGGCTGCACGCGATGGCGAGGCTGTCGGCGTAGTCGTCGTGCGCGTCGCGCTCGTTCGGGGCAGCACCGAGGACGTGTGGGCCCTCGAAGTGCTTCTCCAGATCGGCCATCTGCTGGATGAACCGCTGGTAGGCCTTCAGCCGTCGCGTCTTGGCGTGCGCGGGCCAGCCGATCTTGCCCCGGTCGATCAACTCCGACAGGTGCTTCCAGCGCTTGGACTGCTCCGGCCGGGAGGAGGAGACGTCCACGACCTCGGTGTGGGGCATGAGGATCCGCAGGCGTTGGGCCACGACGTCGCCCACTCCCCCGCTGTCGATGCCGACGGCCATGACGCGGTAGTTGGAGAGGAACTCGACGATGCGGAAGTACTGCTCCTCCCAGTTCATGCCGCCGAGGTCGAGCCACGAGAGGACCCGGTGCTCGTAGTAGCCGAACTGGTCGGGATGATCCCAGTCGACCCACACCACGGTGACGATGGTGGAGTCGATCTTGCGCGCTGGGTCGATGCCGACGATGACCGGCGAGTTGCTGTAGGCCGGGACGATCTCCATGCTCTTGTCGCCCAGTTCCTCCAGCCGCTCCGAGGTGACGAACATCCCTCGGTCGAGCAGCCACATGAGGCGGTAGGCCAACTTGAACTCGTCGGAGTCCTCGCCGATGCGGAGCATCTCCTTCAGCACGAACTTCTTGTAGTTCTCGCTGGTCTTCGCGACGGCCTTCCAGTCGGCGTCGAAGTGGTTCTGGCGGGCCCCGCGACGGGTGGCCTGCCGCTTGTTCATCTGGATCGTCTTGTAGAAGACGCCCTTGGTGTAGGTGGGGGTGCCGGTGAAGATCATCGTCGCGTTGGTCGAGGCACCCATCGGGCCGATGGACTTGTTGACCATGACCTCGTCCGCGCCCTGACACTCGTCGATGAGCATGAGGTGGTACGTGCGGCCTTCGATGGTGGCGCGCGGGTGGGCGGTCTGCTTGCGGACGAGCGAGCCGCACTTCTTCAGGTGGAACTCCTTCGACTTCGAGACGACCGTCTCGTCGATGTCGGGGTCCGCGAGGATGTCCATGGCGCGCTCGCTCTGGAGGTTGCGCGTGATGCGGGTGAAGAGGGTGTCGGCCTGATCGTCGACCGGCGCGAAGGCACCAACCCAGACGCCCTCGGAGAAGCGGCCGAGCAGGTCGGGGAAGATCTTCGCGAGGCGCGGGAACATGATCATGACGGCGGCGATGACGTTGGCCACCGTCTCCGACTTGCCGCTCTGGCGGGCGAAGAGGGCCGTGAGGGTCGCGCCGTCGTTGATGATCAGCGACTCCAAGATCCGCCGGGCGAAGGGGATCTGGTAGGGGCGCAGGGGGTGGCCGGAGAGTTCGTCGACCACGAGCATCATCTTGTCGATGAGCATCTCCACGGTCTCCATGGAGATGGAGTTGACGGCGTCTTCGAGCATCTCCCGGGCAGCACGCTCGGCCTCGGTCTCGTCGCCAAACTCGTCTTGCTCATCAACCAGATCGGACATGCCGGTTTACACCCATTCCCACGAAGAAGTTCTGCATCGTCTCCAAGGGTAGGGAAAAGGCCCCCGGCTCTTGTAGAACCGGAGGCCTTGTGGTAGATCCGCGCGTCACCTCACTTGGCGGCGGCGGTCTTCCTGATGTCCCTGTTGCTGCGCAACTGGTACATGCGCTGGCGGGTGAAGCCGAACTCGCGGGCCACCTCGGCCTGCGACTTGTCCGTGTCCCGGATGATGGCCTCGACGACCGCGTCACGCTGCTCGGTGTTCGAGACCCCGAAGTCCCACGCGTCGAACTCGTCGCAGAAGACCCCGTACTTGGAGACGCGGCTGACGCCGACCTGCCGCGCGCACCCGGCGCAGCGGACCTCGTAGAGGAACCCCTCAGGCGTCGTCGACATCTGCGGTCTCCTCCGTCAGGGTGGCCCCGACGCTCTTCGCGATGCGAGCCGGGAGCAGGATGCCGCGACCCCACTGGTTGATCGAGGGGACCCACTCGCGGATGTCGAGGTAGATGACGCCGTCCACCTCCACCCGGGAGACCCGGGCCGTGAGGTCGTGGCGGCGGGGGAACTCGGCGAGGACGGTGGCCTCGTAGGGGCCGAGGGGCTCAGTGTCAGGGGTTGTCGTCATGTCAATGACAATACCACCGTCGGGATCGGTTGACAATCCTCAGCGGCGGGAGAGCAGCGTCTCGATGGAGGCAAGCAGCACGAGCGCCTGCGTGTGGGCGTCGTCCAGTGCCAGCGGCTCGGAGGTGTTGACGTACTCCCCGAGCATCCGGTTGACCTGCGAGCAGGCGTTGTCACCGTAGCGCACGACGTCGGCGTCAGCGAGGCGGGACAGCCGCTTGCGCGCCTTGCGCGAGGTCGGGTGAAGGTCGGAGGCGGTCTGCGCCTTGCCGATGATCATGCGAGTCCCCAGTCCTGTAGTGCGAACCACTCTTCGTTGATGTCGCTCGATGTTCGAGCGAGCATGGCGCGCAGGCGATCCCGGCTCTCCGGGGTCAGTTCCTGCACGGCCTCCCGCTCCTGAGCCTCAGCGTCCACCGTAGAGGAGTCGGAGTCGTCCGTCGTCGTCGGTGTCGACGTCCCACTCCCAGTCGATGCCGCTAGCACCAGCAACGTGAGTAGCCCGGCGCAGAGCAGTCGTCTCGTCGAGCGCTTCATCGGTGTGCCACCTTCCAAGGACGAGTGCCCGCCCGAAGGGGAGCCTGATGATGTGCGAGTTCGAGAAGCGGAAGGGGTCGTCGTACTCCTGCGTCAGCGCGCGGTGATGGAGTGGCGTACCCTTCCGCACGCGGATGACGTGCCAGAAGAGCCGCCCCACGTCGTGTGTCGTTGTCTGTGCCATGCCGACCACGCTAGTCAAGCCGACAACCAGAGTGATAGTTCCGGTTGTCAGTGCTGCTCGAACATCGTCTCTCGCCAGTAGGGCTTGCCGTTGAAGGTGCGGTTGATCGCGCGGCCCGGGGACTTCACCCGGCGGAAGTTCGCCCACTCGCGGGGGGTCACGTCGGAGTAGCCGTAGACCGCACCCTCGCGGAAGCGCACCCGCATCACGCCGGTGTTCTTGTCGTAGCCCGCTGCCAACGTGCGCGGGCGAGGCGGGTTGATCGACGGGGTCGGCTGGTACGGCAGGAGGTTGTAGTCGTCGCCCTCCTTGGCCTCCTGCATGGCCATGGCGAGTTCGTGGTCCATCTTCTGCTGCGCCTGCGCGCGAGCGGACACACCGATGCCGTCTGCTCCCCGACCACGGCCGGAGACGCTGGGTTGATTTGCTGCGCCGAGGACTTCGCGCTCGTACGCAGTGAGGTTGGCCTTCTGGCCCCGCATCATGTCAGCGATGCTCGGGACCGAAACGCGCCTGCGGGCCATGGTGGCCTCCTTCGGATATGCCGATCCCCGGCTCAACAGTCAGTCGAACCGGGGATCGTGAACGGGGTGGGGTCAGGCAGCCTTGCCGGACTTGCGAGGGGCCTTGGCGGGAGCCTCGTCCTTCTCGTCGGCCTCGTCGGCGTCCTTCTCCTGCTCGGCCACGGCGTCCTCGGCCGAGACCTCCTCGACCTCGCCCGGCTTCTCGCCACGCGCGACGGCCTTCTCGTCCTCACCGGCGACGATGTGGAGGTTGGCGAAGTACTGCTTGGGGTCGACGCCCTGCTTCTCCAGCGAGGAGGCCAGCGGCAACTCCTCGGCCTTGATGACGTTGCCCGGGACGCTCTCCGGAGCCGCCGGAACGCCGCCCTGCTGGACCGTCCAACCGGTGAGGTGGTCGGTGTCGCTCACGATGTCACTCTTCGTTGCCATGGGTACTCCTTGATCGGGGTCTGCTGTGCTGTCCAGCCGCGCGCCACCACCGGTGTGCCGTCCTCCTCGCGCGAAGCGAAGTGAGGGCACCCCTTGGCGTGGTACAGCCAGACACCGTCTCGGTTCTGGCACGCGTCAACGAACATCGTTTACAAGGCTAGTTGCGGACGCGGTGAGGTTGTGAGTCTCGTGCAGCGCGAGGATGGTTCCCCGGATCCGACTCATGCGCTGGTCGACAGCGGCATGGTGGTCTTGCGTCATCTGCTGGAGCGAGTTCAGATCGCCGAGCAGAGAGAGGTAGCGCGCATCGCGCTCGTCCCTCGTGAGTACTGGTGTGCCAATGCTCATCTGCCTACCCATCGAGTCGATGACTCCGTAGTCCACCAAGCGACGAAGTCCTCCAGCGCCTTACCGGTGCTGTCGGTGACCTCGATCATCTTCTTGGAGAGGGACACCATCTCCTCGGCGACTGGGATGATCTTGGCGTTCATCTCGCGGAGTCGTGCGTTCTCCTCCACCTCGCGCTTGTAGGCCTTGCCCGACACGACCACCTCGAAGGTGAAGATCAGGAAGACGAAGGCAGCGAGGGGCCCGAGAACCCGTGGATCAACATCTACGCCCAGTTCGGAGGCGCTCTGCGAGAGCATGGTCAACACGGGTGTGTAGGCCTCCGAACTGGGCGTAGGAACTGTCCCCCTAAGGGTACGGCCAGCGGTGTGTCAAGTTGTACGGTCGAGCGGCTTGCCTCAGACTGCGAGACCGGCCTTGCGCAGTTGCCCCCGCAACTTGCGCTGACTGGTCACCGAGCCCGTGAGCGAGCCGGTGATGATGATGCGCGAGTGCGGAGGGAGGAACTGGATGTGGTTGCTCTTGGTCATACGGACGGACTGCTTGCCCCACGTCTTCGTGGCGGCGCGCATCATCTTCGCGGTGTCCTTGTCTGCGCCCAGATTGCTTGCCATGGTGTCCTACACCTTTCCTCGACCAGACAGTTTCCCTGCCTTCAAGCGCCGTGGTCCTTGGTGGCCACTGTAGATCGGAAGCGCCTGTCGTGCCTGTCTGGTAGTAACTAGTAGAACACCTTTGAAGGTATAGCGCAAGTAAAGCGACTGATCCGCTTGACGTTCTTGTCAGTCGCTTATCGGGTAGACCTCGATATCGTCCTGCGGAGGAAGCGAGCCTTCCATCTCCTCGGCGAACTGCTCCTGAGCAGCGGAAACGGCCACTGCCTCGGCCTCCTCGGGGCTATCGGCATAGACCGTGACGGTGCTATTCCACTCCCAGCGGACGTCGAACTTGAACTCGGGCATTTGGTGAATCTCCTTATTCGGTAATGGGATTAGAAGACGTTGACGTTGGACCAGCCGCGAGCGAGGTGGTCGCCGACCACTGCCCCGAACATGCCGGAAGGGCTCCATACGCCGAACTGGTGGAGCATGTACTCGGACGAGCGCTCGGCCTCCAGCGCGGGCATGCCGAAGAGCGTGCGGCCCTCGAACTCCTGCGCGTAGAAGTGGTGGTAGTGGGCCATCATCCAGAGCGGAACGGGCCCGAATCGCGGCGTGTCGCCTAGGATCTGGCGCTCGATGGCTGCCTTGGTGCGGATCTCCGTGGACTGCCCACGACCCTTCTCGATGTAGCCGTGGGAGAAGTAGGTGTCGATCCCGGACAGGTTGACGACGATGCCCGGGTGGTCCTCGCCGATGGTCCAGTCGATGTGCGGGATGCCGAAGGGCTCCAGCGTCGCGAAGGCCTTCTGCACCTGCCGGGCGATGTGGGTGCTGGCGTTGTCGTTCTTCGTCGTGACGACGTCCTTGGACCCATTGCGCGTCCACTCGCCGTGGTTGGAGATGACGGAGGACGCCGAGAGGGGGATGCCGAGTTCGAGCAACTCTCGCAGCGTCCACATGCGCAGGTCGAAGTCCAACTCCAACTGCTGCGTCTGGTTCAACTCCACCGTGTGGGGCTGGTTGCCGTAGTTGTTCGCGACGCCCTCGGTCTCGTCACCGAGCCACGCGACGTGCACGCGCTCCACGGGCGTCCCGAAGGCCGTCAGGCGCTTGATCTCTTCCTTGTGACAGCGCACACCGCGCTGCCAGTTCTCGACGGCCTCGGCCGTGCCCTTCTTGCCCAACTGCGGGTCTGCGATGTTCAGGTCGTACGTGCCTCGCGGGATCGCGAGCCTCGTATGAAGCACCGGCTCGAACGGGCGGTCGAGGATCTGCATGCGCCACTGCTCGAAGACCTCGGGCCGGATGGCCTCGTCGCTGCGGCGCTTGAACGCGGCCGAGTAGGAGTAGGCGCTCAGTTGCGCCATGTCGCGGTCGCCGTCCTCGGTGCGCTTGGACTGCTCCCACTTCGACATCTTCATGTTGACGGTGTCGCCGACGATGAAGAACTTCTCGGGGTCGAGGTTGAAGTGCTCGAAGACGTGGTCCCAGTTGTCGTTGACGATGGGCTCCGGGAGGCGGACCTCGAAGGTCCCCTCCTTGCCGCCGTCCTTCAGGGAGGCACTGCCCTCGATGCGCTTCTTGCTCTGGCTCTCGATGAGCCGGTCCGGGATCGAGTTGGGCGTCAGCCGCCCGTCGGGATGAGCCACCCGAGCCCGCAGCCGTCTCACCGCCCGCTCGCTGGTCTGGTACCCGGCGTCCGCGAGGTAGCGGGCCACCTCGGGCGAGGGTTGATCGGAGTCGAGGGCTTTTCGGACACGGGCGTCGGACTCGTAGAGCCCGCGCAGTCCGGGTGTCGAGAGGGCCAAGGTGGGGCCTTTCAGATTCGGAAAGCGTTGCGTGTCAATCGGTACCCTTGTACTGATTGACTCCACAAGTGAACCACGAGAGGTCACCCATGTCACGAACGGCCCAGTTCTGGGGCGCAGGCTCCGTCGAGAAGATGTTCCCGGACGGGTCTCCGACCACTGTCTCCCCCTTCCCGCAGGCGTCCCCCTCCCGCACCCACCGCACCTTCGACCCGCGCATGGTCGACGAGGCGCTGGCCAACCCCGAGGCCCACATGGTGAAGGTCGACCCCCGCAACCTTCACGGAAGCCAGCCGGGGCTGACCCGGGCAGGTGTCGAGCACTACATGAAGAACCCCGGCACTCTCTTCGCCGACGCGCATCAGGCGGGCAACCAGCACCCCGTCGTCTTCCATGACACTGTCCGGGACCGCGAGGTCCTGCTGTCGGGTACCCACCGCGCGGCCACGTCGCTGCTGGCAGGTGAGCAGTTCGACGCCGTGCGCGTCTCTGGCACCCCCGCGACCCACCGGGAGGCTGCCGACTACCAGCGCGAGCAGATCGCAGCCCAGCGGGCCGCACGCATGGCAAGCGGGACCACTGTTCCGGTTGTCTGATATGGTTCCGGCCATGGACAAGGAACAGTGCTGGAACCGCTTCTGGGCCATCATGGGCCCCGCGCTCGTCGAACTTCATCAACAGGGCGACCTCCCCGCCCCAGAGCAGGAGATGGCGGAGGCCGCGTGACACACGAGAGCCCCAACCGGTGATTCCCGGTTGGGGCTCTTGCGTTACCCGTCAGACTGCGGTCAGATCCGCCTTCGCCGCCAGCGGCTTCCAGTTGACCTCCTCGGCAGCCTGACGCTTGGCCTCCTCTTGGACCTCGCGCATTCGGTCACGAAGACCCGGGGACACCATGTCCTCCCACTGTCCTACAACGCGCAGGCGCGAGCGGGCCCACCGCTGGTCCGCCTTGTAGACGAGCACCTCCCCGACCACTGCCTGCAGCGCTTCGTTCATGACGGCGGGAGAGAGGCGCTCCCAGCCTGCGAGCACTGCCCCGAAGACCGTGAGGGATGGGATGGCGTTGACCTTCACGGCGATGTTGGCACTGTCCTTGGCGGCTTCGAGTCGCTCGCGCTGTTCGAGGATCTCCGTCTCCTTCAACTTGTAGACGTGCTGCGCCACGCGGCCCGCCTCGTACTCGTTGTAGAGGCGCAGCATGGAGCGGTCGAGCCGCGAGATCTCCTTGTCGATCTTGGTCAGGTCCACCTCCGCGCGGTCGACGGCCATGGCTCGCGACATCTCAGTGTTCTTCGCCGACTCACCCTCGGCGTTCTCGCGCAGCCACTCCAGCATCGTCTTCTCGGCGCGGGTCTCGTCGACCAGTGCGGGGGCCGGGCAGACCATCCGGGAGGTCTTCTGGACGCGCCCGCACCGGAAGAAGCGGTACTTCTTCTGGGTCCTCTTGTTGGTGCGCCACTGGGCCACCATGCGCGTCCCGCAGGTGCCACAGAACAGCAGCCCTGCGAGCCTGAACGGGGCGGACTTGGTCCGAGGGTCCGACTTCTTCTTCGCACGCTGGAGGCAGGCTTCCCACGTCTCCGGCGACACAAGCGCCTCGTGCTTGCCGGGGCGGTACTCGACATCCTCTCCGCGACGGTCCACCACGAGCCCAGCAGCGAAGCCGCTCTCCAGCGTGCCGCGCAGGGACGTGACCCGGATGGGGTTGCCCCGCACCGACTTGATCCCGGCTGCCTCTAGCCGACGGACGATCTCGGGGTAGGACTCCCCGGCGGCGTACCACTCGAAGGCCTTGCGCACCCATGGACCCGTCTCCGGGTCGACCGCGTAGTCCGCGCCCTCCGGCATCGGGTAGCGGTCGACGGCGTCCTCCGGGATGTGCTTGGCGTAGACGTATCCCAGCCGAGGGGAGCCGTTGTGCGTCTTGCCGTTGGTGACCCGGTAGTCATGGATGTTGGCCCACGTCTTGCCGATCTCGTCCGAGTACATCTGGGCGATGGCGAGCAGGACGGTCAACTGGAACTTGCCCGCCGGGGTGTCGATCTCATCGAGGTTCTCGGAGGCCGAAGCGATGAAGCCACCCGCGTCCTGCAGTTCCCCGATGTTGAGCATCGAGTCGATGGTGTTGCGCCCCCAGCGGCTGATCTTCCAGACGACGACGCCGTCGGCCTCGCCCCGCTCGATGCGGTCGATGATCTTCCGGATGGCGCGCTTCTCGGAGGTCCGGCCAGAGAGGTCGATGTCGCTGATGACGTCGATGACGTCCAGCCCCTCGCGCTGGCTGAGCCGCGCGCACTGGTCCTCCTGCACCTTGTGCGAGATGAGGCGGTCCTCGCGGCCCGTGGTGTCCGACACTCGGATGTAGATGATGACGCGGTTGCCTCGCCGCTTGAACGCACTACGCTTCTTCTTGGTGGCCAT